ACCTATTAGCGCTATACGGACCACGACCCTTACCCATGTACCAAAAAGAAAGCCAACGACCTTAGAGAGCATTTAAGCTCTCCGGTCATTAGGTTCAATTGTCATAGTCCCATGGAACCGCAGGACCGCCACCACCCATTGATGTAAACGTATTTACCGTCGAGTCAGGAGTGGGGTTGACAACCTCATGAAACGAGCTGTCGTATTGTTCTTCTGGGAACTGGTCATGCCAGCTATTGAACTGACAGCGATAACAAATAAGGTGCCCACCGGAGCATGGAGGGCACGCCTTCATGTGGTCCCGTGTGTTACAACGTTCGCAGCGGAAAAACAAGGTTGACATTATAGATTCCTCTATTGGTAGTTAAACAGCATAAACGAGGCGGGTTTCCCCGCCTCGCATCACGGGGTTATTGCTTAGAACACCAGGCCGGTTTCATCATCGACCTTGACATTGTCGTTCATCAACGATGTTTGTTTGTCGATGACGCTCTGGGTGGATTCAAGTTCTTCGCGACGTTTTACCAGTCGTGCAAGCACGCTTTTCAGACGGGAGTTGCTGACGACGTAGTGGAACGATTCTTTGTAACGGTCCGAAGCTTCTTCCGGCAGATAGCCGTATTTGCCGTAAGCGGCCGAAAGTGAAGGCATCACTTCGTTTTCGTCTTTCAGCAAAGCGATGTGAACGATTGGCGCAGTTGCTTCTTTAATCAACTGCTCTTCGTTAACATAAACGTCAAGCATAGCCAGCGATGGTTTGAAGTGAGTAACCGCTGGGTAATCTACCAGGTTGCCGATATCGGCGCCGTCCAGCTGACGGTTCTTGCCAGAGCACAACAGCGAAAGCGCGGACATTGTCATCAGCGCCACGACGTTATTGTCGGCATTCGTTTTGGTCAAATCGTTTTCACGATACATCATGACGACTGGGCGGTTAACTCGCCCGATGACGGATTCAAGGCCGGTCAGTGTGGCAATAGTGTTTGCCGTGGCCTTGAGGGTGTTGTGACCACCGCTGACGATCAGAAATACTTTCTTGCCCTTGGACAGGAGTTCTTCAACGAGGATTGGGCCGGCCACTGAGCCAGTACCACCATCGGCGCCGAACGCTACGATATTGACATCACCCGGTTTGAACTTGTTCATGATGGCGGGCGTGGCGGCTTTAATAGCCTTTGCGTTACGCGGGCGGTCGGAACCGCTACCGTCCAGGCCTTCCAGAACGAAGGTGTCTTCCAGGTTGACGCCGGCGAGGTTGGCGAAGCTGGTGTCGATGTAGCAGTATTTCTCTTCGGCCATGGATTCGGTGTGAAGCGGAGTATCCTGACGATGGGAACGGAGCAGGTTGCTACCAGGGCCGCCACACGCATAGAACATTACGGTGCGAGTTTGGGCTTGGATCAGGTTACCAGTTGTCATTGTTTCAGTTCCTTTCTTTGCTGATATGAATAAATAGTGGTGTGTCGGGAGTAACGAGTTATGACGCCGATTACGGTTGCAATCCAGCGGGTTCTTCGCGAGATCCCAAGGGAAGTTTTAAACCAAGCTTTTTCTGCTAAACGATACGACCCTACGCGTCAGGATCGTTATTTCGATAACGTTGACGCTATCTCGCTGGATGAGAAGATCCGCGAGCTGGTCATCGAAGGTCGTGTAGCCATTGATGTTAATTTGGTGGGGGGTACCGAAGTCTTATTGCCGATGCGTCAAGCTGAACGAGAGTATGTCGACAGCTGGAACATCATTTATCGTTTTCCTCCTAGCGTATTGGGTAACCGAAAGATCAGTACTGTGCATGAACTGATCTACGGTCTGACTCAGGCATTGACTGGATCGACTGCCACTGGGTTTGACTCACGCAGTTCCGGTATGCTTAAAGATGTGCGCAACATCATCAGAGCCACCAATGGCGTGGCAATGATGGGTACGTCTTACGTGCAGTTGCTTAACCACAACACCATCTTGGTCAATGACTCAAACCAAGTGATGGGCGATGCGGCAGTACGATGTACGGTCAGTCACGAACCCAACTTCAATGACATCAAGCAACCTTATTACCGGGACTTTGCTGAGATGGTTGTGTTGGCAGTTAAGTCACATGTCTACAACACACTCATCATCGACCTTGATGAAGGTTTCATCCGCAGTGGTGCAACCCTGGGTCGTATCCGTGAGATCATTGACAGCTATGCTGATGCCACCACCATGTACAACGAATTCGTTGACGTGAAATGGGCTAAGCTCGCTATCATTCAGGATGTGGACAAATACCGCAAGATCATCAAACTCAACCTTGGTGGCAAACCACGTCTATAGAACAAGGGCACTGTCCTACAATACAGTAATGTATGACGGTATGGATTTACAATTAGATTGCAGAGGATCGACGTGGTTTCCCACGTCGGTCTTTATGCCGCATTATGCCGAAAGCAGGAGTTCCAATGTTTCAGCATCACTGGCTACCTGATACCCTTCATCCTTCAGGTAGTTACTCATCTCACCATTACCGTCATCAACCATGAACAATACACCATCTTTATTTTCTGGTGCGTGGTCTTGTGGTTGGATCACTGTCACTTGCTTGAACAAGTCAGTGTCTTTGAAATCAGGTACGTAAACACCGTTCATCACGTTGTTCACTGCGTTATTACCATTGAGTGACATGTTCCCCGGCATGATGCCGTCAGACACACTCTCAAGGCTCATGTCGATGCCTTCGTACCGAAGACGTACCTTGTATCCATTCTTACGCAAAGACTCTGCCACGTAGTGGAGAGTGTCTTGGTACTGACTGGAGGTAGAGTTGATGTCAATCATGACATTACCCTGCTCACGTAGGCCAGGTTCACTGGCAAGACGAATACCATCACCTTCTTCTTCAGAATCGTCAAAGGCATTGCTTTCGTCTTTACTCAAAGACTTACCTTTAGACTTAACTTCAACAGACAAAGATGATGCATTAAATACATCACCCAAGAATTTCGAATAAGCTTCCATCGGAAAGATTCCTATTAAGTTAACATCTCATTGGTTTGTAAAAGTGGAGGTTGTAAACCTCCTTCCTTATTCTGTTCTTGATCTGCTCTATAAAAGCGGGAGGTTGAAGACCTCCCTTCTCTTGTTCTTTTGATGGTATCTTTGATCTATTGCGTCATAAGGGACTGGGTATTCTCCCAGTCCATTGTTAACTAATTCTTTATCTTGGAAAATAGGATCTGTTAATCATGTTAAAAATAACTTCCCTAGTCGACTTCGTCGACTAAAGATATCCTTGTTCATCATCGCTTCGCTCGACTCTCTGCGGATGCGTCTTACTCCTTCCCTACCTACCCCCGGATTTTACTCCGTAAAATCCACCCCCTTCCTCCCCTTCCTCAAGAAGTATTAGGTGGCGAACATAAGATACACAGGCGTGTAGTTTAGTACAAAAAAAAGAAAGATGACATAAAGCCCAGCCGAAGCTGGGGCGTCATGTTTGATACGTTACAAGAAGGCTGAGACAAGTTTTGCGACTTGTTCCAACTGAGTGGCAGAGTTGGGGAAGAACGTCATCCAGACCATGCTGAAGAAGATCCACTTGAACATCTCTCCGAAGTTGAGTTCCAGTTTGACTGATTGCAAGAACCACTTGACCCATTTATTGACGGTCTTACGGCTTGGCTTCAATCGCTTATACCACACAGGCTTTATAGTCGGTGCCTGATTGACTCTGTTGTTTTTGTTTTTACATTTACTCATAATTCCCTCGTTGATTGATAGAGTGGTGCGCAGCGTTAACTACGCACCGGTTATTACTCACATCCTTGTGAGGCGTTGCCATGAGGCGACTCAGACTAGAGTCTTGTATTGATGCCTCGTATTACAGTTTCGCATCGTTGGCGGGTTCGGGATTCTTTACATGCTCAGCGTATTCTTTGTAGACCAGAGAGTCTTCAGGTGTCAGACTGACGACTTGATCAAACCCACACGCTACGGCAGATAGAATCTGGTGGCACAGCGTGCGCTGTTTCCATGCATCATCCAATTCCGATTCCCGCTTGGGCATGATTGCCATAACGCGGCGATGTGTCTCGATCGGCATCGCCTCCGACAACTCACGAGAAACACCCACCCTGGTCAGCCCAGCGTATTTTGAGATATCCAGCAGTTCAGTAATGTCCTTGAAATCCATTTCTGGATACGCGGCCTTTACATGATCCAGGTCTTCTTGCTTTTGTGCAATGATCAGCACTTCACGATTGCTCATCTATACGTCCTCTTATAAATTGATTTAGAACTACCCCAGGTCGCTCAGATCCCCCACTTCACGATAGTGATAGGACATGATCAATTCGAACTTATCCGTATCCAGGTTGAGCGCTATACGGTCATACACGATGCCACCGCTTACGCAAATGCCATCTTCAGACTTCATGATAGCCAACTTAGAACCTGTGCCATTTTTGTGTTTAACCAAACCGCCAAGCCTTACTGCCAACTCAGGGTGGGCTCTTGAATTAAGGAACTTGACGTCGTACCACTCTCTGACGGGCGCCAGGGATTTACGCTTGAGCTCCGCATAGATATTTTTCAACTCTTCAAGCGTTTTGATGGGGGTTGCGTTATAGCCGACAATGTAAACATGCCACCTAGTCCGTGGCATTTCCAATTCGGCGTAGTTCTCCGGCCAGAACAGCGGTTGGGTATTAACACCACCGGCTTTGTTCGTAAACAGCGCCAATCCGGCCGCTTCGTCCAGCTCACCTATACGGTCACACCATGCCTGATAGTTAACCCAGTTATCCTCGTTGTAGTGAACCACGTCCTCACGTTGATAATTCCAGACAACCGAGTATTCACGCTCCATCAAATCTAGGTGGGTCACAAGCCCACTCGGGGTCAAGATATCGATGATTGAGTTGTGTGGGTCGGCATAACAAACAATGCCCTCTAAACACTCACCGCCTGTAACTCCGCCAGCCGTCACCTTAATGAAGCTGTGGTGGTAATGCCGTGAATAATGCATGCGGTGAAGATCAGAACAAACCCGATCACGTTTTTTCATCTCTTCTTTGTGCGTACGTTCTTCCTCAAGCTTTTGCTTAAAGAAAGCAATGATCTTCTTAAACACGACTGACCCCCTTAGGTCTTAGTGAAGCGTTGGCCGTACTTGCGCCATGCCAAGATAAAAGCAGTTGTCTTCTCGACTGGTTGTATACATCGATGGCGGGAACGTACCGGAATCGTGACAACTGTCTAGGAAGTTACGGCAGAGCGTCGCAAAGGCACGATGATCGTAATCCTCTACATCGCCCACCAGTTCGATCTTAAACCGCGTAGTCGTGAGATCAGACATCTTACAGAGGCTATTGAGGATAGCTTGCAGAACAGAATAAACATGCAGCTCCTCATCGTCGGGGGTTTCTTCCATCTTCCCCGCGTACTCCTTTTCTGTAAAGATGAGGATATCAAAATCATTCCGCGCTGGAACGAAGTTGTAGTTTTGAATGACATTACCGTCCGTGAGGTTGGTAATGCGGTATTTACAATGCTTCATTCTTTTGGTCCTTCTTTGACCGCTACAGCTGCTTTATAGGCACCGATGACTTGATTGAAGATTGGCGGTGGCGGAGTGCGGTCACGATCAGGACGCGAAGCACTGCGAAATGGCTGACTGCGAATGGTCAGCAACTGATCGACTGTATACAGGTTAGAGCTATGGAACCAACGATTGTCGGACGTATAGCAGTCGCAAATACTCCCGTGCTCGATATGGACGCCATCGATCTGCTTTACAAGCATAACTGGTTCACCAAACGACCAAGGCGCACCGTCGTTATCGCGGTCGAGGAAATAGATCTGATGTTCAGTCAGTTTTTTAGCCTCGGAGGTTTTGTAACCCATGCCCGCAAGCCAATATTCCGCCCAGAGCACTTCGAATTCGATCAACAACGGCAGTAGCAAAAGCTGTGCAGTAATGTTGAATTCGAACGTGTCATTTCTGTGGTCCCGTCGCTGATCCTGACGATCTTGCACGAACTCGGACATAGGCGTGTCCACAACGAACCCACCGCGGTAATTGCTGAAGAACCCAGCCAGGCCACTCAGGTCAATGTCGTCTACTTGCACATTGAGCTGATAACCCTCTGGCTTTCTTTCTTCTTTCACGATCACTGCGGAGAAACCAGTAACCGGATACTGTTTGCCAGAAGAATTACCACGCGAACTGCTGATCGTGAAAGAACCACCGCTGTTCTTGACCGCATTATCCAGCAATGTGGCCAGGAAGAAAGGCTTAAGATCGTGCGAATCAACATCACGCGGACGTTCGCGCATGAATTCGAACAGCTGCTCTTTAGTGAATCCAATCATGACATACCCCTAAGGTAATAAAAAAGAAACATAAGAACAGGCGTCCGAAGACGCCCGTCCGTAAAGGTTGGTTAGTCGTCCTGGTCGGACTCTTGTTCTTCACGACGATTCTGCTCTTCGAGCATTTCCATCTCTTCCTGGTGTTGCACGAAGTCGATTTCTTCGTTCACGTAGACGCGACGGATTTCGTCCATGGTAAGCTTGGCGAACTCGCCAGACTGTACGCGGCGATCGAAGTCTTCCATTGCATCAGGTTGGAAGTTTTCACCGGCATCACCGATAGGGTACTTGCTTTCTTCTTCAGGCATTGTCTTTCTCCGCGGGATACAATCCCTTCATCACGAAATATTCTTTCCAGTACGGACCGCTGGTCATTGGGTCTTTCAGCAGATGGCTTGGCGTGCCGTTATCCAGCGCGTAAGAGATCATGTCTTCAAAGCTTGGGACTACATGACCCCCTGCCCGTTCGCGCGCCCGGATACTATCAGCCATTGTATTACCGGCTTCGCTTGGAAACCAGCCATTACGGATTATGATCTCTATAGTGGAGACCCGAGACCACGACTGGTTCAGCCAGTGTTCATCGGTATGTGCCGGCGTTTCACCACCTCGCAAGCAGCCTGGATAAGTACCGTAAGCCATGTAGTAGCAATGGTCGTATTCGCCATCAACTACGTAGGTGTACGCGCCATTGCTGATGATGGAAAAGCCAGACATCAACTTTAAGTAAGCTTCAGCGTTGGTCAGCGGAGTAGGCATTAGTTCTTACTCCGGCTGAAATCTCCAATGAATGCAACCAAGCCACGCAGCGCCAGGATTACCAGTACGATACCGCCAATAAAAGAGAGCATGTGACCTCCTTAGGTCTTAAAATGAAAAGGGCATAAAGCACGATCCCTGAGGACCGTGCCTTAGCTTTAGCTCCGAATAACCGACACCACGTCATCCTTACGTTCAGGACCTTCGCGCACTTCCACGATGTCACCGATCTTCAGGTTTTGTTTCTTCACCACACCAGGCGTGAAAGGCAGACGCACACCGGTTATTTGACTGACTGCTGCGATCGAACCCTCTTCCGTACCTTCTTCAACAAGCTTCCACTTATCGACGACTGGGACTAAAAGCTGGACCGATGTCAGCTCACTGGAGTTTGCCCAAATGAGCTGACTGGCGACAGGATGTTCTCGTGAGAAAACTTCCTCAGACATCTTTGCCCGCTTCAGCTGCTGCGCGCGCAACGATGGACTCAGCCGATTCGACGATGTCTTCTTCCTGGACCTCGCCAGCAGTTTCTTCTTTCAGCTCAAACACCGGCTGATAGAAGTTCACGCTGTCGTAACCTTCTTCGCCAGGCAGGAGGTTGTTGATGTCAGCGACTACCAGCTGCACCAGCGGGCTGCCGGCCTTGATAGAGCCCAACTCGCCCAACTCGGCGATAGCGAGGATTGGATCAGCCTTGATCAAGAGGTAGCGCATCACGCTGCCATCTTTCATCGTAGCGATGGTGTCGTCGATCTCCAGGACCTGCTTACCTTCCTGGATCAGTGCGATCACGCAACCCATCAGGGAGCAGATCAGATCAGGATCAGCCTTACCTTGCACGCACAGCAGTTCGGTACCGAACGCAGTATCGCCGGAGAGGGTGAACGCGTAGTTCGCCTTCTCACCGCACACTGGTGAGATAGCGTAGCCATGCTCAGCGATGATGCGCTTTTGTTCTTCTTCCATCAGCGGGAGGTTGATGGCGATGACCAGTTCGCTGAGCGCATTGGTCATGATCTGCGGGTTCGGGCATTCCTGGGTAGCCAGGGCCGTCAGCAGTTCGTGAACAGAACCGAGGGTGAGGACCATGTCCAGATGGCTGGCGATTGTGGCGATCTGGTACGGGTCGATGAAGTCGGCAATGTTCGGAAACACCTTCTGGACAAACTCCAGCGCCGCGACGGTCGGCATACGCTCGCCGTTGAAGTTGAAATCGACATCCTGCTGTTGACGATCAGTGAGCGAGTGGTACTCGTTCACATTTTCCTCGGTGCGTTCCAGAAGGGAACCCAGCGTTTCAACCCAGAGCTTTACAGACTCCTGGGTGAAGTCCGGAGTGTTGTTGACGAACAGCGCATATTCAACGTAGAAGTTGAAATCCTTCAAAGCGCGAAGAACCTGACCGCCCAGTGCGAACAGACCGTTTTGTTTTACGTTACCAATTGGGTACATGCTTGAATCCTTAATCGCGTAGTGGCGAACAAATTACGGTGTGGGTGGTAACGTTACCTTTAACAGTGGAAACGTATACCAATTTGCGAGCTGAGGAAGAAGAAGGTTGAGGAATCATGAGCTCCTGCAATGTCTTACATCCTCCCTCGTTTTCCATCAGCCTACTTTCCTGACTGTTTGAAACAGCATTCGAGCTGGTGATGGTTTGGATGATGCTAAACAGGATGTACTTCAAGGGAATTACCCCGCGGTGAAGAACGTCGCCTTGTGACCGCGGTAGTTGACCACGACGGTTGGGATGTGTTGCAGGCCAGGATAGCTGACTTCGTCGATATCGATCTCGACTTGAGCTGCGAAGGCTTTATCCTTGTGCAGCTTACAATCGAAGATCCACTTGAAGTAATGGGCCTTCCGATAACCGAACAGCTCGGTAAACGTTTTCTGCGCGGTTGGGTTAACCGCAACACCCCAGAGCGCCTCCTGCTTGTTTTCTGGGCTACGTGTGTTGTTGTTCGGGCGATCCGGACCCTGGCCGTTGTACACGAGGTACGGGATTTCAAACTTGGGAATCATCGACATAGCGCCGATGAAGTTATTGAACCAGGTCTTCATGTGACCCATCTGCTCATCATTGACGCCACGCAATGCTGCAGACAACATGCCAGTTTCTGGCGTATTGGCGTGCAGGTACGCCGACAGCACGTACGGATACAGAGCCAGTACTTTATCCATCGCCACTGGATCTTTCAGGGCGGCGATGATGAGGTTACGGCGCTCGAACATATGGCCGAAGGTATTGTGGATCAACTCTTTCATGACGAAATGTTCGTCGTCAGAGGTGTTGGTCATCTTGCTGAAGACCAGCGCTTCAGTAATCACACGCTCCGACTTGGTCAGAGGGCGCTGTTCCCAGGCGCGGTGTTGTTGGAAAAGTTTACGGTCAGCTTCGGACAAATATTTCACGGTGTTGCTCCATGTTCAAAAGGTAGGATGTTAGGCGTGTTCGGTTTTAGCGCGCTTGTCTTTCGTGGCGCGGTACTGCTTGTGCCGGCGGTTCTGATTGAACTCGTACGTGCATTTACGATGAAGCATCGGCCGCCAGCCGTGATACCCCATTACTTCACCAGCCATTCGATAAAGCACAGTCCGATCAATATGCGGCAGCTTTTCAAACAACTCGCCAAGCCAACGGTACATGACGACTACCGGAACGTAGACCTTCCCCTTGAGGAACAGCAGGTACTGTCCGATAATAACAGAGTCCTCCGGTGTGAACTCATACCCGGAAGCATCCTCTGGTTTCAACCGCCCCTTGTCAAAGTTACGAGGGAAGATGAGCATGTCTTTATCAATATTGGGCATGAGCGCGCTCCATGCGGGCAGGTAGATTGTGAATGTGCCGGACAAGGTGCTCGTACGCTTTAGGGTTCTTAGCGTTCAGTGCCTTGACTTTGTTAAACACACCTTCATTCTGACCGGGTGGTGCAAGCTCACCCAACAGTGCGATGCGGCAATGATTGCGCGTCAGCTGGAAGTCTTTCGACAAACCAGTTTGTTTGATCTGCAGGTACCAGACCCGCACTTTCTTTGCCACGTCTTCATGGTACTTGTGAACAAAGACTTTGTTAAAGTTCTGGCCTTGAGTGAGCATGTTCAACGCCCACTTCAGATCTGGAGTATCCGAGACAGCATAAAGCCCTGTTTCGATATCCCGCATCACAATGACCCCAGGTTTGGTTAACACCCCCGAGGCAACCGGCTGTCCCACCACTTGTTCCTGTAGTGTGAAGCCCGCAATAATTAAGCTTTCCATGATGCCTTCTCTCTTCTAGAAATCGTCAAATACAACTCGGTTACCGCTTGGCAATGTGATTGCCATTTGTGTATCAGTGGTTGGCTTCTTTGCCATCCAGTTTGGGCAACAGCCACGGCGTTTCAGCTGTACCGCAAATGCGCGATCTTCAGCGATGAACAACTGAATGGCTTTATCGAGCATTGTTTGATACAGTTCGCACTGCTTCTCTTTAGCAAACTCTTTAGGCGACAAGCCGTTGAGAATGCCAAAGTAAGTAAGCAGGGAATCAGTATCGGACCAGGTTTGTAACGGCATGTAGTACAAGCCGACAGTTACACGGCCAGTGTCGTCAGCCACTTTCTTCTGATAGTCGGTCGTAGGTTCTTCACATTCGACCACAGCGGTGACACGAGGCGTTGACAAACCCATGACGATTGGGCTGTGTTCGCCTCGCAGCATTCGAGTGAACTCCTCGGCCGATACCTGGTCTTCGCCGATGGCTTTGACCATTTGTTGTTCGTATTCGATGTCAGTGATAGGTACTGCGTCGTAGCCAAGGTCTTTGAAACGCTCATCGGTTCCAGCAATATCAGAGCGGAAGGATTGCGCACAATCAGCCAGCATGTGCTTGACGATGGAAAACGAGGATCGGCAATGAATAGAGCCTTTACGTTCGGTTACACCAGTCATGATACAATTTCCCTTTACTATTTAAGAAGTTTGTTTTTGTTTCTCGGTTACATCTTCAAGACAATCCTTGCAATAAAACCCGTAAGTAGCTCCGTTAGGGGTAGCTTCAGTAAGTCGTACAACGGCCTTGCAATCACACTTATCGCAATCCTCATCTTCTCCATTACGGAGCCTGTGTTGCTCACCCACCTGTATTCTTACAGCCATCATGGTACAGTCTCCTGCGTAGGTTACCCATCGATTATGTATTGCTCAGTTGTTTTTAACTCTATCTTGTGAGCACCAGTAGGCCTCTTCTATAGCCGAGATACTAATGGATACCATCAAAAGCGTATTTGATCGCCACTGTTCCCATCTAGTCTTTGACAAGAAACTACTCAAAAAAGTTGAGGAATACGAACAGCGGTTTGCTACTAAAAACGAATCCCACATTGCGTTCTTTGGCGGGAACCTCATGGGGGTCCATCCTATTCGGTTTAAAGATGAGGATCGCAACCGATGGTTTGACGAAGTGATGGAAGTTGATGAGCATTACTTGGAGGATGAGCTTCATGCACTTCCTGAAGTAGTGACCCACCGTCACGTTTCGTCTGATGTCTTCAACATGTCGTGTTTGTACATGATCCACAGGTTCCTCATCAGCGATAAGCTTAACGAGGAGGATCGCCAGCACGGTGCGTTTGAATCGGCGCTGGTATTGCAGTATAAGCACATGACGTCGATCATGACCCACTTCTTTAAATATGATGCCGACCTGGCTATTGCAGAGGCAACGTACGCTGCATTGAACAATCGGTTTGGTTTGAAGGTTGCCGGCACCTGGGGTGGTCTGCTTCGGCAACGGGCGGATGACATTGTCAGAAAAGGCGGGTTGCATTATAAGAACCTGATTTCGTTCACTGACAAAATCGATTACATGTCCAACGATATTCAGGGACGTATCAAGGACATCATCAAGAACGTGCGTGATGTGTTCGAGATGGTTAAGAACTCCCCTGAGTTACAAATCAGGAACTCCGGCTCTACTATTGAACTTGATGGTGAGTTAAAGATCCGTGACAAAAGTCGACTGTCCAGCAAGTACATTCGTTACATCTTGGACACAGTGCCCGATAAGAACAGTTTCATCATCCCTGAGATGGTGGACCTTATTGCCAGCGCGGTCACTACAATGCCGCGTAGCGCTTTAGTAACCACATTGACGTACATGTCCGAGAACTCATCCGTTCGCGCTGACAAACGCGTTACACGCATCTGTGAGCTGGTTTTGCAGCATGCCTTTGACTACTTAGCGAAAAACCCTACGACCATGCAATCCAAGAGCGACGTTCCTGGCTTGCTGCGTAAGATGAAAGCTTTGTATCAGGCAAGTCGTACAACCAACCCAATGATCATGGAATTGCGTGAGTTGACAGAAGGTGTTGTGTCTAATGCCATCCGATCAAAGAACGATGTGCTGATCAAGGCTGTGCGTAATGCGGTCTTACTCTACATCCTGATGCGTACCTGGACAATGCACCGCTGGCGTGCATGAAGCGACATAGAGCCCGGTCATTGCGACCGGGCTCTATGCTGTTATCTGCGAGTATTGATGCCCTGGCGGATTTGCTCTGCCAGAGAACCACCGCGGTATTTCTCTTTCGCGTTGCTGATCCGGGACTCACGTCCACGTTCTGCTGCGCTATCCACACTGTCGATCGGAACGCTATCGTCTTCAACCAATTCAGAACGAATAGATTTCAAACGGTTGCTGTAGTAAGCCGCTTCCATAGCCGACTTAGCATTTTCCATCCGTTCTTCAAGTTCAACGATTTGACGCTTGATCTTTTCCTGACGCATCAGTTTCGATGTTTCTTTTGGATCGTGCGCAATAGCCGCTTGACGCAACCTCGACAACACAGACCTCGAAGAGATACCGTAGTGATCGTAGTTACGGGCATAGCGCAAGAACCATTGATTCATCAGCCATGAGATTACATGGTCATCGTGCCCGGATGCAGCGTGGTCAATACGGCCACGTTTCATTACAAGACTCGACAGCTCATCCACCAGCAACTGGTCACGGATTAACGTTGGACCATGACGTGTAGCCTCACGCAAGATTTCCCCGTACAGCGTGTCCCGCAAAGAAGACGATGTAGGGAAACCAAACTGATTACGGAACGGTGCGTACTTACGCTCAGAAGGCGACCCCTGAGAGTATTCCCTGTAACGACGACGGTCCATATCGCTGTTTTCAGAATCGTCGACTACCCGGCTGTAAATACGACGACCAGGGTCAATGCCACGCAGAGGCAGTTCGATCAGCAAACGGTCACGGATACCATCCCAGGATGATTTAGCTTCAGGAACCATGGTCATCAAAGGCCAGAGTTCAAACAGCCCAGCCAGCCACATGGTGAAGATACTGAGGTTGGATTCACTCACTGTCCAAGCTGCAAGCGTTTCACCCGTCTCCACATCGGTCAGGATACCGGAGATAGCATCTCGACCAATGGCGTTCGAGGTATCCATCCCAAGGACGCTGTGACGTTTGGCGACTTCACTAGGTGGTAGGTGGAACCTGATACTAAAGTAGTTCTTGGCGTCTTGTTGACTGATCACCTGATCGTTAATACCACGACGGATCTGCTCAAGGATCTGAGGCGGAATTGGGTTAGCCGCACTACCGAATGTCCATTGGTTCAGGTAGTCACGTTTGGTCTGGTCGATCTCACCCGATGCCCGTGCAATCATTTTACGCAGGTCATCATCTTCAATGCCGAGTTGACGGTGACTGAAGGTAATGTCCACACGAGGTTCTTCACGAGCGCCGTTAGCCAAGATGATAGCAATGGCCTCTTCACGGTTAGCGCTATCGTACAGAAACTCAGAGAAGTGCATCGACAGACGTTTGATCTTGTTGTAGAAGTACTTACCGGACTCCGTCGACAAGTCACCCGCCGTTGTTGTAAAGATAACACCAAACATGGCGCCTTTTGCTTCAGCCTCACGAAACGACGCACCCGTGGCAGACAGGAGCGATACAACGGAGATCCTGGCGTGCTTCAAGAAGGGACCTTCGTCCGTCGTCACCAGAGTAGGGGTTGTACCACGCCCCACTTTGTTGGCGTTCTCTTCTTCCATGGTAGGGATGTAAGTTTTGGTGCTATTACCGCGTGACAGTGTTGTAAAGGCTGTTTGGTTATCGGAATCTTTAGGGTGTGATTCCCACATCCATGAAGGAATGAAACTACGGATCAGTTTGTATTCCTTGATCTCTTCAACCCGCAAGTCACTCTTGGTGAAGAGGATGTGTTGAGCGCCACGAGCCCAGAAGGTGTGCCATGCCACAACCAGGATACGTACGTTCAGGGATTTACCCGTCTGACGGATCTGTTGCAGATAGACCATGAATGAGTTAAAGAAACACCAGAACAATGCCAGGTTACCCCGGTTTGCCCCCAAGTATCCAGTACCGCCACCTGACTTAGCAGGGACCCGCATGACTTCGCGTAATACGAACCATGGGTTCCATTCACACTCGTTCAGAATCATGATTTTCTGATTGAGGGTCAGTTCGGTAGACCAGATATCAACACCCACCAACTGCGGTTGGATTAAAGCAAGAGACCACTCCCAGTTCTGTACCCCCATGGCTTTAAGCTTAAACGCCATTTGGACCCAAGATTCGTTTGCTGAATAAACGTTTGCAACAGCGGTTGGGTATTTCTCCCAATCCTTTTTATAAAGAATTGCCATGAATGCTCCTGCGGCATAGTAACGACCATGGGAGGTCACCCTCCCATGGCTGAGACATTTAAACCCCGTGAACGATCAAACCACTCACGCCCAGTTGCAGAACCGAGTTAAACGTACGTTTGATCCATTTAAGGTAAACAACCTGACCTTCGGTCAAATCGTTAACGAACGTCAAGTTCTGGTTCCACTGCGACACAGGGAATTCAAACTCCCGTGTTTTAGTGACGACCACAAAGTGGGTCGGTTCAGGCGCTTTGTTTTCAGTTTGGATATCGTACAAAGGAGCGCTGTTGTAATAGACTTTATCAAACCAGGTGGCTTGATCGCCCAGGTCGTTACCCACGTTGATGGTGGACAGACCTGAGCCCGCTGCAGTCACACTGGCTTGCAGGGAATCACCATACCAATTGGCCTGGTTGCCGGAGAACTTGATCTTCCAGTTAGTCGTGCCTGCGATTCCTGCATCACGCAGCAGCGAGATCTGCACCAACTGGGCAAACGTGTGACCGGCGTACGCAGGATCGACAACCGACAGATCGACACCGAAACGGATACGCTGATTGGTCAGGTAGTCAAGGCCATCGAATGCACCAAAACCATCAACCAACGATACAGCGGCAGCAGGTGCCCGGCGAGTCACTTGTCGAGCCAGGTCACAGATCCAGTGCTCCAGCACATAGCCCTGAGTTGAGTTCTTCCAAACAGGGTAGGAGAACAGCTTCAGAGTGAACGCTGGGTCTTTGGCGACGGCGCGGATCTTGTACGGAACACGAACTGCACCATTGGCAGTTTCACCTTGAAGGTAGGAGTATTCCTCACCTTCAGACAGTTCGTAGATCAGTTCAAGCGTCTGTTCGTCACCCGGAATCTGTGGAGACCAGTACATCAGACTCAGCAATTTGAACTTGCCGTTTGCGTTCTCGTCTACGACGTCTTGAATGCTTGTCAGGCCGTTGGTATACGTTACCATTGCGCGCAGCGACAGCGTAGCCACAGTGGCGTCAATCGGCACTTCCAATACACCAGGCTCTGTCTTAGACAGATACGGGCTGATGAGCTCAATCGACTTAACGCGTTTCGAGTAATCGTCAGGATGGCGGACCACGTTTGTCAAGTGGACCAACATGCGGGCAATGTCGATTGGCGAACCCGCGGTGTTGTACGTCACCACTGTAACTGGAGCACCATTCTTCAACTCGGCGGTTGTGTAACCCGATACAGGCGCCATGATGCCGAGGTTGTTCACCTCAACTGTACCCACCAGCTTCATTGGGATAGCGTCGCCCAGATACTCTTTGGTAGCTGGGTCGTAGTTAGCCGAAATGATCTCGCCGGTTGGAGATGGATCAGACCCTCTGAATACCCGGATCTCTTTGGCGGTATCGGAGTAAGCCCGCATCCGTGAGTTGATATCCAAAGTGTAGGGGAACTTACGCGTGTCGACCATGACGCGATAGCTTTCACTCTGAGAACCAGGACCTTCACCCAACAGTTCGTCTTGACCATCGACGCTGCCAGAATTACTTGGCATCTTCCAACCAACCAAGTCAACGTGATAATCGGATTCATCGACTCGTGCAGCGCGCATCAAGCCGATCGAGTAGTCGTAAATCAAATCGTCCTGTTTAGGAACGAGATTGCCCGCCCCGCGGATGATTTCAGCACCGCTATCTACCAGCCGATACTTGTACAAATCTTGCAAATTGAGCACAGTGTTGGCGCGATCAGGAATGATGACCGTGTCGCCGTTACTCAGCAGCTTTTTAATATCAGCCATGTTTGTTTGACTCGGTACGATGGGAGGTTACCCTCCCATGCGGATTTAAGAAAGCCCCAACTCAGCCCAGGTGCGGTGAGGATGAGGGTGATCTTCCTGATAGTGCTCGAACCCTTCCTCGACGATAACCAACCGACGGTTAAGTTCGATACCACCACCCAAAAACACATCGATGGCCCTTTCCAAAAGCCGGTACTGGTACACATTCAATTCAATCACACCATTTTCAGGATGCGGATGAATGATGACGTAATTGGTGTCAACGTTTTTAAGCGTTGGATCGAATGGCAAGATCCACGTATAACCAATCAGTCGCTGTTTCAGCCAGTCTTTGGAATACTCATCCTTAAACTCATCCATCGGCAAGATGCCGTTGAGCATGTCAAAGATAAGCTTTGTTGCAAACGGGCTGAAGACCGGGTACCAACCGTTGATGATCGCGTCAGGCAATGACTCTACGGGTTCCGGCAGCAGCATTGTCAGGTAGTCCTCCACCGCTTGGTCAGTCGCCTCAGCTTCAGCCAGCAATGTGTAGGTATCCTTGACCGCCAGTCCCTGCATTGGAATGATGGGGTGGGTGATACGGTACGGCGTGCCATTACGCACATCGACCGCCACCGTGGTCCCATCTTCCGTAAACCCGACTTCATCACGGCTATACATCGCACCGCCAATCTCAATACGCGTCACTTTATCGTCACGCACATTAAACCGGCCATTGTGGCTGAGTTCGCCGTACTTCACAAAGCCAAAGTCTTTAGGAACGTACCGGGATAGGTCCTTGTGAGGGAACCCTCTTCCGCGAGCCACGAACTCCTGGATCGGACCATCGACCATGTACTGCTTAGCACACACGCAGATCATCGGCCATTCAACGTAGTAGTCGATTCCTTCGACAAGACCATGTTGGTTCATGAACAGATCAAACTCACCTGGTGGGATATCCATGATCCCAGGTGCTGGGGTAGTGCCCACTTTGATCTCGTTAACGTTCACAGAGAATGCCAGCAGGTCATCTCGGTAATTGACATCAAACGAGTAGGACAGGAAGTCCTTGCTGTTCTTGACGGCTACGTGATGGGTCTTTAAATCAACCCCCCATGTGACAACACCGTTGGCGATCGAGTACTTGGTCAGGTCACCTGTGCAGTCGGTCCAGTTGTTCAGCGATACGCCATTGGCGATGTTGCAGATGTAGAACCTGTAATCAACACCAAATTCCAAGGGTACGGTTTTCGTATCGTAGACCGTGCTCAGACCAAGACCACCTTTACCACTGTACGCTTCGATATAACGCGTCGAAGTGTTACGCACAGGGTATTCGATGGAGTTATCGTGCAGGTACCAGCCTGTCAACAACCCAGCCTGGTCATACTCGTAAACGGTAGCCGTACCGATCAGGCCAAAGGGTAACTTCACCCACTTCTCACTGACAGCAAGTTTGAAAGGCGTATCACCGATCAGACGACTCATGGCATTATAGCCGTAAGCATCTTCTGCCATCTGGCGAGTGATCTTGCCATCTTCTGCACGCATGATCGCAGGATAAGCGCTGTTTTCAAGGTTATCGGCACGCCATACGTCGACGCCAGCTACTGAGGTCAACATGACCTTTAGCCGCTCATCTTCATCCAGCTTAAACAACTCTTTGATTCGATGAGCCTCATCGACCAATTCCCGAATCCAGCCGCTGTGTCTGACGATCACTTCAATCCGCAAATCGCTCAAGTAGCTCCACTGCCAGTATTCCTCGATACCCTTTCTCAAATACATTTGAGCAATAGCGAAGTCACGATGGGTGACGTTACGCACGGCATCAATCTGGTTCTGGTTGTAGTAAAAACCCGTGAACTTGGCGGGTAGCGAATAGTTCAGAACGTAGACGTCAATGTCATCAGCGTAATCAATGACACTGCCCAGACCCGGACGAGGCAATAGATACTTTCCTCGATTATCCAGGATACTATCGAAACTTTTGAGATCCTTGACCGGAATCTCCAGTACTTCCTTAACTGAAGCATCGCGTACAAACTCCACGTAGTCGCCTAAAGCAAGCGTAGTCAGGTTCAGATCCTTGACCCTTACCCCGTTTACAAAAGCCCAGGTATACCCAATCTTCGCCTGTGCTGCGCGGTAGGTTGCCTGGAACTGATAAAACTCAGCTTCTGTTTTTGGCGAGAGGCCATTGATTTCAATACCACCGTTCTTTGGAACAGCGCCACTGTCGAACCACGCGTTGCTGCGCCACCTGATCCACGGCTGCACCAGGCCGAAATGAGCAATCTTCGGACTGTCCAGAATGGCCAAGATCAATGCGCCAGTACGGGTATACAGAAAGTACGCCCTGTGCAAAGGAATGTGTAGTCCTTTGTCAGTATAAAGGTTGACTAGCAGTGAGGTTGCATTGCAATGCCCTTGCACCATCACCCACTTATCCACGATGGTGTTCATGCCGACTTGTTCAGGCAGCAGATCCCCAATCATGAACAAGTGATACCACTGCCCAGTGGTCGGCATGTTGTACTGACGCATGCCGATCTTTACATTACCGATCTCACCCTGGCGTTTACTGAAGCGCTTAGGACCGACGATTTTCTGACGGTCTTGTTCAGGGCTGCACCAGACTCGACGATACGCGTCGTCTACCAAAAAGTCGGTTGAACTGACCATTGATTATCTCCGGCCGATAAGGTGATTCACGTTCTTGATAAATTCCTGGTCGTCGCCACGCGAGACAAGGTTCTCAACCACCTTACCCAAACTGGTCTTCTTGAAACCACGGTCATTTACCGAGGAGAAAAGAAGTGCAATAAAGGTAGGTGGGTATTCCAAAGCGATGGCAACCATTTCACGATACTGCACGCCCCAGCTGAATCCCAACGCCGTATAAATGAAACCGATGTTGAGTTGTTCGGCGCGAGGTGTATCAAGTTTTTCGTGAACCCAATCCACAAAACTTTTCAGGTCTGTGAGCTTAGGAATCTCACCCAATACGTTCTGCAATGTATTGGCATCTACGCCTGGAATGGAGCGAGCAGCACGAATAATGAGACGTTCGATCTCATCGGCGGTAGGATGATCTGACAAAGGTGTACACATCTGGATGTAGTAAACGCAGATCATCGCTTTGACGATACTGGCTTGACCGAAGTCCAGTGACAGACCCAGCGCGATCCGATTACCCATCCAGTTAGAGAATACTTTGATGGGGAATGCACCTAGGTTCAAGAGGTCTTTTCGAAACGGCGCACCGTCACGGAACCAAAGGGTGGTAAGGTCAGCGTTCAAAATCGCGTGGTCAACAACGTTTTGTAAGACAGGTCGTCCATCATTGCGAAACAGCTGACGGCCGTCGATAACACAGGGTGCTTGAAGTGAAGCAATTTGCTTAGAGGTAATGGGTTGGCCGAAGGGAGGAAAGCCTTGCTCGCCTGGAGGGACGGCTTTAACGCCAGTCACTGATCCGTCCAGTGTGAGTAACTGATCCTCGATTTCCAAACGGCGAATAGCTGCGTGGGTTTTATCCATGACGAATCTGACGCATGGGGTCGTCTGGTATGGGGTTTCGAACATTGCTCTTGTCTCCTATATACACGAAATAAATAATTACCAAAGACACCCTGTAAAAAACAAAATAGTATGCTGACTCCGCTGGGAGACAGCTAACCATACCATCCTTGAAAGGTTCTGCGCAGAATCCACTCGGGAGTAACACCATGACCGTACCAACGAGCAGTTCATTGCCTCGTGTGATTAACAAGGGCATCAAAGATGACACGCCAGTGCCGATCGTGGCACCAGCAGAAAGCCTCCCGATTCGTTTGCCGTTGCTCCTGGTAAACGCCCCGTGGGGTGAATACGATCGTGCTCGTTATGTCGACACGGCCGCCGTCACCACGTACTACGGCGCAGAAACTTTGCAGCCTCTGTCCAAGTGGTTCAACCACCAGTCGCTGTTCCTGCGTTCGCAATTGTCGAACACCGGTAAGGCTCTGACCGTCCGCATGAAAATGCCGGGCGCTAAACAGGCTCACGCTCGTTTCGCAGTAGACCTGGTTGCTGACCAGATCCCGCTGTATGAACGTAATGCTGACAACAGCCTGAAGTACGACGCTCAAGGGAATAAAATCCCTACCGGTGCTACCGCTCTGGGTTTCCGCGTGCAACATCGCAAGCTCGACATCCTTCCGGATGCCACGACTAACGAATCGACTTTCGGCGCGGCTGCAAAAAGTGTTGGCACCCTGGTGTCCAGCATCGACGGCGCGGTATCGGCTCTTTATCCAGTAATGGACGAAGCAGCTCGGTTCGAAGGCGACAAAGGTAACAACCTCGGCAGTCGTCTGATCGCTCGTACTATCAACTCCAGCATCCCGGCCGATGAAACCGTGCATGCCGCTGTTGGTTCGTACGTGTACACCATGCAGTTCGTTCAACGTGCTGATTCGGCATCGACCGCTACACAGATCCGTACGATCAACAACGCGGCCACTATTGACTTCACGTTCAAGAAAGGCACCATTAACAAAAGCACCGGGCTGCAATATTCGGCCGACAAGGTGATCATCCCGGCGTACGAGTCCACCGACCCGCTGACCTTCACTGCTTTTGGCCCGTTGGAAAAGCTGCACGTCTATAACGCTTCGATCACCGAGATGTTGACTCTGATCGCTGCGGCTGAAGACGCGCACCTGGGGAACACCACCCCAACCACACCTGACATGATCAACTTCCTCACCGGCGTTGACATCAACGGTAACCCGTACCACACGTTGTCGGTTGAAGGTCCTGATAAAGGCGGCCTGATGTTCGGCGAATCGTCCAACCATTACATGGTGGGCGGTGCTGATGGCGATACAAGCACTGAGGCATACAACCAGGTTGTTGATACCCTGTTGTCCGATCTCAGTGCGTCCGACGTGCCATATGCGTCGATCGCGTTGATGCCGTATGACTCCGTGTTCGACTCGGGTTTCCCGGTGGCGACCAAACTGAAGTTCGCAGCGTTCCATAACCTGCGTCCTGACGTCATGCCTCACATCTGCACCCAAGACGTGCTGAAGCGTCTGAACACGCCTGAAGAAGATGCCTCGATCGGTATCACGCTTCGCTCGACGTTCCGTAGCCTGGTGGAAAGCACTGACTCCGGCACTCCGACCACTCGCGTGTGCTTCACCGGTAACGCCGGCTACCTGATCAACGATGACTATGACGGCCTGGTTCCGTTCATGGAATATCTGCTGATCCTGGGCGCCAAGTATCTGGGCGCTGAAGACGGTGAAATGAAATCGACCTACAGCTTCGGCAAGGGCGAGAAAACGACCATCACCCGTTATCGTGATCACAACGTGCGGTTCCGTACCGACGAAGCCCGCAACCCAGACTGGAACAACGGTCTGAACCTGGCTATCGGCTACGACATGAGCCGTCTGTTCTGGCCTGGCGTGCAGTCGATTCACGAAAACCACACCTCGATCCTTCACTCGTACCTGAACGTAGTGATCGCTTGCAACTTGACCCGCATCGGTAACATCGTGTGGCGCGAGCAGGCTGGCGATGACGAAACTCCGGACGACGTGTTCCTGGACGACGTGAACGCCAAGGTCACTGAGAAAACAACTGGCAAGTATGACGGTCGTGTTGACATCACACCAAACGCGTATTACAACGCGGATGATTCCGGTGGTTTCTCGTGGCATTTGGACATCGGCATGGCTGGTCAGAACATGAAGACTGTTGAACGTCTTCAGATCATCGCCCAACGCCGCCGTAACGCTTCGGAGGGTGAAGCATGAGCAGCACAACCCGTTATAAAGACAGCTTGACGAACAAGGCCTACGGCGCTCGCGCTCAAAGCCCTGTGACCAACCTTGCTGTACAAGGCCCTAACGGGTACTTGCATGACATGGCGTTCTATCCGTCGATGACGGATTTCATCAAGCCAAACCTCATTGCCAAAGTGATTCAGGCACCGACGGCTTTGGCTCTGATGCCGAACGGCGCAGCATACGTTGCTGCGTACAAGATGTTGATCGAAACCTGGATGCAAGGTTGGGGTGGTCTGAACCGCACACTGAACGTGTCGGCGCAAGATACCCAAATCGGTAACTCGGGTGAGGTCTTCAGTACACCAGGTCGCGTATCGCGCGCACGTTCGCAGGTCAGTTCGACCATCGTCGAGAAATACGGCAAGCCAGTCATCCGCTTCCTGGAAGACATGGTTCGCTACACCATCGGCGACCCGGACGTGATCCATCCACTGTTGTCCGGGGTGAACAGTTCGTTTACTGACCACCTGGCTGACATGTACGGCGGCACCATCCTGTTCTACGAACCGGATCGCCTGTGGATGACGCCTCAGAACGCCTACCTCATCACCAACTTCTGGCCTCGTGACGACATCGGCGAGAACACCTCGCAGAAAGTCCTCCAGGGTGATGGTGAAACCGTAACCTACAACCTGACCTGGACTGGGTATCAGAAAGTGGGTTACGCGGTAGACCTGCTGGCGAAGGGGTTCATGGACGCTGCACGTGTCGGCAACATCGATCCACAGTACCAGCCGAACTTCGTGAAAGCTGTAGATTCGAACGTGGCTTCCATTCAAACCGGTTTCCACGAACAAATCAGCCAGCTCAAGCGTACCCAGATCTCGCCGTAACACGAACAAACATAAAGCCCGGCGCAATGCCGGGCGTTATGCCGTAATCGGACAAAAAAAAGAAAGAGGTAACACCAGAGCCGAAGCTCTGGTATCTGTTTCAGTTTGGGTTAGATGCCGGACCAAAGAGCCTGACCACCACCGTGTTGCCGGCCATCGGTACCGATAAACACGATGTGGTTGGCATTAAGAATCCAGTTGTTTGCTTGACCACGATGGCCGAAGCCACCATTAGCCAGAAGCGTGATAAGCTTTTTGCGTGCAATCGACACGGTGTGGCTGCCTTTCAGCGCAGCGATGATTTCGCGCTGGTCTGCAAACACTTCGGCTGTAGGATCAAGGCGGAACACCACAGAGATTCCTAAGGTTTCTAAGATGCGTTTCTCCAGGGCGGGAAAGGATGCATCGTAACGAGATTGACGGGACATGGGCGTAATCCTTGTTAGAGGGCGAATGAATCTTCTTTACCAGCTACCAATACGCAGCAGTGGTTGAAATAGGGTACGGTTAGGGAAGAAATATAACGATTCAGAATCCCAACCTCGTAATGGAAGATTGAGGCTTTAAACCATTCAATTTTCTTTTCTTCTGAAACGTAAGTCCCTTTAAACGTCCGAACATCTTCTTCAGGGATGACCAAAAGAATAACCTTTTCTTGCTCATACCCGTCGAGTTTTAGAAAGGGGTTGATGAGCAGAACTTCGAGATCAGGAAACTTCTGCTTGGCGAACGCATTACCCTTGCCAATGTCATCGGTGACTATCAGCACGTTTGGTTTTGTCGACTGTAGGTTGGCGATCTTGCTCCAATCTACATTGTCAAGAGATCCAACCATTGGCTTTGCATCGTCTTCCTGCACACCTCCACGGAAATGCAGGAGAAGCTCGGCAGTGCGTTTATCTTTCAGCTCATCGCTTGGGTTAACGACTACCAGATGAGCGGCCATGTGCAGATGAGACAGGGTGTTGACCATGGGGATATCTGTGTCGATGTTGGAGTCGTGGAAGTGACGTGAGGCTTCCAGTACCTGTTGTTTCTCTTCCTCGGTATCCACTGTAATCAAGATAGCCATTACAAACCCTCTAAAAATAAAGAGACGGCATACAGCCGGGAATTACCCCGGCTGTATATCAATCAAGCCGGCGCTTAGTTAGCGAAGACTTTGGCCGCTTCGTCGCCCAGGTAGCCAACTACGGTGTTGTAGCCGCCTTTCTTGCGGCCGGAGGCGATCAGCACGTCGGTGGTAGCGATGCCGAACTTTTCCCATGGCTTGCCCATGGCAACGCCGGAAGCTTTGCGACGGTAGGTCGATTCGATCTGGTGATGGCCGAACTTGACGGTGGTCTGACCTTTCTGCAGCTCAGGGTTCTTGACCATGGCGTCTTGTTGCAGCTCGCCGTGGGCCAGGGTGGTGGCTTCAGCGTATTCGATGCCAGCGTCGTGCACTTGCAGGACGGTGTCCAGGGTGATGCCGGTGGCGAGGTATTGGGCGAAGACATCAGGAGCGGCGGTCAGTACGGCCAGGCCGGTATCGGAATCGACACTGGCGCCGACTTTCAGTGCATCAGCAATTTCGCGAATCCGTGGGGAGATTTCTTTGGACGACATGAGTTGAATCCTTAGTGCGTTAATGTGGTGGGTGTGAACACAGAACGTGTTGCTCGTGTAAGTTGTTACTCAGTTGGCCTGATTAGAACAGATTTGTGTATAGCACTATCGTAATGTGTGAGTGCTTAAAGTTTGAGTCATACAAAAAAAAGAGAAGAGTAGTGAGCCAGCCCCTGAGGGCTGGCTCGTCATGGTGTTACGCGCCAGCGGCAGGAGCTGCTGGTGCTGCTGGAGAAACTGCTTGTACCAGGATTACTTTCTCAGCTGGCGCGCGGCCGATGAGGCCGGTCAGCAGTTTGTACGAACCCCAGGTAGCCAGACCCAGCACCACGACGCCGGCGACGGCTGCGGTGATCGGATGGGCGTTGGCAACGTCTTTCAGCTTGGTAACAACGGAAGCGTTCTTCAGAACTTCGCCAACAACAACGCCAGCAGTAGTGATTTCAGTCGACATGGTGTAGCTCCTAACAGATTTGTATTGAGTGGGTGTGTTGCTAAAAAGGTTTGTGTTACTTCGGGCATTGCGGGGATCAGTCTTCGATGACGGTGACGGTGCAGCCTTTCGCTTGAGCTTTAACTGCGTTCAAACGTTCGGCGTTGGTGACAACTTCCAGAACGACACCGCGCAGAGTGGAGCCGATGTTCTTGTTGAAGCCACGCGCTGAACCCATGATGCGGTCGATGGTTTCAGCACTTTGCGAACCGTCGTACCACAGGCTGCTCAGGCAATGCGGTTTGTTGGTGACGATCACGCCGTTCTCACCGGCAGTGCAACGTTCGAAGAACACCGCGTTACCAACCGGCGTGACAACGCCGATGATCTTGCGATTGTTCAGCGAAGTGGAGCAGAAGCGGGAACCGATGGGCAGGTTCAGATCGTCGGTGCAGGCACCGTTGTAGTAACCTGTGCCGTTATCCCACTCAGATTTGAATGGAACTGCGTGATCGTGATCACGCTTACCTTCAGCGATGAAGTTGAAGGTTTCGAGGAAGGTTTCGTGTGCAGTTTTGATAGTCATGGTAAGCTCTCCTGGAGCATGGGTTGTGTTTGTGTATGGAGGTCATGTATTACTGTAGATTTTTTAGATCGAATTATTACACCGCGAGCAAGAGCAGCTCAGCGTTGTATTGATCCAAAGTAATCAGATTGCGGGACAGTCGCATTTTCAGGATACCGATACGTTTAGAGATGTGCTCTGCGTAGATATCCAGATCGTCGATGAACTGTTCGACCCCAGGTGCTTTGACAGCTTTAGCTTTCTGTTCTTTCACGTAAGCATCCATCGACGCTTCAAACAACATCCGTGAAAGACGGTAGGTGATGTAAGCACCAGCTGCGTAGCCGACAAACTTTGCTGCTAATTCAATTCGCATGTGAGTTCTCCAAAGAACGATGCTAGATGTGGGGGCGATTCACTGGAATGATGTGTTACTATAAAAAAGTTAAATCGAATTTATACGGCATACAGCTCGGCATTGCGCCGAGCTGTATGTTTGTTATTTCAACTTGCCGAGAACGCTGATCGAAACTGCCGCCATTTGATGCACGGTGTACGTAGCTTGTTGAAAGATAGCTTCAGATATAGCCGCCAAGCGCCCCAGAGACTCACGGTGAGCTTTTACAACCATTTCCAGAGTCTTGTAGTCCTCTGGGTCCATACGTGCCGCCTTGCCTGCTACAAGAGCTTTCTTGAGATCGTCCATGACCCCATCGCCATCATGCTCATAGCTGGTAAACCGAGCGTACTTCTGGATAACCGTATCCAGCGTGGACTTGAACTCTTCGTTGCTGATGGTGACGGGACGTTTCAAAGTCTCAGGTTCTTTAGACCCAACGACCGCGCCCATTGCCAACTTACCACCGGCTACCACTGCGGCACCTGCCATGCGAGGAGCAAGTATAGGGGCAATCGGATGCTTGATAGCAAGAGACCCAATGGCCAAAGCACCAGCCCCTACAATGGTAATCATCTCCGGAGACATAGAGCTGAAAGACTTCTTCAGCTCATTCCACAAAGATGACGGCGTGTCGTTCATCCTGACCATCTTGTCAACGAGGATAGGGTTGCCTTCAGGATCTTTAGAACGGATCGAGAAGTTACCCATCAGCGCAGCTTTGTTCGTCTTAGCAGCGTTTACTGGTTTAGCCCATTTGGACGCTGCGATGACGTTGGCCGACTCAGGATCTTCAGCAAGGCGTTTAGCATTGGCTTTGAGCACACCCAATGCGTTATCGGTAGCTGCGTGCAGCGCGTGCAGATCGGCAGACTCATCCTTGATTGCCTTTTCAAGATCTGACAGCTGACCATGGCCCTTAAACAAGAACTCGCGAAGGGCGCCGGACGTGATCACGATGAGGTCATCAGCCTTTCGGCTGGATGGAGACCCACGGAATTCATGATCACCATCGTTAGACGGCAATGGTGCTTTACCAAGACGATTCTTAATCTTCTTAGTCGCACTCTCCAGAACTTGATACGCCCGTTCAAGTTTAGCCGCGTCACGACGCAGCCAACTCAATATACCTTCAGACGAATAATCCGCCTGGGCTTCAGCATTGCGTCTAAGCGTACCTGCGAGTTTAGACAGCTCGTTGGGTAGCTCGTAGTCGGTCTTAGCCTCCAGCGACTCTACAGACGCTTGGAGACCATACGCCAATGCAATTGTTCGGAACTGCCGGCGTGCAGAGTCAAACAAGTACTGTCGCGTTTCAATGCTCAGGTCGGGCTGGTCGCACGAGAGGCTGATTTCATCAACCAGATCGGCAACTGTATTTACCTGTTCAACCGCGTCAACATGTTGAGCGATGGTGGGAGTGTCCTCGTCTGAGAACGACTCCACCAACGCATACGACTCAGCCACGCCTGGATTTACATCAGAATCCACCTCACCACTTTCAATAGCGAGGTCTTTCATCAGTTGGTCCATAGCGCTCATCACTCACCTCACTTATAATTTCTTGGTGACCTGAGCTGCGATCTTCGAACCTTCGATAACGTCATACAGCGCTTGTTCGTATAGGCAGTCGACGGCCGTGGCGATGTAACCGATGACATCTTCGAAGGCACCGTAAGTGGAACTAGGTCCGCCTGCTTTATGCACTTTATCGAGGATGTCCATAACCTCACCATCTGGCAGGTTAAGTGAGGTCAGTTTAGTGAGCCCCTGCAACTCTTGCAGCATTTTGATAAAATCGTTGCTGCTGGCCGCTGACTTGTCATCCGTCATGTTGACGTTTTTGTTATAACTGTCTACGCCGCTTTTAATACCACCGGCCACGTAGCCGGCCACGACGGAATTATAAACAACCGAAGTCGCCGCAATCGCTGGAATCAGGCCACCAGTTACAAGCCCGCCGATATAGATCGCAGCACCCGCCAGGAATCCCCAACCAAACGCAGCCAATGGCATCCAGGCAACAGCCTTGGTCGCATTCCAACCCTGGAGCTTGTTCTCATTGATGCGGTGGAACTTGAGAACAGGGAGGCCCTTACTCGGCATACCGACGATGGTGCGGTTACCCATGAAGTGATGATGTTGCGCAAAATCATTGAGTTTGGCAAACTTACTGGCGGGTAACAGGCTTTCAATTGTGGCATGGGGGTTGGCTTCAAACGCATGCGCCCCGGCCAATACCACCTGGAATGCTTCGACGATCGCATCGTGCAGTTTATGCAATTGCGCCACTTCTTGATCAACGGCGGTTTTTGCATTGAGTGCAGGTTTTCCGTCTACAGTCAGAAACAGTGCAGAACCGGAATGATTGATCCTCACTGGGTGTTCTTTCAGGCTTTCCGAAATATGCTGCACCGCTGGAATAGCGCGTGTCAGTACACCGTTAGCCTCTATCAAACGACTGGCGTCGCGGCGGATCGTCTGAACAATGGTGCCAGCCTCTTGGCTGTGACCACGTAATTCGGCAGCCACGCTGCGGCTGTAGCCGGCTACACGGCGAGCATCCTGACCCAGGCCTTTTGCCTGACCTTCGATGCTGTAAACCGATTCGAACGAACTGGCTTCAAACGGCAGCTGGTTAGCGCGCATGATCGTTTTGAATTCACGATGCAGCGACTCCACTGCCACTTGGGCAACAGCCGGACTTTCGATAGCGGCCACTTCGTCAGCACGCACAGCCAGCTCATCGAGCTGCTCAGTTACGTCAGATGCTTTAGCCGCATCATTTACCTGATCGGTAATGGTGGGTTCTTGAGCCACTTGGCTTTCAGAAACCAGCAACTCACCAAGCGAATCATGAAACTCGCCAACGGCGTCCTCAACTACCTCACCCGATTCAAGAGCGAGACCCTGCAGCGCCTTTGCAATAGCAGTCGACATGTACGTTATCCTTGTTAATTAACAGTGTTACCACTGAAGGGAGTTAGGGACCCAGATCTTACCAGCGGTGCGTTCAGTCTCAATCATCCGGTCAATCAGTTGGATGTGAGGGCGATTGCTTTCGAAGCTGGCTTCGTTTGCTGGATCGGTAAAGCCATCTTTCAAGCGAGTGAGGCTGAACTCGGCTTCATCCAGCATGTGACTGATGTCATGCTTGGATTCAAGACTTGGGGTGTTATACTTCGACGCTACTGCAATGCCGGGCTGGGTGACGTAATCCCAGGTCACGATCTTGTTGATGTGCTTGTGCATCGTGCGGAAATCTTTACGAGCAAAGCAACGTATCGAGAACGGGGTATCTTCGTCAGGGTTCTCAAGCATATCCTGGAACGAACGCGCTTGTTTACCCGACGGTTTGATCTGACCGATGATGCCAACCACACGACGACCTTTATCGTCCTTGATCAGATCCATCGACAGGGAGATATCGCGGAACGCTACGCAGGTATTGTCTTCGTAGATTTCGTTGATACGCACAAACCAGTCTTGGTCAGACATGCCCTGAGGGCGGCGAGGATGACCCCACTCACCTTTGATACGCCCACCGCGCAGCTCAGCCAGGAACTCACGGTCGTTTTCCATGTACTGACGACCAGACGCTTCATCGTACAGCCAATTGCCGTTACCGTAAGCCGCCAGAGCACCGAGGATGATTTCGTAGTAACCACCATCCAACTTTTTCAAAATACCTTGTTTACCACTGCCGCTCAACACAATGTTGCTGTAGGAGGCAAAGGGTTGTTGCAGAGCTACGCCTGCCATGATTCAAGACCTCATTGTCTTAAGAAGTTCTCGACACGCTCTGCACGTTCAGATGGGTGGGCCAGCAAACTGGTCATACCTGGATCGAAGTAAGAGCCGCCAAGCTTCGAGCTAAAGTTGGTAGCGCCGAAAGCCACGTTACGCAGCGACACGATGTAAGGTGGCACTGTCAGTAATGACTGTTTGATGTTGGGTCTGTGGCGATAGTACTGACGTGGGTTATCTGGGTTACGGCACAGGCACGCACCCAGGTATTCCCACAGCGCAAGATCGGCACCCAACGTAACACCGTTATACTTCCCGGTGTCGTAAAACATCTGACAGATATCTTCGTAACCGTGATACCAAGGAATGTTCCCCTTACCTAACATCTCTGTATAGACAGGATGCACCAAGTTATCCACAGTTACGATCTTAGTGCTGGCAAAGACTTTCGACCCCTTGTCGTAAAAGAGCTCGATGTAAGACTGATCATCCACGACCACCTTACCGATACGGTCTGGCTCGGTGCGCAACATGCCTGTCACAGTCGATGATGCGTAAACGTTGTCTTCAGTGATAATGGCAAGGAACCCGAGGATGTACGAGACATCCTCAATGATAGCCAGATCCCGTTCGGTAAACCGCTCAGGGATCTGTATACGCACCGGCTCCAGCGCTACCAGCGTATCACCCACCTTTTTAAGGCAAGCATCTACACGTTGCTTATCCCGCCTGTAGGCCGATGAATTCATTGTGGTATCCTTAGATCACTTAGTTTTTCGAAGCGACGCCGATCTGGCTGGCGACCCATTCAGAGATATACTGAAGAGAGGCCATCGTGGCTTGTTCGGAAGGCGGCATGTCAGGGTTGGCTTTGCCTTGCTCGAACATGATGTCGATGATGCGGTGAGCATCGCTGTGCGCGTACCAGACGGCGCAGATGGTTGCTGCGATCATCGAAGAAGGCTCGTAGCTGTACCAGGTGTTATTGACGGTGAGGCTGTCAATGAACCCTTTCAGACGTGCCCACGATTTATCAGCGGAGTCGTCAGCGACGGTGAACTCGCCAGCGGTCGCAATAGCCTGTTGGTCAGTGCGCAGCACATCCAGGATAGCCTGGCGGCTCATGCGCTGACGGTCCAGGTTGTGTGCAGTTTGGCGAATGGCGCGATCGCGGTTGTACACTTCGGTCATTTCGGCCATGGCTTCAGGTTGCAGCAGCGCAGCCCCTTGGTACTTACGCCCCAGCAGTTCGTTACCGAACAGCATGTCGATGCTGAAACCTTTTTCCAGCAGGTCGTTGTAAACCTCGCCCACCACCGGAATGGTTTTGGCGTCGTGTTGGAAGATGCCGTGATACAGGGCCTGATCCACACGCTGGTTTTTCAGACGACCCAATGCAGCCATCGCGTTCTTGGCAGCGTAGTTAGCCATCGAGCTCACAGCGGCTGTGTACGCAGTCAGCGTCATGCCCACGCCTGGTTTAGGCGTACCGATGATGCTTTGCAGCAGGACGGCAGCAGGCAGTTGGAAATGGTGATCCACTGCGGTAACAGGCATGATGCCTTTGAGCATGTCGCTCAACTGTTTCAGGCCACGGCCACCATCTTCAGTGAGCAGTGTTTCGATGTGCTCATTGTAGTCGCCATCATTGCTGATCTTGACGAGGTTCAGTATCTCATCAGGGGTATACATGCCCAGATCAACATTGGCAACTGGTGTCACCGCCGGGGCGTGTTCCCAACGATCCAGGAAGTTCATGGCGATGGAGGTTTTGGCCGCATCGTGTGCGAAATGACGCTTGACGTCAAATGGCATTGCCACGTTGGTGTTCTTGGTCATTTCGGCGGTGTAGGCTTCGATGACACGATAAATGTGCGGCATGACGGTATTGCGTGCAAATGACAAAGTGCGGCGCACGGAGTCACTGCCCAAACCTACGATGCGTTGCAACACCGCTGCGTGATCTTCACCACGCGACAGGTCTGTCAGAATCGCACCGGCAGCAGCATAATCGGTTTCTTCAGCCTTGATGGCGGTGGTTGGCATTTCGCGCACAAGCATGGCCAGCGCAGTGTCTGGCAGTGTGTCAAGATGTGCACCCTTGGCGGAGATCGATTGGTTCACCGCAATTACAGCTGTGACAGCATTCGGGTCAAGCATGGCTGATTTTCTCGGTCAGGGTTTTGTTGATCATCGTCGCCGCCAGGATCTTGACGGAAGCTTGAGTAATCTTTTGGCCTCCGACTTCCGAGGCAATGTCATTACCAACCACGTTCAAAGCGATTTCGCTGACCAGCTGGACAGCCGTCGCAAGGATCGGCAGGTTATTCAACTCGGTGGGTGTCATCAATCATTCCTCAAGTGTACATACACCCACCCCCAGCAGAACTGGAGGTGGGGCACGGGGGTTAATTAAGCAGCATCTTCGAAATACATGGCAAACGCTTCTTCGCCGATAACCCGCACCACTGTGTTGAGTGAGCCGCCCGTAAACAACCCAGTCACAATACGGTTTATCGCAGAAAGAGCACCAAAGACAATATCGACCTGACCGCCTGACTCAGTTTGGTTCTCACCAAAGAGTACAGCGCCGACCACCGACTTCATCTGATTACCAATTACCAGCTTGTCAGCAATACCCATTGGGACTTCGGCGTCGATGTAAACCAAGATCATCGCCCGATGTGGCTCAAGGTTAGTCCCTTCCTTTCGCACATTACGTCCCACAAACCCCGACGTGTATTCCTCACCCAACGCTTTAGCCAATCGACGACGACCCTTTTCGGATTCAGCCACGATGACCTGCAGAGACTCAGACATGTCTTCAATGTCGCCATTGTAGAAGACTTCGATCTTAGACACGACTCCGACAGTTTTAGCTTTAGGTGCGGACGGGGTGAACAGTTTAAGCGTATCGATGTTGGAATCGTCAAACAACCCTGCGGCTGAGGAAACGCTACCCTCGATGCTACATAGCGTTGTATCAAGATCCACCCGTTGACCTACTTTTACCAGCCCCACGATTTCATCATGGAAGTCGACATTGACGGGTTTAGGCTTCGCTACCTTCGTGACCATTCGGCGAGCGAATGCTTCAGAAAGAGAGCAGGAGTCTTCCAACGTATACGTGGCCTCACGGATGGCAACACGCGCCAAACATGACCCAGCGTAGTTTACACGCCGAGGATTAAACGGACTCACTTTAAAGAAGCCCGGATTATAGGTCAGTACATCAAACTGTTCCACTGTATCGCCGACAACAAGACCGGTAACCAGTGTGTTTGGATACAGCGTACCTTCAGCGTTGGTGTGGATCATTCCCAATGGAGCACGGAAGATTTCACCATTTGCGTATTCAACCGCAATGTGCTGAGGACCGATTTCAGTAACCTTGCCTTTACCGCTTGCAACCTGAGCGAACTCAGGGCCTGACCGCGAAGCAATCATCGCTTCCATTTCAGTCAAGCCAGGAGCCACTTCATAGTTCTCAGTGGCAATACCGTGACCATGCTGGATAGCACTAAACCCGATACGTTTTGGATCGTCACCATCAGCGCCTACGCCCAGCAAAGCTGGAGTCGACATGATAGTAGCAGCACCATCGGTTTTCGGATTGTATTGGCGAACGGTACCACGCACTGTTGTCAGGTTAGCGTTCTGCGGCATGTAAGCGATGATGCCCACGTCGCCACTGTCCACGGTACCTTCAGTGATCAGGCCCATGTCAGTGCGTTTGTACAAACGAGTCCTTGCCACCATCGCCCGACGGCTACGACCACCACGACCACCAAAGGTGATCACTTCCCGTTCGCGCAGAGCGTGAATTGGGTTGATGTTGTTGACAGGCGAAGTGGTAGGGTCCTTGATCAGCATGTTGATCGGATCGTTCGGATTCATCTTGATGCTGGCACGGCCACTTGAAGCACGGGCGTTGTATTCACGCACACGCTTGGACAGGTTTTCATACACCATCCCAGCAATACGCTCATAGCCACGCACACGTTCGAGCAGTTCTACCACACCATCTTTATCCTTACGTGCTTCGTCGACCTTGGCGTTAACCAACATCTCCGTAGCCCGAACCAACAGACCCGTGAACTCAGTTGGCTCCTTCATCCATTTCAGCAGATCTTCCGTGATAGGGTCGACAAACATGGTGTCCAACGAATCCAACTCACGCAGGAACCTGGAACCAATGCCGGACCGATCAAAGATCGCACTGTAGACATCCTTGCCATCGAACATTGCACCACTGTAGTTACGGACAGCATCCTTAGCCAGATTGAAACCTGACAGGATCAGCGATGGAACGATGTCCTTACGGCTGAAGACCAACGACTCATCAACAAACCGAATGGCGTATTCGTGCGGCTCAAGATTCAAGCGAGCACCCGCCAACACACGACGAGGTTTTACTTTGAGCAAGTCCAGCAGCTTATTAAAGCCCAGGAGGTAAGCCAGAACCAAACCCATGGGGATGTTCTTGGAATACACTTTGACTTCAATCGCGCTGATCGGCGTTCCCGTGTCTTCGGTGATGCCGGTCAGGTCATTGATCGTACCGACTTCCTGAAGACTACCGCCCTGTTTGTCTGGGACGATTCGGTAGATCATGTTGTTGATGTCCATGATCAAAGCTTGGCCCTGATCATTTTGTCCACATAGTGCCCAACCTTTCTTTTCAAAGGCCAGTTGTTCAGCGGTGTACTTGAACTTCTCAACCCGACGCTTGTGATCAAACCACAGCTGGTTCTTTCCGCAAACCATCGACATGATGCGTTCAGAGATCGACGTGTACATCTTTGGCACATCAATCAGGTAATCGGCCACTGTACTGAGCATGGCCTTACCAACGTTTGGATCTTCAGGATCGAGCGCCTTGATAATCAGCTGACCCATGAACCACTTTTCGTAGTTGAAGTTCTTACGTTCAGAACGCTCAATAAAGACCTTGCCGTAATAACTGCTCAGCCCCACTTGTACTGGTGACAACTTACGGATTGGCAAATCCACACGTTGCTTACGCATCCGGTACTTAGTGCCGTTATACAGAAACGACCCATCTGGCTTTACAACCGGAAGTGGGAACGACACCGTAGACGACTCACCAACAGCGGGAGTGATTTTAAACGAGTGGATCTCCTGATCGTTACTGGCATCCGTCAAGCGGTTGATCGAGTAGCTGGTGATCGCCACCGGAGCTTTCTGGATAGCAGCAACACACCGAACGATGTCTTTACGCAACACCTTTTCAAGGTACTGGCGTTCAAACGTGTCGGTCTTCGAGACAGCCAACGATTTGTCGATGAGTGTGCTGGCATCGGCCAATACGGTTGGTTTGATCTCGATATCTTCTTGAGGGATCTCGATCGCGTCAACCAGAGTGCCTTCGCCACCGAACGGGTTAGGTAGGGTTTTGAAGATACCGGAGATGCGTTCCAGTCGGCGATGTTCGGCCGCCGTCAGCAGTCCTTTGCCTGCCAGTTCATTAGCCTTATCGACAATAGGCGAACCTGTCGTCTTAGCGGCTTTATCTGCTGCCAGCATGTTGATGTCGATTGCTTTGGTTTCAAGCTTCTCGCCATCTTCATCGTACTGGATTGCTTCATCAATAGCGCGCTGCTTCAGCAGATCCAACTCTTCCAGCTCTTTTTCAAGCGCTGCAATCGTGACGTCATCATCGTCCAATTCATCAGACGGTGGAAGTTCGTCATACTCCGCTGTCAGCTCAAGGTCGTCCAAGCCAACGCCATCAACATCCACCTCAACTACAGGTTCTTCAACCACCTCGTTTTTGAGGTCGGTTTCGATAGGGGATGTTGCTTGATGCAGTGTGGTCAGAAACTTCAGCAGCAGAAGCTGGAACATGGCTGGGTCGTAAGACACGCCTTTGTTCTTTACTGCAGGATCGTCTGATTTACGCAGACCGTCCAACCAGCCAAGGTTAACCACCACAAAGCCATTGAGTCGGCGAATGATGATGTTTACCTTCGGGTAGTTTTCAGGCTTGATCTTACTGAGCAGACTGTTTTCACGCAACTTACCAGCCCAGACAAACAGGTCAGCAACTTGCTTAGAGCCATCATCGCGCAGACTGTTCAGTACGTCAGCAGTTTGACGCGTCGAGAACGTACGCAAGGTACCCAGCCCAGGCATTACTTCAGGCAAAGGCAGTTCGATGAAATGATGTCGCTGACTCTCTTCGCAGAGAGCATTGATATTGTTCATCACTTCAGCGTACACGTTCCGCCACATGTACCAGCCAGCCCTGAACGATGTAGCGTACCGAACCATGTGGCTCAGCAGGGCATAGTTGTAAACCACCAGCGTACGCTGGTCTGTCTCCAGGCGGTCTAACTTCCTTAAAGGACGGAAGGCCCGGTTACGTTGACGAAACTGCGTGATCAGCGTGTCAGCCTGACTGAACGTGCGGATCGGGTTGCCTTCAGGCTGACCATACTGCTTGACGTGATCGATGTAGATCACGCCAGGGACTGAGCGCATCAATGGGTCGCTGATTTGCGGACCCATGGTGACACCATCGGCTGGAGCAAAGTGCAGGACAGACATCTTCGGTAACTGCAGACGGGCAATCGGATAAACGACTGGCGCTTGCAACTGACTGGTCTTCCACAATGTGAAGCGCAGTCGGTATCTGTCGTAAGCCAATAATTCGGCCATGAATCATTACCCCTTTTGAGCTAATGCCTTGTGACTTGCCTGCTTAACGTGATTGAACCGTCCAGTCAGATTCTTGATCACAAAGTCAGCAGTATCGTAGTCAATCTGAGCACGCGGTTCACCCGATGGTTTTACCCAGGCTTCACGCGTCGAAAGATATTTCTCTGTTTCTCTTAAAGCATCGTTCGTCATGACAGCTGTACCAGAACCTGTATCGCCGTCAAAGTCAGCACCCAGACCTACAAGGCGACTTGGAGCAGGTGACTCAGAATCGTGATAGCCGCGCAGAGTATAGTTGGGGTACTCAACCGCCAAGTACTCATCGCCCTCAAGTGGCATCCAGCCAGTGTCCAGCTCACGACGGATCTCGCCCACAGAAGTGGTCTTGACGTGCATCCGTGAAGGGTAAGTGGAGTCATCACCATTGATCGGATAACGAACCACGTCAAGGAAGTACTTGACCCATTTGGAATAACCCGACAAGTAGATCAGTTCGATCAATGTCATTGGGTGCACATCTTTACGATCGAAGTTTTCTGGTAGGTCGTCAATGTCGTCGAAAACACGGAAGACACCTTCACCGTTATAGACCAGCGACAGGTAATGGTCGCCAATCATCACAGGACGATGTCGTGCTTCGATGTCGACCAGGCTGTTAATGACTTCCCTCAGTCCGTCGAAGGTTGTCCAGCGATCTCGCATGGTGGGCGATAACGAAGTCCACTCAGGTTTGAGCGTCTTGGTGTTCACCAGCATCACATCGCCATCACCTGCCGTCATGATCTTGGACAGATACCCAGTCCTCATCCAGAAGACCACAACTGGCGCCAGTGCTACAGCCGCCTGGAAGGTCCCTAGAACGGTCGCATCAAATGCCGGTACGTTAGGGGACTCCAAGCTGTAACCCGACGTCTCCATGGATGTCAGAACGTTACGGGTACCGTAGAGCACACGGCGTGACGCCCACTTATCACGGATGAACCCACTCTTACCGCCAATGATGCGTTCGACGTAAGAATAGATTTCATAGATAGCTTTGGTTAACAGCAACCGAGGGCTATCGTAGATGACGTTTTCAGTGTCACGGTTTTGAGCGATGTTCAAAGCGGTGTACATGACCCGGAAATAGAAGTCATTGATTTCATGCTTTGTCCAACGACCATCTTCACCGATTTCAATGTCTCGAAGTCCTGCTGGCATGACCGGCAGGTTGGTTAGCGTCTTACGATGCCACCAGCGTTCAAGGAAATCAATGCGTTCGTTACGGGCTGGGGATTCAGTGCGTTTGAGCTTGAGCTTATCCAGGTGGAACATAAAGAACGCATAACCTGTTTCAGCATCGGCATCAACGCTTGGATAGAAGTCCCCTTCGACGTCATTGAACTTGGCAGTCCGAGAACCTTCAAGAATCTCCTTATAAAGAGCCTTGAGGTTAATGAGGTCTCTATAAATCTTCGGGTGTAGAACCCGGACGTTTAACTTAAGCTTAGCAAAGACTTCGTCCCGCTGAACAGAACCCACTGGTCCAAAGATGCGGGTGGAGAACAACCCATCATCGTGGAAGTTGGTGCTGGCACCTTCAGTAATGTCCAAACGGGTGATCGGCGCAAGATGCGCTAAGTCACTGTCCTCCGTGTGGAGAATCCAGATCAGTGCGGGTAAGACATCGGTTTTCATGGACAATGTCCCTGTGTCGAAGTGGTATGACCCATATAGCCACCCTTTATGTTGAGTGAGACGTAATGGCTAAAAAAGATGACCATGATCTCCCCAAGCCACCAGACTTCGATGAGCTCGACTTTGGAGACATGGATTTCGACGCCTTTGGCGACGGAGCGGGGAAGTCAAAGAAAAAAGGTACCCGTACGCCTTTTCATGCGGGAGCGGAGAGTTTTTTAAAGACGTCTAAAGACAGACTTATCGACCGCAGTTTTGTGCGGCGTATGCTGTCCGGAGTACTTCCGAAGGGTTATACTCAGGCCCTCAATACATACGATGCCGTGGATCGCGGTATTGCCAGTATTCTGAAAGATAACAAGTCGGAGCTTGATCCATACCTTAGAAAGCTTAAGGCTGGCGCCGATAAAGATAAAAGTCTGCTTATGCGGTTTCTGCCTAAAAGTGCACGAGACGCTATTCAGGACTCTGATTCGGGCTCTTCGTACGGCGGTTCTTCGCCCAGCGAATTAGAGGGTAACCTGTCGGGTTTGGGCGCTATGTTCAAAGCCCAGTCCGCAGCGCAGTTGCAAGACACGTACGCTGGTGCCGCTCGTGACATCCGTGATCAGAAACGTTTTGAACTGGACATGCATGTCCAAACTTCCATTGGTCGTGACATTGGCCGGTTGGTAGGGTATCAGGATAATGTCCTGATCAAATACCATCAGAAGAATCTGGAAATTGGTTATCGTCAACTCGACGTTAACATGAAGATGTTTGCTCTGCAAAGAGAGCACTTCTCCAAAAGCCAGCAGCAGTTTGAAAAGATCCTTGAGAACACGGCACTGCCTGACTTCGCCAAGATGACGCATGGTGAGGTGTTGAAGCAGCAACTGTCGACTAAACTCGCCAGTGGTGCTATTGACTCTGTAAACAACTTCACCACCAAGTACTTTGGCGGGATGAAGGATAACGCCAGCAATGCATTAGGGGCCGGTCTAAACGCGTTCAGTATGTTTAAGGACATGGACATGCCTGGCATGTCTAAGAGTCACATGGTTGGTGACATGTTGGGTCAGTTCGCAGGTCAAGCCGCGGCCCAAGGCGTTGAGTACCTGATCAGTCTGCTGTCTGACCGTTATGGCGTAAACATTAAAAACAACAAGCACATGGCAAAGGGCGATAACACCCTGCGCGATATCCTGTCGTCTATTCCACAACGGTTGAACGAATACGCTAAGTCGGAAGGGACTCGGTCTGACTGGGTAGGGCTTGCTGAAGAATCGCTTAAAGGCATGCTGGATACCTATTCAGCTACCAGTTCCATTAAAGGCACGGCGATCACCGATCTTGATAAACCTGCGTACATGGACAATCTGTTTTACAAGTCCGTGACTGACATCATGCCTGGTCTCATGGCCAGCATGGACAGGTCTTTGAAAGTGCTGGTGACTGGCGAGGACCATGAAGAGGTTGCGTACAGTCATTACTCCGGCGGTTTTGTTAACCGGTCAACCCTGAATCAACAGCACGTCAAAAACGCTCTGTTGGAAGGTGGTGGTGACGCACTTCGTCAAAGCGTCGATGGTCTGCTTCGTCAAATGGGTGCAAGTGATCTTTCGCTGGACGCGAAGAAAGCTCTACGTCGCGCCTTGATGAAAGACATGGCTAACGCACACAGGTTCGTACCAGCCCGTTACGTTAAAATCGAAACGTGGAAGAATGAACCTGAAGATATTGCCAATGAACTGATCGAGTTCTTCGCCAATAAGTTTGGACTGTCTCCGTCTGGCGATCAAATGGATCAGTCTCAGGAAACCAAAAAACACCGTCTCGATGTAAGTGACAGGTTTTCTGAAATCCAATCCCGTTTGCCAGAGTTTGGTACGCGGATGGATAAGCTATCTGGCGTGGTTGGTCGTAGGACTTGGCGCGAGCTGGGTCTGAGTCGATTCAATGGCAGCGGTGATGTGATCGACCTTGATAAGGTTTATGACCTCATTCTTAACAGCACCGATGACTTCGACCCTAAAGATGAGGAGAAGCTTAAGAAAGCCATGACGCCAGAACAGTGGCGTGTACTCATGGTGGCTAAAAAGAAAAAACTTGCGGATGAGGAAGAGAAGCTTCGCACCGGCGCTAATAACAATGGTCTTGACGTCTTCAATCAACCACTCACCCGTAACCTCGGCCGGTCTATTGTTGGTAAACCTTCGGGTCCTTCCAATGGCACTCCAGCCGTTCAGATCGAATGGCCTGAAATCCTCAACGTGAAGGACGAAGGAACCCATTCTCGCTTGGATGCCATCATTGGGCTGAGTGGGCAGAGTAGTCAGTTGCTTGAACTGATTGCTCAGCTAATCCCTAACGCCGGTAGTAAAGGCGGTGGTGGCGGTGGAGCGCCAGGTCCCGATGGCGCTCCAGATGCCGGAGGTGGTGGCGGTAGCATGGACGATGCCATCGCTGAACAAATCGCTGAGATCAAGCGCCGGTGGTACGATGCGAGTATCCGTGAAGGTGCCGGTGGTACTGCCCGTGCTGCTAAGAATACTCTTTTTAAAGCAGGGAGTATGTTTGGCAAGTATTTGAAGTTTAGTTACGGCGCTATCTTCGGTGGGTCAAGTGAGGCAGCTAAAGCCGTGTGGGGTGCGGCTAAGTTCCCATTCAAAGCTCTGGATGGTTTTGGCATCAGCGACATCCACAAGGCTGGTGATGACATTCCGATCATGCTGGCTCGCGATATTCGTAAGGGTTACTACTTCGATATCGACAGCAAGAAAGTGATCACTAAGCTTAAAGACATCACAGGTCCCGTTAAGGACGTTCGGACCAATGAGGTGGTACTGACTCAGGAAGATATCGATGCTGGCCTTTATAGCGGCACTGGTGAATCCCTGGCTGGTTATTTCTCACACCTCAGTCTTTCAGCGGGTGGTTTGTTAGCCCGTGGTGCAAAAGCTTACATCAGCGGCACTTACGGCACGATGTGGAAAGTTGGCAAAGCGGTCGGACGGGTGGTGCTTGACCAGTTCACTCAGTTCGACGCATACCTGCCAGGTGACACTGAGCCTCGTATCCGTTCGGTCCTCATGAAGAAAGGGGCGTACCGCACTGCCACTGGCGCTGTGATCACAACCCTTAAGGATATCAAAGGTCCAGTCTACGAGATGGACGATGAGGGTAACCGTAAGGAAATCGTTTCTCAGGATGAGATTGATAAGTACAAATCGTTTTACACCGTCAATGGGTCGCTGCTGTACACCGTTGGTAGTGGGCTGATCAGCATGTCGGCACGTACTGCGATCATGGCAGGTAAGGCGGCTAAGTGGTACGGTCAAAAGGCCATGGGGTTCTATAAAGGAATCGCTAAAATGGTCGGTGGTATTGGCCGCGGCATTAAGAACTTCGTAATGGGTCGTTTCAAAAACGGTGCCGTTGGGATGCTTGATGACGAAATGTCGCTCGCTGCTGTAGAGATCGGTAGCCATCAGCTTCAGACGCAGATTCAGATTCTTGAGTTCATGAAATCCCGTTGGGACCAGGAAGGTGTCCACGGTGATAACGATGGTGACGGTACTCGTGATTGGTCGTGGCAGGACATCCTCAAACGCCGTAAAGACAAGCTGGCTGCAAAAGCTGGCGCTGTAGGCGCAGGCGCTATGGAAGGCGCTGAGAGCATTGTTGACGCCATCAAGAAAATGAACAAGAATCTCGATGAGAAGCTGGAAGAGCTCAGAGAGACGACCGAAGAAGCTGGTGAAAACGGCATGTTGGAAAATGCTGGCGATATTGCAGATATCGCAGACGCCGGCAAGGGAGGTAAAGGGAAAGCTGGCAAAGCTGGTAAGGTAGGGAAGCTTGCTAGGGCTGGCGGTTGGCTAAAAGGAAAAGCTGGCGGACTTATGCGGAAGGTACCGGGCGGTGCCTCATTGCTTAAAGCGGGTAGTTGGTTAGGGCGAGGAGCCTGGGCCGCAGCTACTGTAGCCGCTCCATTCGTTACCGAAGCGGCTGTTGGTCTTGCCAGTCTTCTGACAGCACCTGTGGTGCTCGGTGCTCTTGCCGTCGGTGCGGTTGCGTATGGTGGTTACAAGTACTACAAATCAGAACAGGCTAAAGAATACCCGCTGATCTATCTTCGGATGACTCAGTACGGTGTTAACCCAACTGATGAAAAACGTGTCAACGCCATGATCCAGCTGGAAGGGAACGTGAGACGGGGTACGGTTGTAGACAGTAGCGGAAACCCACAGCTTGATCCAAGCAAGATGGAACTGAATTCGATTCTTGAACTCTTTGACGCGACAGATGAAGGGAGAAGGAATAAACTCTTCAGCTGGATTCAGAACCGCTTCAAACCCGTCTACTTGGCTCACTGCGCTGCCATGCTGCGCATCCGGAAGACCACAGATCTCACAAGTGTCGACACAGGCATAGGTGACAGTGATCTGGACGCCTTCCTCGGCATTGTTGACGCCACCGGCATGCAGTCCATGTACAATGACTTGGCGACCTCTCCTTTTGATGGCGATTTGACTGAAGACGCGGATGATGTCGACAGCGCTATTAAAATGGTGAAGGGTAAACGTAAAACCGCTAACGATGAGAAAAAGGCCAGAACGGATATGGCCGTTGGTCTCGGTAACCCAGCCGGTGTAATCCAGGCCGCAACGGTTGCGGTTACGCCAGGTGGTACAGGGGACGCTAACCAAATCGCTCGCGGTTTGATTATTAAGCAAACCTTACGTACCGGTCGTATGTCAATGGGCACTGCCGGGGTTGCATCCGCGGCTAACATCCAGACAAGTCTCGATATCCCAACCGCTGTGCGTTACATCACGTACGGTATAAAGGAGATGAAACTTTCCAAGTGTATCCAGCTTCAGAAAGTGGAAGAGATCTACTGGCCTGTCCTCACCTACATGGGGACCAGTAAGGCAACGCTCAATGGTAACACGGATGACCTTGAAGCCCGAGTAATCGACATCTTCAAGCCGTCTAATGAAAACGAGCGCGCCGACGTGCAGAAGTGGGTAAGGTTCCGTTTCCTTCCCGCCTTCCTGCAATACGCTATCTCTGTACGCCGTCGTTATAACGGTGACGCTAAAGATGCTGCGAGAAACTTGACTGGACCAGCCATGCGTCAAGTGCTGGATGAAATGACCCGCACAGTTGTTGATACACCGATGGGTGAAACCACAGTCTGGAAAGTGGGTAATACGCCATGGCCGGGTGAGATGCTTGAATCGATGGCAGGTGCTACCAAAGCTTACATCGATGCGTTGGACAGGGAAGACACCGCTAAAGTACTCGACGTTAAAGGGATGGAGGCTCAGAAGAACCAAGACCCTAATGACTACGGCAAAACGCTGACTAACACAGCGCTCGGTAACCAGCGTGCAAACGCTTCAGGTTCCGGGGTAAACCAGTCAGGTCCTACTCTCGGCAACTACGCTAAGATCTATGGTCAAGGCGCAGTAGCGGGTGGGGCTAAAGGTCAGTCGGTCGGTTATGGCACCGGTGCCATGTTGATGAACGGTCCGGCAGGGACGCAGGTGAAACATCCAGGCGGTGGTACAGGTGGCGATATTAACTCGCTCCCTAATAACACCGGCAAAGGTGTGGAAGCCATGGGTCCGATCATCACTCAAGCGGCTAACATGGTTGGCTTCGATCCGGAGATTGCACTCAACGTCGCAGCGGTAGAATCCGGGATGGACCCTACTGCTTCTTCGGGTATCGCGTTTGGTTTGTTCCAATTCGTATCGGGTACCTGGAGTGACATGCTGACCAAGTACGGCGATACGTACGGCATTGCTCCAAACACCCCGCCGTCCGATCCTCGTGCTAACGCCATCTTGGGTGCGTGCTACCTGAAAGAGAACTACGAAGGGCTCACTGGCATGCTTGGCGGTAACGTCAGCGACGTCGACCTTTACGCAGCTCACTTCTTGGGTCTCGGTGGTGCGAAGCGATTCTTGCCAGCACCTAATAACGAATCCGCAGCTGGGTACGTTAGCGATGCGGCGATCAGAAACAACCAATCTGTCTTCATGGAAGGTGGGCGGATGCGGACAGTTGGTGAGGTCAAGCAGGAACTCCAGCGTCGTATCCAGATCGGCCGTAAGAAAGCCGGTATTGGTGCGGAAAAAGCACCACAGGGTGGTATTGGTGTTAAAACCGATGCTAATGGATTGCCAATCATGTCGTCTGGTGCAACTGCCAGTGATGGTTCAGATGGCGGCGGTCCGACTTCCGCAGGTGCGGCCGTTGCTGCAAGTGATGCGGCAGCAGCAGCAAATGGTGGTGCGTCGGGCAGTCCTGCGGCGTCTACCCCGACTGCAGCTAGCGGCGCCCCTGTCCCGTCTGATGTAGCGGCAGAGGTAAATGGTGCAGCTCCTGGAGCCGGTGCGTTTGGTGGGGCTCAAGCTACGCCAGCGGGTGACTTCGATAATGGTACAGCGGCGCCTTCGTTTCAAGCTCCTCCGCAGAGTGCCCCAACTCCGTCAGCTACACGGGCGGTTGCAAAGGACACTGTGGATAAGAACTACAAACAGCAAGCTGAATCTGCGGAGAGCGTTAGCGTTCTGATGCAGCAACAGTTGACGGCACTGCAGTCGATGGACACCAACATCCTTGACATTCGGAACCAGTTGATTGAAATGATCAATAAAAGTTCCGGGTCTGGAAAGCAGGCACCTGAGCCAAGCCAGTTCGAACCTGCACGCAAAGAGCCCATCAACACAAGACGTACCGGGGCTGTAACCTGAGGACACGGGGGTGGGAAACCGCCCCCACCTCTTTCGCTTAACCCAAGAGGAGTTCGCTATGGCGCGTCAATACGTGCTAGACAAGAGTTGGGCGGGCCATGCCTTTTTAGCACCCCCTAGTTCGTTGTCTGACTCGGTGGATAACAACCGAAGGTTCCGGACATCATCGTCCAGAAAGTTTATCGATACAACCTTGGGTGGTCATTGGGCGATCAACCCACTGTCGCAATTCACAGAGAACTGTGATATTAGCCACCCCTCCATTTTTGCCCGATCTGAACCCATGGGTCGGTGGTACAGTGAAATCCTTGACGATAACTCCCAACTGGTTCACATCCGTTGCGGGGTCCCTCAGTTTAACTCACTGACCAACTTCTTCGGTAACTTCTACAACATCCATGCTGGCTCGATGGCACGTACTGGTCGGGCACCAGATGTGTGGTTTAACATCGGTAAGGTTGCAGGTTTCATAGGCACCATTCCTTTGCAGCCATTCATTCTGGCCGGCAGCATGTTTAAGTTCTTCGTCGGCATGCCACGATCGAAGTACTACTACTTGAAACCTGCCATGTACTCGTACTGGTTGGCGTACAGTGGTTTTGTAAACGGCATGTTTGTGAACTTGGGTCTGTCTCCTCACTTTACAAACGACATGCAAAAACGTTATTTTGATCCAGGTTCCGTTCCGAATAAAGCTGACGTTGGCTCTATGAACCGGGTGCTTAATGACGGTGTGGTAATGACCGATGGCGGGATTGATGTTTTCCGCATGTCGACAAAACCTCAGCGTCTCGCAAACCGGTACCGGGACAAGATGGATGATGCGCTGAACAACCTGACGGGCGATCCTGCAAAACGCGCTGATGAGTTCAACCGCATTGTCTTTGACAGTGTCGACACGCAACTGATCAGTCTTGATGACCCAGGTGCGTCGATGGCGGATTACGAACGCATCTACAGCGCGTTCCTCGGCAAGTACGAAGCGAAGAATTCGTCAAAGTCGGAAATCTATCCGGATGAGAACAACGACCAAGGCTGGTGGGAGAAGGCGGGTGAGTCATTTCAGTCAGAACGTCACATGGGCGCTGACTTCGTTACCCTACGTGTAAACTTCACACCCACCAACAGTGACTCGTTTAACAACCAGACCACTGAACCATCTATCAAGACTGAAATCAACGCGATGAGTTCTAAAGCGCGGATGGCTCGGTTTAACTTGGCGGATGGCAACGTGGCAGGTTTCATGGGCGCTGCAGTATCTGCGATCTCTAACGTCGCTAAAGGCATCCTTGAGTCTGCCCAGTTGGAAGGTCTGGTTGCTTTGGCGGGTAACTCCTTCGCTGACATCCAAAAGATGTACGAGTCATCTTCGGCTGACTTGAACAGAACCTCGTTCACTATCCCACTGCGGTCTTGGGCAGGTGATGATTGGGTACGGTTGAAGAACCTGTTCATTCCGCTGGGTGGCATTATGGCCATGTCGTTGCCTCGCGCTACGGGTATGGCGTCCTACGACGGCCCTCCTTTGCTGGAAGTGTTTAACCAAGGTCACACGTTGATCCGTGAAGGCATGGTTGAATCACTGACAATCGAACGTGGTGTGGGTGACGTGGGTTGGAAGCAAGGTGGTCACGTACTGGGCATTGATGTGCATGTTACGATCGTAGACTTGTCTACGATTATGAGTATGCCGATTAACCCAGCGTTCAGTGGTCTGCAAGGCGCTACAACCGCAGCACTTGAACTTGTAGGTGTTAGTACTGACACGGCTACCACAGCCGTCAACGCTATTTCCAAATCCACCTACAGCGAAGATAACAAATATACGGACTACATGGCGACCTTGGGCGGCTTACCGCTTAACAGCATGATTAACAGCACACGCAAGTGGCAGTTGAACATGGCTAAGGCAAGAGCGCAGTATAACCAATGGAAGTCTCCAGACCGTGTTGTGAGTGGTTTGATGAATGGCATGATCGGTGATATCGTGAAAGCGGTATCTCGCCCTACAGATAGACCATAGCGTCATAGAGCCCGGCCATTGCGGCCGGGCTCTATGCTGTCAGGTAACGTAAGCGTCAGGATAAAGCGCTTTGATGACTTGTGATACGCTAGAGGCTAAGAACGATGGGGCGATCATTGAAAGGATCGATTCAGGCTCCGCTAAGTTAAGCAGGGTTTTAGCGTCAGTGCTGGCGACTGAAAAGGCACTCAGGTTCTTGACGTAGACACCGTTACGATTGTACTCCTCCCAATGAGGGTCAATACGATTCAGCGTACTGATCAATAATGCACGCTTAGTCGGGTATGTGTCGACGGTATCGCCCGTACCGAAATAGAATCCGGACAAGATCGTGTTGATAGGATTTGGGTTTACTTCCAAATACGCAGCCAGGCCAATCTTATCAATCACCCGGTTGATGGTCGCAAGGTCGGTTCCGACGATTGAGTCTGTAGAGACGTACTGGTAAGCCAGCTTCAAAGACTCTGAGCTACCTGCCATGTTAGCGACGTCATCGAGAAGACCAGGAATGTCGTATTGAATCAACATCCCCATCAGACCACCGAGCACCGCAGCTTCCGCTTCGATGTTGATGACCTTCATCAATTCGCTGTTACCCGTCAGTTCGTTAAGAACGTCAGCCAGACCACTCAGGTCATTGACGGTTGCAACTTTAACAATCTTCCCAAGGTTCCCGTAAACAACGTTTACAGCCTTTTCGGCACCAGGTCCGATCAGAGTACCTGCCGCACCGGCCAGTTGGTTCTTAACCCCACCTGCGATACTGCCGATAAGCGCAGGAAGTGACGAACCCATAGCGCTAAGGGCTCTGTCAAGCATGTCTGCCTTATCGACATTACCGTTTTTAGAACTCAGGATCAGTTGGGTCAGTTGCTTGATGGACGATGGGTTTGTTTGGAGTCCTGAAATACCCTCCGAATAAACTCCTTTCAGTGAATCGAATACGGTGTTCTTGGTTTGTTGGTTGGAGATACCATAGGCATCTTGAGCCAACATGGCCTCACGACCATTGGTTTGAAATACGGTTCCTGCCAAACGACTAGCCATCACCTAAATCCTCAGTAACGTTCACATGATAAACAAAAAAAGAATGCGGCATACGCCGACCAGGTTTCCCCGGTCGGCGCTAACGCTTACTTAACTTTACTGATTCGTGCTTTTACTTCAGCCCGATACTCTTCGAGCCACTCAGTGAGCCACAGTGTTTCTTTAGGCTCAATGATTTTACGATTGCGCTGCATGTGGTAATAACGAAACGGTAACGAGCTTTCTGCGAAGGCGACGTAGATCTCGATGTTGTCTTCAATCTTCGAAACCATCGCGGTCTTTACATCTTCTTTAAACCGTTTGCTCCACTTGGGTGTATGTCGACTGCTGATCTTCTTTGCTTCAAACCCAGTTGCCGCTTTGAGTTCTTCGAGATCTTTCTCAACCTTCAGGTACTCCCACAAACCCTGGGCTGTGCGGAAGATACCATGCTTAGGGTGAGTAACCCGTACATCAGCTAACAGGGGAAGCTTGCGACCTAACCGACTGGTGGCATTAAGGTCGATGCGGATATGGTCAACTCCGTCCAATGTAGGATCTGGCAGGGCTGGCTTATTCATCGTCATTTTCCTTCGGCTCATCTTCGATATCTTCAGCCTGTTCGTCTTCGTCACCTTCAACCGCATCAGGCTCGTAGTACTTGTTGCGTTTGAACACTTCGTGCTTGTACGTGACACCGTTAGCGAAAGTAAGTTCAATACTCACTTTATAACTGACAGGACCTAGGATCTGGATGGTTGATTCACACCGTCTCCAAGGTAAGGTGTCTTTAGCCAAAGCTTTGGCCATGTTGCTCTTGTCATGAGTGACTTTGAGCAGGTCGACTTCATTTTTGGAATTAGCGTTAACCTTTCGGTAATACTGATCCGCCATCTTGTCCCACTGGGCAGGTGAGATACCATGGGTGAGCAACATGTCCCGTACTAAGTGAGCGGGGATGTTTTCACTCTTGTCCATCTTCTTGGTATTATCTTGAAGCAACTCTCGAAACGTAGATCGTGTAGACCGACTGCGTCTTGTCATGGCGTATTATCCTTTAATGCGTGTGCAAGCTTACAGGTATCTGATGGCTTGACTTTAGGATTTGTTGCTGAGCGTGAGTGAAAGTTCCATTACACTGATGGCATCCCTGATAACAACAGTCAGGTGCTTGACCATGTAACGATGGTAAAGATGACCAAAGTTTATGTCCTTAGTCTCAAGTAGATGATGTATGATTCGGATCTTTTCGAGCACTTGAATCCACACAACCTGCGGTGCCCAATACCCCGTCTTATCGTGGAAGTAGTAGTCCACAAGCCATATTGCCTCACGCTGCCTTTGATCCAACTTCCACTCTTCTGTGACATCCCCTTCTGTTTCAATGCATCGTATAGAGATTTCCAGCCACGCCAGTAACTCGTAGACGTTATCGCTACACACTTGGACTTTGAGGTCTAAGTGGTCTGCATTTAGTTCAGCCAAGTCTAGTGTATAAATGGGATCAGAGAGTTGTTTACTTCTGACCCAAGGATCATCAGACAAAGGTTCTGTTACAGGTTCCACCACCGGTCTTTTAAAAAGCCGAGTCCACAATTGTTTAAACATGCCCCCTCCAACGAAGGGATTAAAGAGAGGTATCGAAATGAGCAACTTTGACGAACTACCCCGCATCCCTGGTGTGACTACAGCGCCTGTAGCCGGGTTTACTGAACGCGACACCGATCCGATGGCAGTGGTCAGATTCACGCAGCAAATGCGGTACATGGCCACAGAGAAGCTCACAGTCGGTGGTACGCAGATCCCTGACAAGATGGGTGATCTGATCATGCTGTTAAACGGCATGGACCAATCCGCACTCACAACCCGTAAGCTCGATATTGAAGAAAAGATTGGCGACAATGGGGCTGAGGCCATCAAAGCTGTTCGCGAGATTCGCGAAATGTTCGGTGGGCGTGATCCATTTCTTGCGGTTGGCGAGGAGCGTGAAATCACCGGCGAGCGTATCAGTTCAATCCTGCCAGAAGGTTACGTCCCACCGGAAGTGAGCTTCAAACCTGGGGAGCGGGATTCGGGGGAGTCTTCGCTCGATGTTTCTGATTTTGTATCTCCTGATGAATGATGGGGTTGTGACAAGCCCATGCGGTCGGGATATATGTGAGGGCGATAAACTTCACCAACACCATTGACCGTGCACTGAATGGGTTTTCCACATCAGGATTCTTTTCAGGAAGCTCCCCGCTGGTTGCAATCGTTGGCGTCAGCATGACCACGTTAGGAAGGCGTCTTGCAATAAGCGCTTTCTCATTCGGGATTAACCAATCCTCGTGGTTGTAAATGGCAATCATGTCGTAGGTACGTGCAACGATTTCAGGAGTGAGCTCGGCCCATGGGACGTTGATTGCATTGACCGTGATGTTGTGCGGGAAGTACCGTCTGACTGCACGGACGAAGATTTTGATCTCAGTGTCGGTCAGTTCGGTGTACGGAAAGAGGTTGATATCGATCGTAACCGAAGTGATGCCAGCGCCGCGCTCCATGCGGTTGCTGGCATCCACCATGTCTTTTCGAAGGTAATAGACAAACTCTGTCATCTTCGAAGCGCCTAGCGTATCTGCCTCTTGTTTGGCATAAAGGCTTTGATACTCCTGACGGTCAATTTGACCATTCGTCAGGAGATCAAAGTTGTCATGATGTCGGTCGCGGTAAACGTTGGAAGCGCCAAGCACATTAGCGATTGTTTCGTCAATGCGCCTGACGGCTCCAAGTCGTGTATCGGCCAACATGTTAACATCAATGATAGCATGTTGTTTCATGGTTGGACCTTAAGTAGCTGGTTTTGGAGCGGGAGCTTTTGATTTCACACGCGCGGCATCCAACGCTTGAATGACATCGCCCATGCTGAGCAGGTACAGGAACATCATCCATGGACTGCCGGTAAACGTGTTACGGGCATTTTCAGCCGTAGTCGTCAACCGTGCCTGAACCGCCCCGAACTCTTTTACATCACGCGGCCAAGAGACGCTTTCAGCGAGCAGGGTAGCCAGCTCTAGGCGTTGTTGAAATGCGGTAATCCCCGCCCTGAACATGAAGCTGCTGGTCATGTTAATAACCATACTTGCTTTATCGCCATGCACTTGCAGGTGGTTCAGTACCTCATCGGCAGCCTTGTCCGAACTCATGTTTGCTTGCCAGTTAACGACCTTGGCGCATTCAATGTAAATCGACCGGACCTTCTGCTCAGCCTCATCGTGGATTGCGTAGCGCAATGCTACATCTTTCGCCAACTCCACAAAAAAATCATTGCCTTTATTTTCTTGCATCATCTGGAACCTTTGTTGACGGATCGAGGTTATTACCGATCAGCATAGTGTTCAGGAACGTCGACAAGGTCTTAGTCGAACGAGCAATACCCAACCCTTCCAATTGCGAAAGGTTAACCTCACCATCTTCCACCAGTGCCCGCGTGAACTCACGAGCTGCCAACGCGTTACCGCCACGAACGTGTGTCAGTTCAATAACGGTATTGTCCAGACGCTTCTGGATCAGAGACCCGAACTCAGGTGAAGAGATACGACTGCCTTTTGAGTCCACAGTCGGTTGGTCGGTCAGGTCATCGAGACGCTGGTGGTGCTCAGGGATCGAACGCTTCTTGCTACCGGTCTGTGCTTGACGACGCACCTGCAAATCATAAACCGGATAAGCATGTGGTGTGATGTACTTGAGCCCTGTAGCGCCATCGGTCATGATCAACCGTTCTTCAATGCTGCGACCCAGGTCACGCGCAATTTGGTAATTACGGGCAATGGATAAACGCACTCCATTTGGACGCAGGTTGGGTACGTAAAACGGCAGGAACAACCGCTGCTTGATTTCATCGGGTGTCTTAGCGGGCGCAAGGCGTTTGATGTACGCCTCGAACTCGCTGTCAGACATCTTGTCGAAAGCAGCCTTTAGACTTTCAGAGTTCGTTTTATCCCCAGGAAGAATCTTGTCGAAATTCTTGAGGATGAACTCGGTAACCTTACGGCGTTTTTCGTTCATGATTCAGTCCTTTGGAAGCTCGAACCGAATGAGGGTTGGGAGAACGTGTGCTTCGAAGTACTGCAGCCATTTCGAAGGAGCAATACCATCGAGCAAGCAACCGCGCTCATCAATGGTGGATGCTTCAACTTTACTCAGTTCTACCCGAAAGTAGTCATTGAGTGACTTGACTTCATCGCCACCTGCTTTAGGCGCTGAGAAGCTACGCACGAAAGCATTTTTACGGGCGGCACTGCTGTTGCCAAGTAGATCGGCAACTTTGTCGACCAGGGATCGTTCACTCATGACTGACTTATCCTTATACGGTTACTTGGGTTAACTCCCTTGAAGTTCGATCTCGGGTAGCCCCATTTCTTTACGGGTTTTTGGGTACCAGTACGGGTGGTATTGATTCACACGCATCAGCAGTAAATCGCGGGTGGACAGATAAGGAGTCTTTGCGCCCTGCTCTACAGTACTGAACCAGTACCGAGTATTCAGAAGCAAATCCCAATCATAGCCCATGGCCTTGATTTCTTCATACAGTTGCGTTGGTTCGCAGCGCAGCTCATCCGGGAAGGTAACGCTGGTGGTCATCTCCCAGTGCATTTCCATCAGGATGCGAGCAGCGTTCTGCAAAGCATAAGACTCACGCAGCTTTTGACGCACTTTGGTACGGGACAGCGACACGTCTGGCACCAAAGCCAGAGCGTAGTGTTGCACGTTACCTACCAGGCCGTAGCGCGCGGCGTTACGCAGCAGGTAGTAGAAGTTGGACATGTACGGAAGCAGACCTTCTTTCTTCGAGATGATCAAAGGCAGAGGGATGTTATCGATACCAAACTTACCGCGGTAGTTCGTGACGCGGATTTCCAACAGGTCAGTGGTCATGTCGACCGACTCAGGGGACCATGGGAATTCAGCACGTTTGTCATCACCCATCAAAGGCGAGTAATAAGTGATCGCGTAGCAGTTACCGGTCTGGAACGAATAGTTTTCAGGAATGCGCTTGATCTTCAGATCGCCTTTCATGCCCTTAAGGAGCTTGACGTTAGGCTTACGAGGATCGAGTTGGTACGACTGACCGATATGGCCGGTGGTCAGCCAGTAGATGCCATGCTTAGCAACAAGGTCAGGCGCCTGGTCGATGATCTGGCTCTTGCCGCTGTTGACGCGCATTGCCAACATGTTGTTATCGGAAGAACCCACATCGTTCTTCTCCAGCATCTCGGTAGCACCTTCAGTCTTCAGTCCGGAGAAGGAGTCGGTGAACTCGATCACTGGAACGAAGTACATGTAAGGCTTGCCGGTCTGCGGGTCGATGATCTCGTAGGCCACCTGCTTTTCATTCTTGAACCGTTCTTTAGCAAACGCTTTCAAGTTGTTAATCATTTCAGTGCCGTCAAGGTCGACAGAACTGGTGAAGAACAAACGACCGCAGGCGATCAAATCTTCTGGAACAACGATACCCGGCAGCAGCAGTGCCATCGCTTCCCGCACCAGACGCTCTACACGACGCGCTTGCATGCTGGACTCAGTGTCATGGGCGTGCATGATCGAATCGTCAAAGGCACGCATCACAGCGCCTGCACAGGCGGCTGCTAAGGTGGACTTGAACATGTTAGGTTCAGCGATGATCCCCCAGAACTGTGCAAACCCCCCATTGAGAATCCATTGGCCTTTATGGCCACGAACCCAGGACCCTGCTGAAATGTCGAGAATGGTGCCCAAGTTAGGCATTGGATAAAACGCCCGAGCCTTCTTGTCGTACTGATTTCCGAATGCTACCGCCACGTTTAAATGCTCCGCTGATTTTTAAATACACAGTATAGGGTTTAGTGGTAACTTAGTAGTTCTGATATGGAATCTACACCCCCTGAATTAGCCGGAGGCAACACCTTCATGTCCAAACTTAACCCGAACATCATGAACGAGCTGGCTAATGTCGAGCTCAACTCTCTCGAAAGCATTTGCCGCATGGGTTCGGATCTTTCCACTGAATCTTTGGCTCTGCCATTTGTCGACACCGTAAAGTCCAAGTTCAACGAATTCGTTGACCGGTCTTCTACATTCCTTAATGGGCTTAAAGTAGGTAACTACCGTAGTAACCATCTGGATTACGACGCGGCTGTGATCGCGTTTAACAAAAACCCTTATGCCACTAACCGGTTGGTTATGGTACATGTAGCCCCTGGGTTCACCGGCAAGTGGGTTTCGTTTCTTGAATACCTGATCACGAACGTGCTGCCGCAGGTTGAAGAGTTGGAAGCCACGCTGAAAAAGAGCAACACGCGTCTGGCACAGATTCTGAACGAACCTGATCGTCTGGCTGCTCAGAGCGGTATCAAGGAACTCAAAGGTCAGATCCCTTTGGTCAGCCTGGAGGTCCTCAGTAAGCTTAAGCAGTACTTCACGGGGTCTAACGCACCAGAAGCACAAGCCTCCAAAGTGATCGACCGTAACGCTGACATGGAGCACGCTTACAAACTGACCAATGCGCTGAATGACCGTTTGGCTAAAGTCGACCTGTCCAGTGTAAATGGCATGGTGGGCCGCTTCGCTGATTTGTCCACAAGCTTCAAAGAGCATCTTGCCAAGCACGATGACACGGTATCCGGTAAAGTGGGTAGTCAGCTCTCTGAGTTGTTCTATAAGCTCGGCGTCACGGTTAGCGCAGCCGCAGCGTTGCTTGAGATCGTACCTCAGCATGTAGAGGCGATGAAGAAGAACCTCTCCGTGATTGAGAAAGCGGGTAAGTAACTCAGTAGCAGCATATACGCCCGGCTCAATGCCGGGCGTATATGCCGTATTACAGTTTTGAACGGGCGTACGAAAACACGGCCTTCGCATCCTTGATGAGACACGATTGGTCACCGTATCTTGCCCATTCCGGGCAGCAGCCGACGAGGTCGCAGGCGAGGGTATTCAGTTGCGACTCATCCTCTAAGTAGGTTTCGAACGCTTCTTTGGCATTCGTCCTGAACCAGAGGATGTTACTCATTGCAGCTGGGAGTTTCAGTGAGCTTTCACGGTAGGCCAGACCAAAGCGCTTATTAAGATCAATAAGCAACTCCTTGGCCGGGTCCTTGATGCCGCGTATCTTAAAGTACAGCGATGAAAGGAATATCAACCGCTTCATGCTCAGTTGTTTTACCTGGGGGTTAGCTTTAGTTTCAAAGGCTTCCCCCTCCAACGCTTTAGCACTCATGACGAGACCTCTGCGGCCCTGTGGGTTTACTTGACCGCGTAGTAGATATTAGCTTCAGTTCTTGCCCAAAGTCCAATGTCACCCGAATTCAGTTCGACCAGTGTTGCATAACGACCCACTACTTCCGAATCTCGCCAGGTCACTACCTTCACAGACTTAACATCTTCTGCAAGTGCAGCAAGCTGGTTACGAGTCAGGATGTCGCCACCTAAGATCAAACGAACCTTATCCTTGAACGGCTTTGGCTCATCCTTCGAGCTCTCAAGGTTAAACTCGACGTCCACATCAAGATGCTTAGTCACAGGGGATATGATTGACTTGAGTTTACGAACCACCTTTTTGGTGCCTTGTTCCTCATAAAGTAGGTCAGTTAAATCAGTTACCCGATAAACGTTACTTCCTTCAATCACTCGGTCAAGTACACGGGTAAGGCTTCTCCACTGATTCACACCACGGAATCCGAGACCTGCTGGCCGCAGCTCTGCAAGAATGGATTTCTTATTAGCATCAAGGACATCGAAGCGTTTTGGATTGCTATACAGGAACGTGGTCTGGTGCTGGGTCAACTCCTTATACGTCTTCTGTGCGAAGATTGCATCGAGGTGACCAATGATGATAAACCCAATGCGATTTACATCTTTGGCGATTGCATTCAGACGCAAGCATTCCATTACCGGATCAGGTTCTTTTACCCGAACCACACCCATGAAGTTATCGGCATACGGCTTGCCGAAAAGATCATCTTCTTTATCTTTGCCACCATGACAGCCGGTGTAATAAATGTGAGATCCGTCATCACGTTTGTATTCAAGATCCGTTGTTGAAAAGTACCAGCGAGGTGCTTGGAGGATACGAGGAACCTGCGAATCTTTAGTCCCCCAATACCCTTGAGCCTCTTTAAAGTTTTCAATGACGGCTGGGTTACGAGTCTGACCCAACACCTTGCCACGCGTTGCTAGGTCGTCAGCACGCGTGTTACCCATTTCGCCAGTATGTCCTTTGGCCCAACTAAGCTTGAGGTCCAACCCACGGACAACACCCCAGTCTGCCATCTCCAGAACCTTCTGCCACATGGGCAGATACTGAGGAGGTACGCCCTTAGCGTTCAGCCAACCTTTGGCCTTCCACTTGCGTAAATGGTTATTAAAGCCCTGAACGACGTAACGGCTATCTGAGATGATTTGCACATGCTCGATGTGGTCATGTCGAGTAAGCCAATCCAGCGCTAACAGGAACGCATCAAGTTCAGCTTCATTGTTACACTCGTACCGCGGTCTGCCGGAACATGCATCGATGTAGCTTACCGGCGTGACCTTATTGCCAACACAGTTTTCAATGTCCGGATCTTTACTTTCAAACATGTAACCTTTGTCAGTTGGCACTGCCTTAGGGTTACCCGTTCCCTTCTTAGGGAGATCCGGAAGATACGTGTAACCGTGGACGCCACGCCCACCAACTTTACTGTGCGGGTCAAACCCGCCATCGCAGTACAGAACTGCTCGAACTGCTGTAGGTGTGTCGGTCATGTCAAGAAACCTTGAAGTGTAATGACTGTCTAAATGATAGGTCACTTCTGTAGTTTTTGATCAAACTCGCTTTGACCGTATCTCGGCAATCAGACACTTGCGTTCTCTTTGCATCCTTGTGATTTCATTACGCTGCAGTTTAATGTGGGCGAGCAATAAATCGACCACTGCTTTATTGAGCTCATTCTTTGTCTTACCTTCAATCTTTGAAAGATTAGGTAGGCCAATTTCAACAGGGTCGGGTAGATCGTTATCAATGGCTGTGACACAATCACGAATGGGCGTTGCGTTTGACGATGATCGGAGTGATGGCATTGCACCACCCTGGTCATCGTGCACCTGATACTGCCCAGGCTGGCCGCCGTTGTTTGTATAAACAGTAATACTGGTCGCTGGAATTACTGGTGTGCACGAGCCCAGCAATAACAGCGGAAGCTGAAGCAATAAGTGAGTTTTATATTTTTTCATGGCTGTATCCGGGAAAGGTTAAAGTGTCTTTAACTGCTCTTCGACATACTCACGCAAAGATTTCTCTTCGACATCTCTACGTGCTCTCTGGCCTGGAGGCTTACCTTTTACAGTATCCTTCTTAGTATTTTTATCTGGATCAGGCTGGAGTTGTAGTGTTTGAGGAACAGCCTCCGACGGAGGTGGTGTTACATCTTTCGGAGCAGGGCCTTTCCCTAGCGCATGTTCCATTAACTGCTTCTTTTCAGCTTCAAGTGTGACAACACGTTCACGTAAATCAGCAATGACGGTGGTATTGAACCCAAGCTGTTGGTTGGCAGTGTTGAGATCATCGAAGACTTTGTTGGCGGAATCGCTCACTCGGGTAAACACAATAAACATAACCAGAATGCAGCAAAGTAGGAAACACGCCAATTTATTCTGTGCTACGATCTCCTGCAGGGCCTTCTCTTTGAGAAACCATTCTCGCAGAAAAGGAAAGATAGATTTTAGGATTAAGAGGATCGTCACAGCAAATCCCTTCTCTTTTGGAAATAGTATAGTTTCAGACTTACACGGAGTGTGTCTTTACACCTTTAAGCACGCATACCTTTATTGCTAAAACACCCGAGGTGTCATTTGTGAATATATTTAAGGCGTTTGCCCATATCGGGGCATTGACCGATAACGCGCCAGGCGTCGTGGCACCCGTCGGTGAGCTTTCAAAGCTATCCCTGACGTTTGTCAAACAAAACACCTTGCATGTGTCGATCGACTACCCTGAAGAAGTCCTGGTAGGCTTCGGTTACAAAGTTAACGATGTCATCACTCCGGTTCCCGATGCCGTAGCCAACAGTGCGCTGAAAGCCGTTAACTGGACGTACCTTCAAGCACGTCTGAATGCGTTCACTGAAGTCAAGGACGTGTTTCAACAAGCCTTCATCACAGCATTCGGCGACACCTTCGATTTCATCGACTCCGGCAGGATGGTCCAGTTCAAAACGTTCTGGTGTCCGGAGTATATCACGATTGCACCTAAGGGTCAGTCGGCAACCGATAGCTGGCGGATCTGGTTTGCGGATGATGCGTTCTTTAACCAGTTCGACGAATTCGAAATCCTACCGATCGTTCCACTGATCCCTCTCGATCAGTTCTTCAATGATTACGACGCGGTCAAGCTTCTGGTTGATGCGATCAACCAATCGGAGGTGTTCGAGCGCATCGCTACTGTTCGCGGAGCATACCCAGAGACCTATCAGCGTCTCGACGTGTTCACCTGGCAAGACGTCAACAACAAAGCGCTGAAGATTGATACCAACTGGATCTCGTTGGTCTACGGCGCTGCTGGTAACAACCTGGATGCGATCAAAGAAGCTATCCGCGATTACATCCTGCTGAATTCCAGCCATACCCGCGATGAATGGGCAGCGATCTTTCCAGATCTGTTCACCTCTACAGAGTTCATCATGACGCCGTTGTGGCAGAATGTAGCGGTCCCTGGTGGCGATCGTCAGATCAGCACCTTCTCTGGGATTGCGCAGCACGTCCCTGCGTTGGCGTTGTGCTACAAAACCTGTAAAGGTGTCAAGTACACCAATGAACACATTGCCGCTGTGATCTCAAGCGTACCGAGTCAGTTTCGCTCCTTGATGCTGGCGGTGGTAGGTGGTCCTGAGAACCGTGACGCTGTCAATGTGCTCAATCAGGTTTTCCCTGACTACATGAACGTCCCGACTACTCATGTTGACTTCGGCATGATGAATGAGAAGACGCGAGTGTTCATCAACACGGTGCTCGATCCAATGTTGATGTACGCTGAAGAACTCACGTTGAACTCAGGCGTTCCAGCGGGTTTTAACCGGGTAGTTCGTGACGGCATCGTTTACCTCGCCAAGAGCTATAACAAGTTCCTTTACCTGGTGGTTACCAAGTACAGCGTCGATCAATTGACCACCGTCTGACGGGGAGTGACTCATGGCACGTATCACGCCCCCTCTGGGGACTAAGGGGCTTTTCTCCTTACGTATCCCGTTTACCGCGCTGGCAAACATTGTTTATCGCGTAGGCGCTGAACGAACGTTTGAGGAAATGATCAGTCAGGGTCTTGACCCGATGGCGTTGGTATATACGCCAGTTGGGTTATCGACGACTGATTACGATGCAGACAAAGTAGCAGGCGCTGCGGTTATCACGCTGCTGTCGGACACGCAGAAACCTTTGTACGTGCCAGACACGTATATCGATTCGTACCCGAACATGGATGTGGTGCCGCATCAACGTGTGGTCATGGCGGCTGACTTAGGTATGCTTCCCGACACCTACGACTTCACCCGTGCGATGGCGGCATACGGCAAGGCTATCTCTGATGACATTGGTGTGGTGCCAACCATCATGCTTTGCGTCGCACCTACCGCGGATGCGATCACGCAAGAACAGTACGTACAGAACTTGGCAGCGCGCAATGCGGCTATCAAGAACCGGACGACCGATTATGCAAAGGTCCTGGTCCTTCAAGACCAAGTCGCAAGTCTGACCCAAAGTAACGCTGAACTGGTTACGGTGATTGAACAATTGCAGCAGGTCATCATTGACATGGGTGGTACGCCGCCGGGTACGTAAAAGAAAAGAAGCAGACATACACCCCGGTCGCAATGACCGGGGTGTATGCTGTTAATCATCGTTTACTTCTGGCGAATACTTTTTGTAATGAGTGAAATTATCGGGAGCGATGTACACTTCGAGCGTATCGCCTTTCTTGAAATGACTGTCCCAATTCTCACCCGCGGGGATATTCACCCCAACCTTTTGATTCTCTGTACTGACGTACATCTTTCCATCCCTGAAAGATGACACCGTACAGACCCCGAAGAACTCATCCTCAGGGAACGCGTAATCTTCCTTATCCATCACGCACCCCAGTAGATCGCGCCAATAACAGCGGTCACAATCAGCTCAGTAACGATGACAGAGACCAAAAAACCAGCCCCTAATTTCTTCTCTCCGGCCAAGTAACCGACGCAGATGGCAAAGAGCGATGACAACAATGATGCGTTTAACACAGTCGTTGCAGTAATCATGGGAACTCCATCTTTTAGATTGGACGCGATCTCACTTCATATACCCCAGGCAATAATCTTTCAAACCCAGGAGGGTCTATGAACTCAACTATATCTTGCCCCTGATCGACCGGATCTTGAAAATAGACGTAGTCAGAAATCCCACCAACCTCTAACACACTACCAACTTCTGGCTGGTCTTGGTTAAGATGAAATGTAAAGGGGACTACGCCGTTCCCAAAGACTTTATATTTAGCAGATTCGAGTTGAGCCTCACTAGACAACTCAAGGCAGTCGCTCATGATATCTTTCATTTGATCAAGCAAAGGTTGCCAGTGTGAAATGATGACAATTTTACGTTTATTCATGCGAACTCCACATGGCGGTTATATTGGTGAGGATAGTTGATGTTCCGGTCATCCAAAATAATAGTCTCGGAGTTAGGGAACGCCGTTTGGCCGTCGAGGCTGTGACTGATGATCAACACTTGAGAGAAACGATCATTGTCGATCAAATCTTTCATCAGGGGAATAAGGTTCTGCCGATGGACTTCATCGAACGTGGCACCTAGTTCATCCAAGTAGAGCGGATAGTCAACCAAGTCCATGCAGTAATAGCTGGTCAGTCTGAAGGCTTCATTGATGATGTCAAGACTCGCACCGCTGCCATTTGCAATGTCGGGGCGTTGTTTCGTATCGACCGTCAGTGGGAACTTGTAATTAAGCTCTTCATCAAACTCCATACCTGCGGAGATGTAAAGAGGATAGCCCCATACTCGCTGAATCATCTCATTGACGCCCGAGATAATGCCCGTGAGCTGCAAACTGATTTGCTCTGCAATGAGACCTGTCTTTGGACACATCGCGTCCACAAGGCACTTAGCGGCCTCCAACTGGATCAGCGATTTACTGTGTTTGATCTCCAGATCTTTAAGCACGGTTTCATGGGATTCATTTTCTGTGATAGCCTGTTCATGAACGCCCAGGGTTTCGAGTGTCTTACGGATCAGTCCTTCCACCATGGTATCAGCACGGTGGTTAGCAAAATCAATCAGCGATTGACGTAGCTTTGCGTAGGTCTCGTTGCAGTAGTCCAGACGCTCACTGTATTCGGTATGGTTTCGAATGACTGTTTCAACCCGAATCCTGCGAAGCTTCAGATCACGGATGGAGTTAAAGATGCGGTTGTACTCATCCTCTGTTTCAAGATAAGCATCACGCGCACCTGCAAGCTCCGGCGCCTCTTCACGCAGCATTGCGAAGACTTGTTCAATCTCTTTAATGCGCGTGTTGAGCTTTTCACGCTTACGGGCCAATTGCTCATCGCGGTAATACACGGATGTCTTCTCAGCCAAACCTGCGCCAAGCTTTGCCCAACCGGATTGTTCCAGATAAGTAAACAGCCCAGGATAACTACCCTGGTACTGAATCTTCAGTTCTTCAAGCTGGTCGTACAGTCGAATGTTTTCACGAATAGCATTTTGCTTATCGTTAAGGTCATTAAGTTCAGTCAGCTCTACAGCCGTTAGATTGTGACCGTTCTGGTATCTGGCATTCAGTTCTTCAAGCCTGCCTGCTTCGATACCGGGTTTAAATAACGTATTGCAAGAAGGGCACTGGACTTCAGCACAGCGATGGATGTGCATGATTTGACGATCAATGTCTTCAAGCAGACCATGGATCTTGTCTACGCGGTTTTTCTTAGCGTAAACCTTTTCGTTGATCTCCTCCACCTCTTTACGAGAAGCCATAACCGCTGGGATCTCATTGATCACCCGGCGCAGTTCAGCAATAGGCCGATCGGCAGGAATCAGTAAACTGTCGTGTAAGCCGGTCAGTGACTTAGGTAACGCCACGATCTCAGCTTGTAACTGAGACAATTCATTCTGAAGTTCGTCAACGGGAACGGACAGAAGGTTATCGGCTTTCATCTTCCGACTACGGAGCTTATCGAGATGCTCTCCGTTTACTTTGAGTTCGCCAGTAAGTTGGTTAACGCTAGCCAACAGACCTGCTGACATCTCCCGCAATTCATCAACGCTGTTAGCATCAAGCGTTTCAGGATACTCGGAATATGCGAACTCATGCGTGGACCGATTCACTTCATCGATCAGCCACTGGATTTGTTCTTTAGTGCTGACTTCGTCGCCGGTGAAGTGTTTGGGTTCGTTCATCAGCAGCTTGAGTGTTTCACGCAGCTCAAGCGCTGTCTTACGCATAGCTTCCAAATCTTCAAGCGGGATGGTTTCCTTACGGGCAAATCCCATCTGGTCACGCAGATACTTCTCGACTGTTTTAGACGCACCGTATTCTTTCTGGAATCCTTTGTATAGACCGAATGCGTAATCAAAGTCAACTGATGAAAACTTAGCGATCCAATCACGACGTTGGCCGGTGGACATCTTCGTGAATTCAAGTTTACCTAACAAGAAGTCACGCAGGTCTTTTGTCCAACCCAAGTGGTGCTTAATCAACTCCAGCTGTGCGGTGACGTTACGCCCCTTATTCAGGTTCTCGCCACCATCGATTGAAAATGAATACGTCCACTTACCGCTGAGGTGGTTTTCGAGACGATAACGATGGCCTTTATGAAAGACCGTTTGAATCAAAGATCCGCCATCGTCGAAGTCTGTAATCTCGGGAGGGAGTGGAGAGAAGCCGATCTCTATGAGGCTAGACTTGCCACTACCGTTAGTACCTAGAACCATTTGGGCTTTTTCGGTAGGGCGAATGGTGAACGAGTTTTTACCGTTGAGTGCAGTACGGTTGCACTGGTTCATGATAATTTCTTCGAAAAACATGGCTTATACTCGGCACATTGTCATTGTATTATCAGTGTGTTTCGTTAACTTTTATTTACAAGGTGTTGAGATGAGTCAAGTATCTGTATTCCGCACAGTCGGTCAAGGTCGTATTGATGGTAACAAACCTATCACCAATGCCGATGGTAGTTTTTGCACTGACGTTGAAATCATCCCAACCGAATGGATCGGTATGCGCGATGGTGAGATGACTCAAAATGCCACCGTCATGGAGTATGAGACTAAGGACCAGGATGGCGTTTCAGTTAAAGGTGCTATCGTCGGCACTAACACGATCAAGGCGCAATGGCTACCTGGCGCATGCAGTAACCGCCTAACCCCTCCTGATGTGCGAAGAGGTGTGCGCGTCGAGATCCTTCAGGCGGCCGATGAAGACAAGTACTACTGGAGAGACATGGGTCTTGACCATGGCCTGTTCAAGCTTGAGACTATCATCATCGGTATCTCTAACACACAGGACGAAAATGCTAATTCACTCACTCCTGAAAACATGTACTGGATTGAGTTTTCGACCCACAGTAAACGACTGGCTTTCTGTACGTCTAAGTCCGATGGTGAACCGTTCTTGTACGAGATGTATTTCGACACCAAGAAAGGTGAATTCAACCTGACGGATGACGTCGGTAATTTGATCAATCTTGTCAGCGCTCTTTCCCTTATCCACCTTCAGAACGATAAAGGTACCTTTGTTAAGCTGGATAAGAAAGACATCAAGATGTTTGCCCCTCAGGACCTGATCGCTAACATTACACGCGATTTGAAAATCACTGCGGGTAACAACGGCACTGTCAATATCGGTAAGAGTTTTAAGCTCACCGCAGGTACGGATGTACTAATCGACGGTGGCGGTAGCACTTACAAAGCCGATGCTGGTAATGTCGCTATCACTTCTCCTACTGTAGATATCAATAAAGGGTAAGGAGGCATCATGCCAGGTGTTGCATTAGTTGGGCTTAACTCAGCCGGGGGTCTGCAGCAAGGTGGGGGTCAGACCTTCTGCAAGGCGATTGGTGCGTTAGTATCTGTGTTGGGTGATACGGTTGCCTCTCACGGCAATGGTCCTCACCAAGGACCTAAGATGGCTCAAGGATCGACCTTCTTTAAAATCAATGGAATCCCCGTTTGTATCGCCGGTAATGCTGCGACATGCGGTGACGTCACTGATGGACAGCCATGGTTCAATTGCAGTAGCTAATGCAGCATAGCGCCGCAGGCAATGGCCTGCGGCGCTATGCGGTTAGCCTAGGTATTCACTCCCCATTTCAAGCAGCCACCCACGGCAGTACTGAAATGGTTTATTCGACACCTCGGCGTCTGGGATATAATCATTGGACTCTGACGGCTTGGTCTGACCGTAATAGTTGTAGTTATAGCCGTTATCAATAGCCAAGACCCATGTACCATTTTCCGGTATTGCTACATACTCAGCCAGGAACCCATTATCCAGCAGCAATGGAACGGAAGGTCTCGAATAGGTGTAGTAACGACCTGGCAGATCGGTCTGCTCCACTTCATCAAGGCTGTAGTACATCGACTTCGCATCCAGTAGGATAACGAAGGTCTGTGACAGCTCCATGTACGCGCTGATGGATTCATCTGACAACGCCTTGGTGATGTCGAGCGTGTCATGATGGGCAGGGTTACGGGTGATGGTATCTTCAAATGACTTAAGGTCGATAAACTTTTTAGTGTCGAAGTACCGCCGGCGGAAAGGCACCTTCCACCACTGGACAATCATTGAATGATCGCCTTGAAGTTGGTAGCACTGATTAGAGTGGTGGAGCACGCCACCCAGTGACATCATGACGACTTTGTTCGATAAATCGATGTCTTGACCGAATGAGATGCTGAACCCATCCTTTAATTTACCCTCTGGTGTGAGCGGTTTGAGCATTTCTTTTGTGACAGGTAGGCAGGTAATCTGCCCCAGTTGCTGAAGGCTGATAATGCTAAGCTGATTTGCATTAGAGTGGTAGACGGAACGCCCTGCATCAGTCACACGGATGCCGTTGGTGGAATGGTCTGCGATGTGCAGTAACCCGTTGACTGTAAAGAGGCAGTTACGCACAACCTTCAGATAGTCAGCACCCGCTTTAGTGATGGTGATGTCTGTCAGTTCGGAGTAAGGAAGTTCAGTACCCGCACCGATGGTTGGGTGTGCGAGCTGAGGGTCGTATCCCGCATTGATCAGGTCATTGTACTTGATCAGGTTTTTCTTAATGCCGAACTTCGTGGGGTCAATGATCACAACAGGTAAGGTGGTGTCGCCAATTGCCACGAGCCATTGGGCGATCGTGATATCTGGACTTTTGGTATAGATCAAATCTGAAGCATCTACAAGGTTTAGCAAGTAGGTATTTTGGCTAGCGTTGTTGGTGAGTGTTAAATAGCAATCACCTTGTTCAAGATAGGACCGTACAGAAGCCAGTGCGAAACCAGCAGCAATTTCTTTGAATTTAGAACCCGGTACGTTAGAACGGGTGTATGCTTTTACGCAGCTGTACATAGAGACCTACCCTGTTAAAAAATAATATGCTCGGCGTTTAATTGGCGCCAGTGCTCATATTTTCAATGGAGATTAAATGATGGCTGGCGAAAATGTCACCAACTACTTGTACCCGTTAGACATCACCGGGTCGGCTGTTACGAACCTGGTCCTGAACGAGCGTCAAACGCTGAATCCGCCGCCGACTCCAGAGGAAAACAACGGGGAAATTAGCTTTCACTTCATCATCCCGTTCGCCGCACCTTTCTATCGTGACAGCGTTGTGCTTCGACACATTGCGTCTGGTCAGTTGTTGTATCGCGGCATTCACTATGCCGTGGGTCATAAGTTCATTGACGCCAGTAAAGAAACAGAAGGCCGGCAGGGCGGTATTTACGCCAGCATCATGTTCTTTGATCCAACGCTGAGCGGTCAGGTGGCGCTTGAGAAATACCAAACTCTTGGCGGTACGTGGACCCTCAACGAGAACAAGATTCTTGAGATCCTTTCTAACCGCGCAGCTGACCCCCGTACGCTGTCGTTTGAGGAAGTAGCCGAGAAGCCTGACCGCTTTCCAGCGTTACCGCATGACCACGACATCAATGACGTTACTGGCGCCAAAGAACTGATCGCTTCCAATTACGACATCGCTGCAGCTATCCGTGAACGCACCCAGGATTGGTTGGATAATCCGCCTCATCTCCCAGGTGACATGACGCCAGAGCTGATCGCTGCTTACAATATCCTGATCCAGCAGCAGTTTGCTAACTATTACACCCGTGGTCAGACCGATGGCAAGCTGACCGACCTCGACACGACTCTCCGGGCATTGATCAAGGATCTTCAGGATGGTAACTCCACTGTTCTGGATGATTACGTTACTAAGGTAGCGGGTGATCAACGGTACCTGCTGAAGAACGCATTGGACGATTACGTTACCAAGACGTACTTCAGCGATAACACCTACAGCACCCGTGAAATTGACCAGATGTTTGCTGATCTCAACAGTGATCTTGCGGCAGTGGTTAGCAACACGGTTAACTTGGTGCTGAACCAATACACGGTGGATTCAGTCTCCGATACCCAGATCACACTGGCTGACTTGCAGACCATTGATAACAAGGTCCTCGGCGCACGCACTACGGTGTTGGCAGCGGGTCAGGTTAACGCTATTGAAAATGGGCTGTACGTCGTTGACTCCGGTGCGTGGAAACGTGTCGATTATCCAATCCTCGATGGTCTGCTTGTTAAAGTCAGAGCGGGCGGTGCCAAATTTGGTAGTACTAAGTGGAACTTGACCACCAAGGGTACCATCACCGTAGGCACTACACCACTGGCATTCAAACGCATTGGTAACATGGGTGACCGAGACTTGTTCGTTTCGACAGCCTTGCCAACAGCGGCTGTTGGGGTAGTCGGTGACGTCTGGTTCCAGATCTAAGGAGTTAGGGCATGCCTAGCATCAGTATCAAAACCGCTGATGCAGCGTTCTCCAAAGTTAAAAAGCCATTCGTTAAACAGAATGGCGATTGGGTCGCTGCTAAAAAGGTTTCTGTAAAAACAGAGGCTGGTTGGAAAGAAGTATGGCCAGGCGTTGTTTACTACACTTGGACAGGCACTGGTTATAACCTGAACATTAAAGACTTGTTCGGGGAAATCGACACGCCGTCTACGTACATCTTCATTAACAACGGCAACATCGGTTCTAACACCTGGGGCGTACCGTCGTTGAAGACAGGTGTGTTCCCTGAGGGCTCCGTGCTGATCATCCAGAACAATGGGGTGATCCAGGGTATGGGCGGTCAGGGCGGTTGGTTTAACAGCGATAAGAGCTACGTGCAAGGTCAAGCAGGGTCGATGGCTTTGTTCCTCGACTATCCCACTGAACTCCAGAACGGAGCGAAGATTTGGGGTGGCGGTGGCGGTGGCGGTGGCTCAGCCGAATGGGGTGGTAGTAACGACAACAACGGCCCTGGTGGCGGTGGTTCTGGTTTATTGGGTGGTCAAGGTGGTGCGATTACCTGGCGTCCTGGATATACCTACCCCGGCACGGCTGGTAGTCAAACGGCTGGCGGTAATACCAGCGGTTACGGAGTGGGTTATGGCGGCGCACCTGGACAACCTGGTGGTGGTGGCGGTGCGATCGGCAGTAGCGATAACCGTTACGGTCCGGGCGGTGCGGCGGGCGCAGCAATTGTATCCAACGGGTTGTTGACCATCACAACTCAAGGCGATATCCGAGGCCCCATTCAATAACCCCATCATTAGTAACTCGCCACCGGCAGCCGGTGGCGTTACTTCTTTATATTCGTAGGGACCTTCTTTCATGGCTAACACGATCTTTAAATACCCGTTAGACCTTCTTGGTAACAGCATCAATAACAAGGTGGTTGGCGAAGCTCACACGATCGGTACTCGCGTCGGCCGTATCTTCGTCGCTGACTACGGTCCCTTCTTTGGCAACAGCGCTGTCTTCATTGACGCTGCCACCGGCGCTGAACTGAAACCAGTGCTTGATTACAGACTGGTCCACAAGTACAAAGAAGCCTCCGACCGTGCCGGGCAGGCTGTCTATACGGCCGTTCAGATTGTCAACCCTGACGTCAGTACTGAAATCCTTGCCTCAGTGCAATACGTAGGTGGCGAGTTCTCTTATTCGTACTACGCTATCCAGCAGGCCATCGAAGCATTGCTTAACGATAATCGTCAGGTAAACTGGGGCGATCTTGTTGGCGTACCCGCCATGTTCGCAGCGGCACCTCACCTGCACGACGTCTACGACCTGTACGGGATGAAGTACCTGGTTGAATCGGAATACGACATCGCTGCCGCTATTCGTGAAGGTGATGGCGCTTCTCGCACTCTGTTGCTTAAGCAGCTGTCGGACCGTGACACGTACTGGAACGGTGTGATCCAGGGGATGCGCGATAGCGTTAAACCTATCGTGCGTGAAACGATCACGATTCCTGCCGGCGGTACCGTAAACTACAACATGAAGACACTGCTTGGTACCGGGTACCTTGAATGGGACATGATGGCAGCGCGCATCACCACGCGTGTCCAAAACCCGAACTCGGCTTCACCAACATTCAACATGATGATCAATACCGAAAACGTTCTGACCCAAGCAATTACCCCCGAGGGTAAGATCACGCTGGTCAATTACTTCACCACACCGTTGGAGTTCTTTGTGCGCGTTGACGTACCTAGAGCTTCCTAAGGAGCTATCATGGCTGAAGTTGAGCTTACTTTACCAGGTGGTCTGTATCACAATGCGATCTCTCTGAACTGGTCGCTTGATGCTGAAGTTGATCGGTTCAGTTATACGGTCAATGGTCCTCAGCCGACCATGTCTCGGTATATCGCATACGACACCCTCACGCCACCTAACCCATTTCTGGCTGTAACGCAGGATGGTCGCGGTAACGTTGTGTACGATGGCGGGTTTCCAAAGTTTTATAACGCTAGTGGTAACCCCGCCAAGCCTTCAAACTTTGACGCATTGAGTGGCGCGGGTAAGTACCTGCACAACGCTATTCACTTTTGCGCCAACCCTGCCAAGGTAGCGATCGGTAACAAGAAGATCTTGCTGCTGGGGGATGTAACACCTGGTAACTATTACTCGCTGATGGACGGTAACCGAGGCGATGGGTTCTTTAACTCACTGTCCGGTATCTGCCGAGTAGCTGGATTCACACCCACGTTTAAAGACCAACGGTCCTATGCTGGGGGCAATCAACTCCAACCAACGTTTACGGAGATGGACCAGTACGCTTGCGTATTGATGATGAGTTCAAACTACACCAGCGTTCAGTTGATTACCGATGCGGCGATCACGGACATGGTGACTTACCGTGAATCCGGTAACGGTTTGATCTTCATCACCGATCATGGTAGCTATGTAAACGATACCCTTGAACAGGCCGATGTCCGGAACGCTGGGTTTTACAGAACAGCCAACTTGGTCATGCGTAACTTCGGTTCGTTCTTCACAGGTAACTACGACCGGGTTCCTGTAAACATTGGGTTCCTGCGTCGGACTTATGGTGACCATGCGCTGTATAATGGCATGTCCAACGCTGACACTCTGAAGGCTGGCGGTAGTGAATCGAAAGTAGTGGTGGCGACGTATCCTGAGTACACCAAGGAAACAGCCCCTACGTTGAATTTCGACGTTGATGGTAAATACGTTGTGTCTGTCTTGGCCGTTATGAAAGACGGCACTACCCGCACATTCAGATATCTGTACAACGTAGTTATCGGTGAGTTCATCTGGTGGCGTGATGCTGCGATGAATAACCTCGGCGATACCTATAAGACCGTTCAGCCAAACTCTGACTTCTTGCCGTACATTGAATCTGCAGGTCTCGGCACACTGAGAGGCAACATTCTTCGTAATGGTAAAAAGATCGCTAGCTTTATTCGCGATGATCAGACGGGTACGGTGTTCAATTGGTTTGCGGGTAGCAATGTATTTCCGGTCGCCAATAAAGATGTGTTCACGATTGATGTGACGACGCCTTTTAGTTACAAGAAGACGTTGACGATTGATCGTTATCAGCCACCTATTGCCACCTCGATTGATTTTGCTGAATCTACCTCCCTGATGGCGCGTGATGCGTATGCCAATGTTGATCGTAACAACCTGATCAACAATGTTATCAGTGATGTAAAGGATTTGTTCCCAACTCAAAAGCTTACCATGATTGGTGAGTCTGCTCGTAACTTGTCGTTTATTCGTCAGTTCACAGCAGGGTACGTTGGTGCAGATACCACGGCTTACATCTTTCAGACCACAGCGTCCGCAAACGCTGCAAAGGCAAGTCTCACCACTCAACCGCCTTGCATCATCGATGCACAGCGTAATGAGGTGTTTGAATACGTCTATCCGTCATGGGTGATTATTCCTGGCTTGACTGCGCAAGATATCTTTGGTGCCCCCCGCATCGTTACAGGTATCACAAACGCAATCAAATTCAGACTTACCGTCGCTGGCGCCATCAACCGCATCAATTAACGGAAGCACCACACATGCAACCCACACCTGAATTACCGATTAACGTACAAGTGACAAACCCGTATGACGGTCTAGACCGTGGATTGTTTCTGATCCACAGTGCCGATGGTGTGAAGCTTGCACGTATTCACGCTGCCAGATACCTCACCAAGGGTCCTAACGCCGCTGTGGGCGTAATGGAATACCAAGTGATGCGATATACTCAAATGCCGGCTACCGCCCCTCAGTACGCCGCTGGTGAGGTCCTGAAAGCACCGGATGGTACTGAGTGGTTTGACTGTCTGGTTCGCGGACCTGTACTGACACCTATCTTGGCTGAGTACTGGGGTAGCGAAAGCTACTTGAAATGGTACCACGGCCAGGACGGTGTAAAGCTTGAAGGTATCGAAAAAGACACGGTGCTTGAGCAAGGCACTATCTTCACTAAGACCATGGGTACGTTTGCCGGTCTTGATGAGATTGAATTGACGGCCACCTTCAATACCGTCGCAGGCAGTCCGCTGACTCGCATCAGTGCCTCGCTCAGCATTGATTACACGAAGGACGGTGCAGCACAGCACCTCGATGAAACCGCACTACCAGCAGGTGAGTTTGATCCTGTACGGGTAGCACTCAGTATCCTTAAAACCAAGTAGAGGCTCGCATGGCTGATCAAAAAAGTACGGTGATGAAATCCCAGACCTGGCTCAGGACACTGGGGTTTTACAACCCACCATTGGCAATCGATGGTGGTTGGGGAGCAGGTTCCGTCAAAGCGTTGAATGACCTGATCAACTCCACGCTCGATCCAAGTAAACCTCTGGGTGTGAACAAGCTGGCATGGGGTGTGAAGTTCGGTCCTGCCGAGACAGCGCGTCTGAAGCAGATGATCACTAACCTGCGCTGGCCTGCCGCAGCTCTTCAATGGATCATGGGCAATATCGCTTTCGAAACAGGTCGTAGCTTTGATCCCGCACAGACAAACGGCATCGGGGCGACTGGTCTGATTCAGTTCATCCCGCCGACTGCGATCGTGTACTTCAACACTGCGGCTCAAATTGCCGCCATGTCCGCCGATGAAAAGAAAGCCGCAGGTATTGCGGCATGTAAACGGTTGGGTGCGATGACGGTGTTGCAACAACTGGATTACGTCGAGAAGTACTTCACTCCGTATGCGGGGAAAGTGAATAATATCGGTGATGCTTATCTGGCCATCCTTTGGCCGGCCGGTGTCGGTAAGCCTGACGATTACGTCCTGTGGTCTAAAGACAAGCAGCCGACCAGTTACGCTCAAAATGCCGGGTTGGACATGAACCTGGACGGTACCGTAACTCGTGCCGAATGCACCCACCGCGTTACCAATCTTCTTATTGAAGGTTTCATCGGTGACAACGTGAAACAGTACTAAAAAAAAGAATAGACATACACCCCCGGCTAATGCCGGGGGTGTATGCTGCTAGTTAGACAGTAAGCAAAATGTCAGTAATATCGGCTACGGGAATACCTGTAGCGTAGACGTGATCTTGCCCACGAGCTCCGATTAGGAACAAGAAAGTTTCACCGTCACTCGCGATAGACATAATCAAGATACGAGTACCAGCTTCTGTGGATTCGTCCAGCGGTACAATTTCAGTGATCTCGCTGACTGCCCCATATACCTGGATTTCCACACCGGGGCGCAGCTTACGCATTCTACGTTCAGCCGAAGTACCCACTTCATACTCAGCGGAGAAACCACCTGGCGGGTTAAGTTTATTGACACTCACCGATATCTGGTGTTCGGATGACGACGGTGTCAAAAACTCTTTCGGACCCGGGGTTACAGTAACATCAACCCGGCCCATTCTTTGGCTGTCCATTTGTATCTCCTCCCCCACATGGTACTCGTGAGGTGACAAGATCCGCTCACTGCGTTTTTCATGTAACGGTACCGCTAAGCACTGACCATCAAATACAAATTCAATTGAGTCGACGACCTCTTGCGAAAGTAATCTGCCCCAACGCTCCAAGAACTCTACTTTCAGCCAATGTTGCATTTCATCCTTGTGTTTAATATCCACCATGCCGTTATGCTTAAATGGAACACGAGTGCCATATGCGTATTCACGATGGGTTAGTTGAAACATGGCAGTTGGCATGGCGCTGCAAAGAAACTGCCCCCACAACCCATCTTCAAATTTGATTGAAGAATGAACTTCATTAAAAATGTTTACTGACCAAATGTCATCGATGTTGATTTTCGCGAACATATCGCTGTCTTGAGTGTACATCCGACCCAAGCGCTTAACGCCTTCTGACTGAGATGCCACAGTTCTTGACAGTTGTTCCAGTAACCCATCCAAGTAAGATGGTTGGATGTCCAAACCGTTCAACTCAGCTAACACCATCTTGCGAAAGTAATCCGTGGCAATCCGCCGCTGAAGATCGTAATTTGAAAGACCTTCAGTGACTTCAGTTGGCTGGATAGACAGGCCGAAATCACTACGTCCTTCTGGACCACCGTCAGCAGTGACGATTATGGCCGTATACAGGTCTCGTAGGCCGGACATTGGAACATTCAAATCGTGCACGTTAATCAACAGACCGTCAACGGTGAAACGATTACAGATAGTTTTCATGATGTTTACCTTGTGCTAACCCTAGAGTGTGTATGCTCGTTAGGTTGTTTGAGGGATTACCAATAACCCTTGTTAGGTGTATGGCATCATCGTGATGTATGACTAGCGTAAAGTTCAATGATGCGGCATACACACCGGCTTCGTGCCGGTGTGCTTTAGCGACTTAGCTATCGATTGAGTTAAATCGACGATACACGTCGTACAGACTAGTCGGACTGGATGCAGGTGGATAAAATGTCCACTCAAGCGTTGTTGGGTCAAACGGCCACAGTTCTGTGAACTTATCCTTGATCTGTTTCTCTACTTCTTCATTGCCGACGTAAGTACTCAGATCCATGTGCGAATCAGAATGAAGGAAGAACACGACGTCCTGACCATGGTACTTGACAACGCCTTTAGGAGCTCCCTTACCGTCATACGTGCAGTCCAGCTGATGGCCGATCTTACCCATCTTGTCAGCATTAAAGCCACGCACGACTAGATCAAACCGAAGATAGAACTGAAAGACTCTGTTGCTGGATGTGGCCTTTAGCTCACTACGCACGTTAAAATTAAACTGACCCATGACGGAACGAAGCAGTCCACGTAACTGGTTACTGCGCCGTGGTGTGGCGATGTGACATTTAGGGTCAAAGCAGTAATCGTCGAACTCGTAGCCTTTCTCAGCGAGCATTGCGGTGAACTGAGTTACCGTCGATTCAATAAGGCTGCTAAGCTGAACACCTTCAAAACTCCAACCCGAGGGCCTTACGCTAAAAACTGCGTGATAGAGTTTGTGTGTCCGGGTAGACTTTAAGATCAGACCAAAGTTTGGAAGGTCTTGAAATGGGGTTGGGATGGTCGGGTCCATTGACGTAATGGCGAAGTAGTCATTACGGAATGATTCATCAAACTTGATAGTACCCGATGTCTTGTTACCGAGTCTGGTGAGGATGGGGTTAGCGTTTAACTCTGTCATGGTTAGATTCCGATTAGGGTATGGAATGTATCTAGGAAGCCTTCAGGACTTATTCCTAGACATTTAATCATGAGGTCTTGTATTTAAACACTACTAATGTTTAATGAGTGTTCCACTAAAAAACCCCCCTCCCCATGAATATAGTCCCAAGTCTACCGAGTTCTCTGCACTAGTTTTGCCTATACAATAAATAACTCAAAAGTTAAAGTTTACAAAACAACTTACGGCATAAACGGACGAGCCGAAGCCCGTCCGCAAAATGCTTACAGCTTAGGTGGACTCAAGTCGTCACTGTCATCAGTGGCGGCAGGTTTAGCCTTTGCAGTTTCATCACCAGTTTCCTCTGGAGTTTCCTCAGCAGGCGCGCCTGTACCATCCAAATCAGGAGGGCTCAGATCATCGCTAGCTGCATCTTCGGTATCCGTACCACCGGTGTCTTGCCATTGATTCTCTTGATTATCAAGGCCATCAGTCGGTGTTTCAGCACCTTCTACCGGAACAGGTTCATCCTCACCGCCAGCAATGGCATCCTTAGCCACCTGGTCCAACTTGTTCAGTGTCTTGACATCATTTTTACGCGCAGCAGCAGCACGAGCAGATTTCTTACTGAAATCGCTAATAGCGGCCATGACGGATTCAGCGTAAGTCTCCATCTCCTCACCCAACTTGAAGAGAGGACTCCCTTCTTCATCAGTGCCGAAGATATCGAGATCGCGGAACATGCCACGTTCACGCATCCAACGACGCAGCTCACGACCTTTCCAAGCAGCAGCAGCGCTTGTAAGACCTGCTTGTGTAACAGGGTCCATGTAACCGTCGAAGTAATCTTCCTTGAGATAAGCTGCGATCAGATCGTCCAGACCCGCTTCGTACTCTTTGTACATCTCCAACTGCTTGGACATGGAGTCCGTTACAACTTCAGGCAGAGTCACCGTCAGCTGGTTCATGAAGACCTCCAGGAAGCCTTCAGGATCATCTGCGTACTCTTCTGGTATCTCGGCCTTGTTCTCTTCAATCAAGTCCATCATCGAGTCGATGAGAAGCCCTGAGTTCAAAGTAAAGATCCGCACGTAGTCGGCGATCTGAGGGTTAGTCTCACCCTGCAACACCATTACGCGTTTGAGCAACATCACGGACTGGCGAACAATACTGGTTGCGAAGTCAGCTTGGTTCACGCCGTCTACCATCTCTGGTGTCAGGCTGAAGACACGAACCAAGTCAGCACGCATACTGTTCAAGAAGTCAATGTCAACCGCCTTGTACGAGCTCTCAGCGGCTGTGATCTCTGTTTCAATCGTTGGGAACCGAGGGTTGCCCGATACGCTCAACGACATCGCAGACATCTGCAACTGTTCAGCCAAACTCTGAGGACTACTGATACCCAGAGGGAACTGGTTAAACGCCAACGCCATGGCTTCACTGGCAGCAAATGTAACAGCACCCAATGGATCACGGTCGGACTCATCCACAGTCAACTTGATGTTCTTACCGGGGATAGAGTTGCGGGTCATGCCGATAACCGAAGCCATCATGACGGCAGCACGCTGAGCGGCCAGCGTCTTGGCGTCTTCAAGGATCGAGCGACCAATACCGTATTCGTTATAGTCGTAAGCCCAGTACACCATCAACTCAGCTGGCACGTACAGCAATGTGGTCAGTTGGTTTTTGTTAGTACGGGCAAGCAACATACGGTCGATGTGGTCAGTGCGGGACAGTTCAAAATCACCGCCCAACATACCCGACTTCAAACGAGCAAGGATGTCGCCTTCAATCATGTCACCGTGCATGCTGGCTAAACGGTCAATCACCACGTCACTGGCGTTAGCTATACCGCCCTGAATAGTCTCCTTAGACATGTTCAGCAATTCGCCAGCTACTTGGGAGGCAGAACCCACCTGGTCAGCACCGCCAGCCGAACCTTTACGGATGTCGTCGTAGAAGTCAAGCGAAGTGGTGAACGAGATCGGATAACCATTCCCACCCAAGGCTACGATATAAGCCAAGTGGTTAGTTGGGTCACCTGGAACGAAGATCGGCATAACCGATTCAGCGGCAAGGTGATACACCAATGGGTGACCTACTGTCTTACCGCCTACTTGTTTCAGCGTAGGGATAACTTCCAACCGGTTCTTTGACGCCTTCTGAGGGGCTTTAAAGAAACGATTAAAGACAGCTGTATCACCGATGGTCTTTTCAGACTTCTTGCCTTTACTGGCCTTTGGATCACGACCAGCCGCCACGTCTTCAGTGTGTTCGCGTTGGCGGCGCGCACGACGACGGGATTCCAGTTCAGGCGTACCATAAACCGATTCAAGCGCTTGTGCTGTACGGACCTTTTGAACCGCTGGCTGACGCAGTGCCACCAAGTTATCCGTAACGCGGATAGGGAGCATTATGCGAGTGCCATTAGGACGCCCGACCTTGATGGTATGGCAGTCCAGCATGTCTCGCATGTCTGTTCTTGCCCTTGCGTTCTCGACGCTAAGGTAGTGCTGCTTCTCGTTCTGCCCACTCAAGGACAGGCCGAAGATACCTTTTGGCTTGAACCATTTGTTCTCAAACTCACCGCCGTAATAGTTGACGGACTCCATGCTTGCACCGCCGCCATCATCACCACGTACCAGGCGGTCGATAGACGCTTCTGGAAGGATCATGATTGGGTGAGAGCCTGACATGATCAAGGCATCATCAATCCAGTTAGCGACTTTACGCTCAAGCTTTTGTTCGTTAACAAAGTGGTTGTGAAGCAGGTCGGTCAACGCGCCGGTGAGTGAGGTGTCCTTACCGCAGTTGTTTTTAAACAGCAGGCTGGTTGTTGCAAGATCGCCTGGGGCTACAACGGCGCTGACCAAGATTTCTCTTGGCAGGTTAAGGTCAGGCATGATCTTAAAGATGTTACGAACATCTGTCGTTTCACGCAAGGTTCTTCTGAAGACCGCATTCAGCGCCGTTGCGTCGATGTCGCGCCCACCTGGCTTACGTGGGTTGGATCTGTCGGCGGTCAGGCGCTCGACGACGCGCAGGTCAGCTTCCGACGCGTTCTTGAACCGCTCGACGCGAGAAGAACCGCGTGCATTATCGTTATCCATCAACTGCTCTCCTAAACGATCAGGTAGTAAACCATGAACGCCTATTATCGGCTCTATATAAAAAGCATTTTGAGTCTAGCGGCAACGCTGATCATCAAAAGCGAGTACGAGGTGTCGGCTGTAAATAAGCTGCTCGTGCAACTCGAATATGCTGTCGATCCAGATGATCCTCGTTCGTGGAAGTATTACCTGAACTTGTCGGGTCAATACCACAAGCGTGACATCGACCAAATTCTTGCTTTGTCTGGCGGCACTCAGTCGCGCATGCAAATCATTTCGTTGGACACCGAAGAGGTTATCGACTTTACTGTTGAGAACCTTAAGATCCACCGAGGGACAAAGCGACAGTACATCTACGGTAGTAAGTTCTACAATGACTTGCTCAAAGCGTATCCGGATCAGGTTAGCCTGATTAAAGGCATCGTCAATCCAATCGACATAGACACTGCCTACGCAGCGGATGACCATACCATCTTATTTTACGATAAGTCGTTGGTCGAGCCCACAGAACAGAAATTGATCCCGGAACTTCAGAACAGGATTCTTCGCTATTTCGTTCGGTATTACAACATTGACTACACCCTGTTCGAACCCTATTTCTATCCGGGTTTGTTCATGGTGCTTCAGACCCGTATCGCTAACTGGATTATCAACATCCGTAAAGCGGCGTGTCTGACAGACCAAGCCCACAGCTACCACATCCGTCAATATCTCTTATCCTTCAGCGAAGTCGGTAAAGAGTTTGACTACATGACCTTAAAGCAAAAGCTGTGGCTGTACCGTAACATCAGGTACTTGAACCGCAACTTAGGTCGTGAAGAAATCTTGACATTGGTTACTGATCACATCTTGACAGATCGGGGATACAACCTGTCTGGCTATCGGGTCGATCATGACTATAAGGATCTGGTCACCAACCTTGAACCAACAGTCGTGCTTAATCGCTTTACGCTTAATGGCATTGAGCCTGCAGCCGGCGATCCGACCAAGACTGTGGGTCAGATGCTTGACATGGAGTTGGGCGTTGCCCGCGATAACCCTCGTGAGCGTGACGATGTCGAGCTGACGTACAATCAACGTGTGCGTGACAGTAAGTTGGTGGGTCTTAAAACCAAGGTTCTTGAATCGAACGTGGTTGACCGTACTGATGCTGAACCGTTTACGTTGACAGACGTACTGCTGAACCATTGGATTTACTTTGCGAACTTTAATCTGTACGCATCGGTGATCACGGTTACAAACCCGGCCAATGGTGACATCTACAAGCTCTCGATGAAGAATGCGTTCATTTTCTATCTGTACGCATACAACGCAGCCAATAACCAAAAGCTTCCACACCTGCCAGTGCTTGGCGCGAATCGGGTTGTAAGACTTCCGGTCGATCCAACGATCACTGCGCCTACGTTTGCCGAACTACGTGGGATGGGTTCGAAGCGACAAGTGCCCGATTACTTCATTAATCACATTTTGGATAGTCAGGTTCCCATCAATGCATTCGTGAGCATTGAGTCGTTCCGTGAAGCATGTGTCTCCATTCACAAATCCATGCTACACCTTCGTGACATGCGGCATTACCAAGGTGATTACAAAACCGAAGGTACGTTGCATGCCATGATTGATCGCTGCTACATGGACATTCGTATTGACTTGGGTGAAACCAAGACGTATGAAGAATGGTTCGGGGAGTTGGGGATTGATACCAGCGCCATGGGTCAGGTCGAGTACGCTGCGATCGCTAATCAGATTCTGCAAACGGCTACAGGTGCCGACCTGGGTGTTTCATTGCGTATGCGGGATGTTCACGCTGCAATGATCCGGATCATGAAAGCATTGTCGTCCTATTCTGTTCAGTTCATTGCTCAGATTAACGACAGTCCTATCAAGATCGTTGATGGCAAGTTCCCTAAACTGTCTTTGCCAAACATCTTTACTGACACCACCTTTGAGATTGAGAATCCGCTTCCTACGATTCTTAAGATCACGGAAAAAAGCGTCACGAATGTAAAGGCCACATTGCATCAGCCGATGCTGAAACTTCGGTCCACTACTTCAGAACAGTTTGTAAAGGTTCCAGTAGCGGTTAACATCAGGTACTTGGGGATGGTAGATACACTCCACCCTCTTGAAAACCCGATGCCGTTGATTTCGGTAATCCCTGACGCCATGGTTGATCTCGATGCACTTGAGGTAAATGACGTCTACGGATACAGTCCGCTGGTGCCTAAACCGCTCGACGCATTGTTCGTTGCCGCACCCTCGCCTGGATACAGCGCATTAACGAATGCCCGAAGGCTTATTCTTCTCGGCCTATAAAGAGTAGGGAGGCGAGATGATCGCACCAGAAACGTTATTAAAGATGCATCCGCTCGAAGCGGTGCGTGCTCAGATACAAGAGCAGGTTCGTGCACCGCTTCGAGCAAGCTATTTAAAGATAGATAAGCCGATCTCATTGGGTGGTCTGAGGACGCAAGTGTTTGCGACTTTGGATAAGAAGCTTGCACCCGTTGAGTTGTGGGATCGTGCTGGAGGGTTTATCTTCGAGTATGACCGGATTGATCTGGCTGGATTCGTGGCGGGGATGGACCTGCGCCTACAGTCCCAGCTTCCTACGGATTCGTCCGATCTCCTCAGAGCTTTGCTGCTGCCTGCTCAGATCCCTGTGGTTAATGGCGATGTAACAGAAGCGACATGGACTGCCTTAGGGGTTGCCGAAGTATTGGCGGCTGATGAATCCTATCGGTGGGTTGGTTCAGTTGACATGGTGATCGGTGCGCAAGCCATTGAGATTACCGGCCTCGTGCGTAACACTGTCCTGACCATTCCATTCAACGCTGGGTTTATGTCATCGTCCGTTATTGGTAGTTTGGTGTTTGCGCTGAACATGACCAACACCGGCTTGCCAACCGTCATCTCCCCAACGATGGTGACCTACGAGCTACCTGAGCAGATCGGTGCCGATCATGATGGCGATAACACACGAGTCACCCTGACGTTTAATGGGTTTCCTTACGTGGGATCACTCACGTTGGTTTACCAGCGGCGTAGTTTTCCGAGGTCGTTTAACAAATCAATAAAGCTCTCAGGTCCTCAGCGGTTAACCACTAAAGCTTTGGCAATTCAGCTTTCTGAGGCAATGAAATGTACCATCACGGCAGATGACATCGCTGATGAGGCGTTGCCTACACAAACCGTGGGCAGTCGTAAAAAAGCAGTCGTGAACTTTAACAAAGCCTCGTTAGCCTATGTTGGCTCGATTTTTATTGAGTACAACAGAACCGTCTAAGTCTTTAATTGGATAACACCATGTCTGATACGCTACGGTTATTGAAACATGATCCAACCGTGGCACTGCTGATCTTAGCCAACAACCATCTCAATTTGCGGATGATGCCCCAGGGTATCTCAGTGAGTGCCCCTACCGCAATTGGGGGGACGCTCACTGAGGTTACTTTCACGGCGCATGAGTCAGTCGACGAATACATTGAGACTCGCTACACTGGGTCTTTTCGTTATCGTTACAATCGTCTGAATGTGAGTGATTATTTTGCAGGGCTGGCGTTAGAGGTGTCACCTCCGGTTACAGTGCGGGGCGTGATGAATAACCTCGCACTGGCCTCAGGATTGGTCATTACCGACGATGACTTTGAAAACGCATTAGTAGAAGGCTCAAGCTTTGAACTTAAAGCTTCAGTCAACTCACTGAGGTGGGTGGGTAGCACGACAGTAGTGCTTGATGAACCTACTGAGACTTTAGAGCTTTCCGAGGTCTTTTCGAACAACATTCTGGATGGTCTGTGGGCGCCTAATTTTGGTCCGGACATTGCGCTTGCTGCAGCGATACCGGACCCCGTAATGGACGGTCTGGTGTACGCACCACCTGTGAACACACCGAGGGTTATGTAATGTCACATCGGCCAGATGCTCGATTGGGGCGCTACGGTAAGAAAAGTAAAGACTTGCTGGTCGATTACATCAATGACCACAATAACCGTGATCTGCATCCAGACCAGTTAGAGTTTGGCGCACCTAGCACCATGAATGAACATGGCCTGACTGAAATAATGGTTGGCTTTTCACCCCTGAACGGCTGGGGTGATGAAAAACAGATCATGGCGTATTACCGCGTAGAACCCTCGGTGTTCCTTAAAGGACAACCGGTGGTCATTTACGTGGGTGGCTATACCGACATCGATATCTACAATGCCATCTACCAGCAGTATGGGATCTTAATTGAACCCGAGTTTGCACAGCTGGAACTGATCACGCGGTCACTTCCTGACGCTACAAGGAATGTAACGGTCAATGGGTTTGAAGCAGAAAGCAGTAACGGCGAACCCGTTCCGCAAGAACCCGTACCCGCGTATCTGGAAAACCGTAACTACACGCTGCGGTTTAAACAGACCCACCTGATCTTTTTCGGTGAGCTGCAGATCTATACTCGGCGGGCTGTAGAATCGTTGGGTATTTCGATTGATTCGCTGTTGGACCTTCGGACCTACTACGCGGATGGAAACATGAACGTACCTCAGGTCGATCTTCTGATCCCGAAAGGTGAGTTGTATGTTACCCGTGAAGTGTTTCCACAGCACTATCAGCGTCGTGCTGTTGAGGCCATGCTTTATGGAATGAAGGTCGATAATCTGCTGGATGTGGCTTGGCAGTTACCGACGTTGCTGGCGACATTGACCAAGGATAAGTGGGTCGCTACACAAACCCCATCCGAGTTCAACCTGTTCGGCGCTAAGGTAATTTACAATGGGTTTGTCTCTAAGGATCAAACTCTTGAAAACGCCGGGTATAACTTTGTTGTGGCGATTGAGCTTGGGGCGCTGTGCACGAACCTGACCGGTATCATCAAGATCGGGTATCAGTACAGCAGCAGCGACACCCCTGGTAATAATCCGTACAACCAGGCCTCTGTATTACCACTCTTTAACAGTTAAGGATTTTTCATGAATACGGTACAAGCCACAGCCTACGGCGCAAAGTTGCTCATCCACATGCTGATCGGTAAAACGCCGGTTATTGATAATCACTCGACTATGAACGAACGGTTGAACATCGAACCTTCGGCAGTGCCCACGCTTACAGAGCGGGTCAAGTTGGGTATCCTGATGGCCGGTAACAAAGGTCATGTCGGCGTCACTGGTAACAACGGCATCGCCCTGACCAGTCCGCAGAACCACATGGCTACCGACGGATCATTGTTTGGCCCAGTGCCTTTCTGTCTGCGCACCATCGACAATGACCTGACGCTGGAACAACGTGCACGGTATGCGCTGCGTCTGCAGATCAATATCGGCGGCGTTGAATATTTCGCGTATTACGGTCTGCGGATCGAAATCAACCCGGAAGAAGTCAACGTCGAAATGGTGAAGATGACCACCGAAGACGGACAGACCGTAGAAGAACCATTCGTACCGGACACCTCAAACCTGTATCCAGACCCCATCACGCTACCAGTCGCCGGTGCGGTTACTGCCTCTGATGTGAAGATTGCGATCAAAGCTATCTTTGAAGTACCTCTGAGCGAGAACGATGTCGCCGAGTACGTCAACGTGGCTAAGATCATGAACGGCGGCGATGAACGTTATGCGATCATCTCCGAGTTCTCTCTGTGCACCGGCGCTGACCGCACCATCCAGGTTACTTCGACACAAGGCCAGGTCAACTTCCTTGAGTCGATCGCCACTCAGGTTTACTGCTTCGCCGCTGACTACAAAGCGGTGTACATGAATGACCAGACCTTGAACATCCGATTCGATATCGGTAACCAAGTTCCACTGCTGGGCACTGCGTCAATCCCAACGCTGAAGGTTATTCCCTAGTCTCAGTTAGTTAAGGAGCTACGTCCTTGAAAAAGGACGTAGGTGTGTTATGATCGAGCTTACAGACGACAAGTTCATTTACCGCGTATTGGGTGTCGACAACGGTACCGATACTGTCGGGGTAGCCGTCATCGATCATCACCTCATCACGGGTATTTCCAAAGTTGTTCATGCTGAAACACTCACGGCCAGTAAGACGGCGTACACCCGACACGAAGGTAGGTTAGATGCCCGTGGAAAGATGCACGCCAGACTGGATGTCATTTCAACGTTCTTCTGGGAGGTGCTTACTGAATTTGACCCTGATGTAATTGGTTGCGAATCGCCGTTTCAACATCTTCACGCTCAATCGTTTGCTGCGCTTACAACGGCAATGAATGGATTGGCAGAAACAGCTTTCAACTATTGTACGACTTTGGAATTTGAAAAGGTTGCTCCAGGCAGTGCAAAAAAAGCAGTGTGTCCTGTTGGTCAGTACGGCAATAGTAAAGAACACATTCGTGAAATGATTGGTATTAACAAAAGCATTGTGTTTGACAATGGATTGTCGATAGAAAGGTTTGACGAACACGCGGTCGATGCGATTGCCGTAGCGCACGCCGTTGGGACACGAGTTAGCTTGAATGCATTTTGGTTGAGAAGTGGCAAAGCTGAACAGTTTGCCCTAACATTGCCTGCGAGAGGAATGAACTAGACAGATTGATAACCGGGGGTTCCCATGATCGTTAAAGATGCACTTACGTTGATGGAAAAGAACCCGGCGGTAGGATTCCCATGGGAAGGGACCTTAGTAGGCCTGGTGAATGGATTCATTGGACAGGCCAGTCAGTTAGATCCAAATACAGCGCAAGCTGCCGAGATACGTTTAGCAATTGAGTCGTTGGATGCGGGTACAAAGGACATGATCTACGGCGCAAGCCTTGATAGTGTTCCGTTCCCGGCCAATGCCCCAATGCCCTCACCTGTGCCTGTGCCACTACCGTTACCGGTCCCATCTTTGGGGCCAATGAATGCAACAGCCTTCCATCAGGTTATGCTGGGTGGGTTGGGGTTCGTTGCGGCTGGTGTCACGATCATGATGGCTTTGCGTGGAGCGGCAGCTGCCGACATTGTTGAGATGTTTAAAGTCTTGGCATCGTTGCTGTCCGGTAACTGATATCCGTTGGGTAACGTCATATAGCCCGGCCGTTTGGCCGGGCTATATGCTGTCTTCATTCAAACCGCGATATTGGGTGTACGGAAATACTTTTCATACAGAGCACCGATGCGTTTAGCCAGTGCCTTATCTTCGCCCTTCTGTTCAGGGGTGCAGATGATGATGTCCGTGTAACTGAAAGGAATATCTTCCTTGGTCAGCTTAACATCAGCGCCTTCTGGAAACTCAGCGTCGATCTTACACCACGGAACCAACTCACCTAACTTGTTGTAGAACACGTCGACTTCAAGAACGTATTTAGTCCCATTAGCCAATTCAGCAGGAACGTTGTAACGTGTCTTGATCAAACCCTGATCGGCCATCAACTTGTACATGTCAAACAGGTCTTCATGAGCCGCTACTTCATGCTCAGGTTTACCGGCACCTTTACGTTCAAGCTTGGTGGTGTGAACAAACACACTCCCGACCTCTGTGGTATCGGTCCTACGGACTCGCATAGAGCCGCCTGAGGCGTTTTGCTCAGTCTTTGGAACGTAGATACCCCATTGCTCTTGAACCTCGTAAGACGAAGCCTTAGCCTTCACCTCCTCGATATCAAAACCTTCAAGGTAGATCTCAATTTCATACTCCACCTTAGCGGCTTCAAATGACTCGCCACCGGTGTCTTGAAACGCAAGTTGTTCAATGATGTTCATAGCGTCCTCGGAACAAAAAAAACAAGACTGCGGGATTTGTGACATCCCGCAACCTGCCGTAATCACATTAGTGACGACGGACTCGACCTACACCGTGCTAGCACGGTCGTTACGTTGCCGACTTCAGGCTTGTAGAGCGGAAGTCAGTTAGTTAAGCAGAGCCAGCACGAAGGACGAAGTGCGGACGCTGTACGGCACGATCTCAACCAGCTGATTATCCGAAGTCGACAACACGACGCGAATGTGGATCGCCGCATAGGTGTCGTCCAGCTTCTTGTACACGCGCAGCAACGCAGCGTGAAGACGCGGATGCTCCGACCCCGATACGGACAGACCCATTGGACTGTCGATAAGTGCCTTACCCAATCCCAATTGGTCCAGGGTGTAATCCAACGCGACAACAACCTGGTAGTCTGAGAAGACCACCGCGTTGATGCCTGTCAGATCACCCAAGCCCGACAAACCGTCGGACAAATCTTCAGCATTCAAGTGTCCGCAGGCGGACGCCAGAACGTATTTCACACGAGAAGCATACGATGCCGCCCATTCTTTACCGCGTTTGCCCTCGACGTGCTGCAGAACCTTGTCGAAGTGTTGGGCGAATTTTACTTTGCTGCTCAGGCCGTCGTAGCTAAACGCGTAACGAGTGGCATGATGGAACTTGCTGGTAATACGGTCGTTCAGAACATTCCACAAATTCGGCTCGAACAGATGCTTCTGCTCATTCATGGCGTTGGCCGCGGCCATCATGGTTGGGGCTTCGAATACCTTGTTGATCAGTTCGGTCTGGTCAATCGACTTCACCAATACTGGCGTTCGCATGACGGAGAGTTCTACGCTGGTCGGCGCATTCTCACGGATCATTTTTGCACGGACACTGAATACCGACGCGTACAGGCTGTCAGTAATCAGAGTTTTGTCACCGCTTGGAACGAGGCTTTCTTCATCCAGCGTGGCCAGAATACCCACAAGGTCAGGCGCCGGAGCGGGGGTGTCGAGAACATCGTTACCCAACACGTCATCGGCCGGCTGGACTTTACGAGGGTTCAGAGACATGCCGGCGCTACGCACTGGTGGTTTGAACGATTCGTCTTCGGATGCGAGCAGCTGATGAGCTTGGTATCTGTTATCGTCATTCACTTCGATTAACTCCTCACGGACTTCGCCGCTTTCATTCTTGACGTAATATTTGAGATGGGTGTTGATGTTGTAAAACGACGGAATTGCTTTAATGCCATCGTCGATGTCAGCATCTGGATCGACTGTCAGCTTCCATTTGGAATGGTGGGCAATCTGCCAGTGCTCGCCTTGCCGCCAGAATTCACGCCATGGATCGGCCTTGGTGTAATCAGGCCCTTCGATGACAGTGTCTGGACGATCAGGTTCGCGGTACAGCGGCGTCTGCCGAGCCTGTTCTTCAACATAGCGTGGCGAAGCAGGCCGGTCTTCCACATGTTCGACTACATCGGTCACGCCCTGCTTAGCACGGGCAATTTCCAACCAGCCGTCATCCAGCGAAGCCTTCTCGTTGCCACGTTCACCGCCACCTCGGTAATTACCGACAGCGCCGATGTCGTTCACGGCTCGCGCAGGTGTGCGGTCATCACCGCGGCCAATGTCACGACCACCACGTTGAGCCGTCTTGCACACATCGATAAAGCCATTGGCCGCACGGCGCATTTCTTCGTAAGTGTTACGGTCAAGATCGTTAGCCACCTTAGACTTCAAGATGATGCCGGCGAAGTGACCATCCACCATACTCGAAATGGCCTGGTCGATCCAATCGGCCAACTGCTCATTACCGCGAGCAAATAGGCGCTCAAGCGCAGGCAGGGCTTCAACGATAGCGTTGACCAAACCGTCGATGTCACGGTTCACCCATTGGTTTGACGCCATCATGTCCGCGTAAGCGTTACGCAAATCACTTTGGCGTGCGTTTCGATCAATCAGGTCGGCGCAACTCTTGAAGACATAGTCGACTAATCGACGGTCCTCTCCACCATTATACATAGGCACTCCAGGGAACGGGCGGTTTTTTAACGGCGAATAACGTAGTTAACGTAGGCGTTTGTAGCTTTGAGGTGTTCTTTCTCGACGATGGTGTTGTTCTCATCCAGTTTGACGGTTGGGCTGATGGTATTGTTTGCAAGGGGTCCGTGCTTAGGTAGCATGCCGTAGTTACCCGCCTCAAGAGACGAATAGTGCAGCCAGCTTGAAGGATCATTCACGTTAACGCTAGGCGCCTTCTTGCTACCTGAGGTGTGGGCTTGCTTAACAATCTTGGTTGTGAGTTTGAAGAGAAGGTTATCTCCAGGCGTCGATACAGACGACATGAACCGTTTCTCATTGGTCTTTCTCAGATTGAACACTTCAGTGTGTCTGAAGAACTTACCAAGGATCTTGTTATAGTCATCGAACTTCAACACCTTCTTGCGGTTGTTTGTGATTTCAAACAAACACCGCATGACCTGACTGGTGATATCGCGTAGCACATACGGCGCGACAGTTAAGCGCTTACCGAACATGCTAGCGATATCTTTCTCACTGTTCTGAATCATCCCCTTGATGTTGTTGATCAAGTAGATGAACAGCTCGTAGATGTCGTTGATGATGAGGTTTTCCTCATCGTACAGCATCTGCCGACAGTCATGATCCACATACTCGTCAATACCTCTGACAAGGTGGTTCTCAACGTTCTCAACCAACTTGTGCCGTCCCAGCTGATCGCCGAACAACACATACCCCAGCCATACTTTCCACAGCTCATCCCCCATCAGGTCTTCAACCTCCCGTGCTTCTGGGAAGTGGTCGACGATGTAGAAGAACGCAGCTGCAAACTGATTCACCAACTCCGACTGTTTCTTACGAGGCACCAACAGCACCATGGGCGATGCTATCAGTTTGTACAAGTCAGCCTTCATTTTCAGAGTGCGTGGCTTGTTTACCTTCTGGCTTGAGAACACCACGTATTCTTTTGTATCTACAGGTTCGTCTTCGTGCTGAATGATGACGTCGACTTTGCAGAACTTCTTGAAAGCTTCGCGCAGGCCGTACTTGCAGAACAAATAATGCGGTAACGTGGTGACAACATGCCCTAACTGCAATACATCACTTTCAGAGGTCTTGTTAGAGGCCCCTTTGTGGTGAAGCCAACTGTACGGGATGTCCCGACTGGCTAACACGCCATCAATACGCATGGTCGTATCAACAAGCTTGAACGTCATCGGCGCCCGGTTCACACGCAGGAAGACATGGTCAGTGCCCACGCTAAAGCATGGGTCTGCCAAGACTGCACTGATCAGGAACTGGTTGCCTGCAATGCCCATGAAGCCACCGAGGCGACTATAGGGCACGTAGAAATACCGAGGATATAATTCCCGGTCATCAAACGCGAACTGGAACTTTACCAGCTTAGCATCGGTGATGGCCAGATCCACGGTAGGTGGCATCCGGTTGGATTTGGTTAACCCGCCGGCGATGACTTGAAACGTTTCCCGTGGTCCACAAACAGAAGCACCCAAGAACTCGAACTTATCAGGAAAGCTAGGTTCCGCGCAATGAATGACATTGACTACGCGGTCTTCAGCCTTCTTGAGTTCCTTATACGCAATACCATCGATGATGTCTTGGTTGAACTTGGGCCTGTCCGCTTGTAAATCGTTGAACCACTCAATATCCATGCTGGGCCTATTTAAACTGGTTTTAAGGTACTCAACTTCGCAAGCGATGTAAGCGCCCCTAATGCCACCAATAAGAACTTGCCACACAGACCTACCCAGTCGCCAAAGTTCCTCACCCTGTCTTTGGCTAAGTCTTCACGGGCTTTTGCCGTTGCCATCTCTAACCTCTCTCGTTCCAGATCTAACCGGCGCGCAGTGATTACAGCAGCATCTTCAGCATCCACTCGTTTCTGTGCAATCTCTTCGATCTTTTGCGCTCGACCCATCTCTGCAAGTTCGAGCTTAAAGTGCACTTCAGGATCGCCCATCTTGCGGGCCATTTCAACAGTATCGTAAAGCCTAAATCGTTTATCAGCCTCCTCAAACGTCATGTGTTCCTCGACTACAGTACCTACGTCTGGAGGATCACTATCAGCATTGCGCCGTCTGACGATGTGGATACCGTTCTGATGGTGCGGGTCTCGCTCCACCGGTACTCGGTACACCTGACTACCAAGCAGCATAAAACGATCGTGGTTTTTAGCCACTTGATCATTATTAATTGCCTTCATGGAGAACAAGAATGTTTCATTCGTCACGAAGGGAACCGAACTTGCGAAAGATTTCTTCACACGTTCACGCGGCTCGAACGGATGGTTGATTTTTCGACTACCTGGCATAATAGGCATGCCTAAAGTAATGTCTAACTCTTCAAGATAAACTGAACCACCTGCCTTGCGCAAGTCTTCGAGCGGAAAGCTAATGCTTAGGGCCAAAGAAGATGTCTCAGTCTCTTTACCACCACGCTTATTGCGGTTATCAAACGCTTCAATCACGACCTTAAGTAGTGGGTCACCTGGATGACCTTCCGCTAACCGATCAGCTGTTTCCATGAAACACTGATTGGTCATGCGCCACTCAACCTCAATCTCGATTGATTCAACACGCGTTTGCTGGTACGGATTCGGCGCAAGCGCCACGACCACACCACTACGTTCTTTAACGTCGACTTCTTGTTTGGTATTATTAACGTACCTTACGGTCTTCGAATAAGTGTTGCTGGAATCGTGCGTTAAGGCGAACCCCCCATAACGCGGCGAATAGGAACAAGTATCCAACACACTTACCCGATGATCTTTTGACGTCATAGGTAATGGCCCCTAGTTAATTTTCACTCTAGTTGGAGTGTCCCTTTTATTCTTTCCGCTCTACTAAATAGTAATGTATTGCTGTAATCGTGTTGAGCAATAAAATGAATAGTTACGGCATAGAGCCCGGCATTGCGCCGGGCTCTATGTTGACTACCTACCGCTCACTGATTGCTCAGTTACGCGCCGGCACCGCTATCAGCTGCGCCATTCACTGGTGCAACTGCGGTAGTGGTGACTGGAGCTGGGACGATGGCATCACCACCGAAAGCTGCAACCGGCTTGTTTTCGACACGAAAAGGCAGGGTGGATTCCAACAGTTCGTCCACGCCGAACACGTTGACTTTGATCAGCCACGGCAGGATTTGGTAGTGTTGGAAACGTGGTTGAACCACTGCTTCTTTACGCGGCGAGTTGTCGCGGGTAGCGGTGATGGTGGTAACCATTGTCGGAGTCAACAGCATGATGCCGTTGGACATTGGGTCGAAACCATCGCCGTCGCGGACCAGGCCCATGTAGAGCTTGCCGTTCATGCGGTTGTCGATGTCGCTTTCCAGCTGGAATGGCAGATCCGCACCCAGGGTACGGCTGTCGCCTTGCAGGGTCAGGAAGCGCTTGATTTTCGGGCTGGTAACGATCGCCAGGCGCCATTTGTTGGCCACTTCGCCACCATCCACGAACCGGCACACGGTTTCGTAGTTGGAACGTTGCAGGCCGTCGAAGGCGGCAGAGCGCAGCACGTTGAACAGGGTTTCGCAGGCGTTCTCGACGTTGTTGCTGGTTTCCAGCGACTGAGCGTTACGGAAGTCAACGTTCAGCTCGACGACGTACGGGTTGATCAACCAGCGGCTGATACCTTCGATCGGCTTGGAGTTCAGCTCGAAGTCGCCCATGGTCAGGTTGCCACGCAGGCCGCCGTTGGTGAGCCGCATGGTGCGTTCGTGGTAACCGATCATGGTACCGATGGCTTCGTTGTTGGTGTATTGGCCAACGACGTAGGTCAACTGATCCAGAACGGTTTGGTCGCGCTCTTCACCCAGTGGGTAAGGAACGAAGAACGGAGCACGAGTACGGCTGAGCAGACGCTCACGCACCGGACGGGTGTTCAGTTGCAGACCCAGGTAACGGTGGTTGCTGTTGGTCAGGCGGGCATCAGGATACCAGCCGGAAACAACGATGGCTTGCAGGCCGTTCACGATGCTCAGACCAACGGTGCCGGTCAGGGACACAGCGCCGCCCAGTTCGTCGTAGATCGACATCACTTCGACTTGCGAAGGGTTGACGCTCACGGTACCACGTTCAACGTCGCCATCACCGTTCAGGGTGAACTTGCAGCGCACGGTGTACTTGCCGTTGGCAATGATGCCGAACACCGGAGCCGACAGGGCTTCACCCAGGTAGTTCATGCTATCTTTGTTCAGTTCCAGCAGGGTCACAGGGAAGGACAGCTTGACCGAACGGCCGCCTTGTTCTGGACCTTTGTAGAAACGGCTGTACGGAGCCATGCGGGTATCAACAACCAGGGTATCGCTACCCAGACGCAGGAACACCGAGGCCACGCCGATGTTACGGTCGAGAGCTTCGGAGTAATCCGCTTGACCAACGCGTTGGATGTTGTCCACGTTGCCCAGGCCGAACAGGTTGATGGTCCGGTTCACTTTCAGGGCGCTGGTCGTTACGACGCGACGGCCTTCGGTTTTTTCGAACGGTGCAACCACTGCGGTTTCGACGAAGTTTTCCTTGGTGGCATCGTTATAGCCTGGGATTACGGCTGTAGCGTTGTCGTTCAGGATTTCGTGGTCGATCGCGGCGTCGAGTACACGGCGCAGGCCGAAGTCGGATGGGCTGCCATCTTGAGCGTGCTTGACGTTGTTTTGAACGTACAGGCAAGGGATCTCGATGTCGAACGCGCCTTGGTCCGGGGTCATCGGCAGTGGACGGTACATCATGTCCATTGCTGGGCCTTGGCGGGCGATTTTGTAGTTCAGGCCAACCGAGAGGAACAACGAGTCAACCAGGTTTTGGTTGTCGAAGGATTCCTTGGAGTAGAACTCGGAGATCGAGTCGTGTTCCAGGCCGGTGGCGTTGGCGATGCTCGAACCTTCTGGCAGAGCTTTCTGCTCGAAGGAGATGCAGGCGCGCTGGTAAGCAGCAGGATCGGCGGCGAAGGCCATGATCAGGGAAGCGGAGGCCAGACCGGCTTGACGCGAGTTGAAGCTGTAATCAGGCTTGCCGTCGGCGGAGACAGCAGCGCCTTCGAAGCTCAGGGTCGACTTCAGTTTATCGGCGATGGTGCCGAGTTGGATCTTGCCTTCGAAGCTGCCGTCTTTGAGCGAGGAAACCAGCTCCTTGCCTTCAACGCTGTAGCCGCTGCCGCCGTTGACGTGGGTGACCAAAGCGTTGGCGTCGAGGCCGGACTTGGTAACGTATTGTTCCTTGTTGATGCGGATGAGACTCATACGTGGTGCTCCAAAATGACTACCAGATAGTCGTAATTACAAAGCTTTGTTTTTAGGACTGCGCCGATTCCCAAAGTAGTCGACTACTAAAGGCAGACCTACGACCCACTAGGCGATTTACACATAACACTTTTACAGCACTGCTCTTTTTAGTCATCAGCATCTTCGGCACGGGCTTTAGCCAGTGCTGCTTTAAGGTGCTCATGGAAATGATCAGCGCTACTGCCGCTGCCGTAGTTTTTATTCACGGCAACCAGATATTGTTTGAACAGGTCAGAGCTATAAGCAACCTCTTTCCCACGGTAAAGAGCCAGAGCTAACAACAGCTCATAAATCAATTCCTTCTCTTCAGCACCGGCGGGCTTCTCAATCAGCAAGATGCCATCATACTTATCGGGTACAATTACGAAATTCTTGAGGGTATACTCAGCCAGTTTGTGGCCGTCCTCGTTGTTTCCGTAAAGCGCGAACAACGCTTCATCAGTATCAAACCCTTCTTCGACATCCACTGCAGGGAAAACATAATCGGTAATCCCCAACAGTTTAAGTTTAGAACGAAGCAAATGGTTGGCCAATTTAAACAACTTTTGGTCGTGGCTTGATACTATGCTTTCGAATTCTTTTGGGTCGGTGTTGTAGTACGACACCACCTTACTCAACCACAGTGGGATGAACCGCAACTCAATGGGTTTGTCCATTATGTGAATCCTGTTAAAGCCTTCTGTGAGGCGGTATGGAAATCAAGCTACTCCTAGCGAAAGCTATCGGCGCTGCGTATTACGCGAGCCACTGCAATATAAACGAAGATGCGCTTCATAACGTATTGGAAAGCGCTGTAGCCCACGTTCAAATTTCAGATGAGCGTCAGCTAGTCAACACTGAGAAGTCATCTCTGCTGAAGCTACGCGCATTGCTGATCTGGTTAAAGCACCGTGGTTCTGAAAAACCCATGGACTTGGATGACCTAATGACCCGTGTGCGTATCGCCACGGGGGATAATGATCGTCTATATGATCTATTTTGTAAGACTTTACTTTTAGTTGACGATCCGCAGGCGGCCAAAGATAAGTACGAAGAGTTCAGTCACGAACTGATGTCCTTTTCGGCAGTGCAAGAGTTTGAAGCACTGATCAGAAAAGCCAGTCGTCGTCTTGCGTTTGAACGCGACAGTATTAAAAGCGTCATGGAGTTTCGTAACGAAATTGTCATGAAGCTGCAGAACTTGTCATTGGGCGATAAGAAGCGTGCTGCTGCAATTGCGCGCTCTATTGACGTCGATGATTTGGAGTCGATGGCCGAGGTCTTTAACTTGGCGCAAACCGCCATTGACCCTAAGTCCATCCTCAAGCACGCTATTAAAGCTTTCAACCGGATGACCGGTGACCAAGATGGTTACCGTCGTGGTGAGTGGCTTAACGTCAGCGCACTACCAGGGCAGAACAAGTCAGGCAACCTGCTGGACTTCCTGGTGTCGATGTGCTGCTACAACAGTCCAGTGTTGTTCGATGAGACCAAGATCCCTCTTCACGTTTACACAACGATTGAAGATAAGCTTGAGCTGGTATTCCAGAAACTGTACATCATGCTCAAACAGCAGGAGTACAACTGGGAACGCCCAATCGACATCCGTGGTCTTTCGCCAATCGAGATGGCTACTTACGTTCGTGACCGACTTCAAGAACGTGGTTTCAAAGTTAAGTTTCAAGAATTTACAGGCGGTCAACCTTACACCGATTACATCGAATCGCTTCGCAGTTATCAAGAAGAAGGCTACGAAATCATCTCGGCTGGTTTGGACTACGCTAACCTCATGGGTAAGCAAGGTATTCCAGTTCAAACCGCAGGTGATGAGGTCCAAGGCGTACATCGTTACACGCGTCACTTCACTTCACCTAACAACATCTTCCATTATACCGCCCACCAGCTCTCCACGCAGGCCAAGGAAGAAGCGCGGATGTATCCTGATGACTATCTAGCCAGGTTGGTAGGTAAGGGGTACTACGAAGGCTGTAAGAAGCTCGACACAGAATTTGACTTTGAGTACTTCATTGCCAAACGTGTCCATGCAGGCGTGACATGGCAAGAAGTTCAGTGGGGCAAACACCGTAAGTTGGGGGCAACCAACGAAGACCATAAACGGTTTGCACTGCGGTTCCTTGAACTGGGTATGATCGGTTTCAAATACGATCTGTTCAGCACTGAAGATATCTCCTACAAGAAAGTGGGTGGTCGTCTTGCAGGTGGTGAGCAAGGACGTGATTTCAGCGACTTTGATGAATAAGGGGGTTTACCATGAAGACTGAGCATGTGTTAAACGTAGGCGGATGTTGGAGTGGGCGTCCACATTACAGCTTCGCTCATGAAGGAAAGCTTTTGTTTCAGGGTCAGAACTTTCATTCTGAACTGCACGCCAAACGTGAAGCGGTAGAGTATCTTTCAAACCTCGGTATCAATGTTGAGGTGGAAGACATCATCGCCCGCGATAACGGCACCTTGTAACAAAAAAAAGAAGTAGCATACACCCCGGCCATTGGCCGGGGTGTATGTCGCTTTAATGAACTAGACGATCAAACTATACAGCCAATGAAGGTCTTTGCCTCGAAGCCTATCTCTTACGCGCTCGATGTCCTCAGGCGGAACTATTGCGGTCGCTAATGGAGCAAGGCAAGCGATCATGTACAGAATGTCTTCTTTGTCAAACACGACAGCTCTATCAGATTTGTTAAAGAATACTGCCGGCATTTGATAGTGCGTGACGTTGAAGGCATTTCCATACGGCCAATAATCCCTGTCGGTATAGATCACTTTCTCCTTAATGTTTATCAAGTCGATTGATTTGATTTCTTTCATCGATATGTTCTCCTTAGAACGTACCGATGCTGAGACCGCGAGTACGCAGAGTGATGACACCATCATCAGTGATTTGCATGGTGTCTTTATCCTGCAGGTCGTCTTCAAGAACGACAAGGATGTCGGACATCTGTTCGTGCATCAAACCCTGGTCAAAGAGTTCAACAATACCCTCGACGATTTCTTTACGGCCAGTATAAACCTTGTCCATGAGCTCTCCTTAGAGCGAAGTAGCGGGAGTGATGTATTCGTACAGCTCGGCGTCGATGACGGTTACCCGCTTTTCGATCTGGCGAACCTTTTCGATCGAACTACCCATCAGGTGGATGACATGCCGATTATGCTCAGTTGGGTCTTGCGCACTAATTTGTTCAACCACCACTGCGTTCGCCCCGGGATACCTCGCCAGCTCGTTCAGCATCTCTTCTTTGAACAGGGTGTAAAGCCCCACGTACGGAAGAGATATTTGAATAGTGAGCGGGTTCGTATGCTCGGCCGCAAACTGCGACGGGTAAATGTCAAACACGACCTTGTTGGTGAAGACATCACAGCTTTGGTATTTACCGCCGATGATGTCTTTCAATAACACGGCAACTTCAGTAGGTCTTACAAGATGCACTTCAGCCTTTGGGTTTTCCACCAAGGCCTTTTTACGCATCTCTTCCGCCAGCTGATGGATCTTTCTAGCAGAGTACACACTCCCATCCAAAGCTTGAACAAGAACAGAAGCAAATGCAACTTGCTTATCGTGTACCATATCGCGTTTGAACCGCTCATCGCCTACAGTAGAAATCTCCTCAGACATCTTACACAGATTGACCGGACTCATGACCTTTACAAAATACCCACTCTCGCCAAAGGGCGCAATTCTGTAAAGGAAATCAACGTTCCAAATCCAGCCGACGCTAGCCCCGATAGCTTTCAAGTCATCGTAAATGGCTTGGTGAACTTCGCTACCATCCGTCATCCAGCCGAACTGTTCTTCGACATGACTCAAGGGGCGAAGAGCCCGACGGCCAAGATCAGCAAAGGTAAATGGTTTTTTAACCTCCTCTGCGGAATGCGGAATTTCATCAACGACAATTGGCTTCAGTTCTTTGACCAATTGCTCGATCTTCGAAAAGCGGAAACCGCCTTCTTCCAAGGTATACGCTACCAAAGCTGTAAAAGCCCGAATCCGCTTACCGACCACACCTCCGATTTGGCCACGACGAAAATGCCTTGCCAGGTCGTCGACGACTATTCCGTCAATCTGAATATTGATCAGGAAATCGCCGGTCAGTGTTGAATCAGGCAGGAGGCGGGTCTGTGCTGTGATGCGATCGTAGATGTCAACATGCTTACCGAGCTGCCCCAGGTACAACTGGACTTTACGCTGTGCGTATTCCAGCACGTTCTTCTCAACGGCCGGGGCTTCGTCAACGACAACCAACGGCTCTGGCATGGAGAATGCAGGACACCCTTCAGAACGATCGAAGGGCTTGCGGTGACCTTCAAACATCTCTTGCCGCGCTGCCGATACAGGAAACGCCGCAGACGCCTCAAGTAAACCACCGAGGGTCATCGGCGCAATGGCCGGTTGAATGGCCACCGGCTCATGATCGGCTGGTTGTAACGGGCTATGATGCCTTAAAGGTTTGCGAACAATACCTTTCTTGCTTTGGAGATCTTTGATTTCCTGAGCGAAGACCGTGAGGAGTGCTTGGTTGCGCAGACGGTAAGTTGGAAGAAGCGCTTTCTGGTTGAACGACTTCAAAGCTTTATCAAATACTTTCATTATGTTCTCCTTAGAACGTGGTATTAAATTTTTCGCCGAAGTAAGGGGCGAGTTGATCAGCGCACTCAACCAGTAACTCCTGGATATACGGAGCGACAAGTTTTCTGAGAGACCGGCTGTGGTATCGCGGATCGGTCCGGCCGGAGATCAGTCCAATGTGCCCATGACCATCATTCTTCAATTTAACGAAGAGGTGAACGTGCAATATTCTGAACGCATCGTCATACGTCAACGCAATGCCGGGACCTACGACAACGTCCCATGACACCGGAGGTAGTACGTTCTGACCAGCTATATTTACCCAACTACCTTCAAGCTTACCTAATGCCGCTTTCTGCAACACTGCCCGAGTGTTAAATGATTTCAGAGCTTTGTCAAATACGTTCATGTAGTCCTCCTTAGGACAGTTAAATTTGAACTTGCCACTTACCTGAGTGCTGATTGATAAAGTCAATCAGATCTGGACGTGTCTTTACAGCGTCTTTTAGGAACCGAGTTACCGCATGGTAGCCATGCGGCTCGGCCCGAACATGTCTTTCGGCTAGACGCTTACATTTGTGCTTCTCGGCGGTTTTATCAAACCACTTACCCAGCGTGAGGATCTCCAACGTTAAGACATTGTGTGGCGGTTCTTCAATCACAGCCCAAACGTTGACGTTATTGTGAAACCGCCTTGCCGTTGGGAATAGAGTCTGAACACACTTCACAGTCTGGCCGCGACTGAACCGTTGCAGCATGTTACGTACGGTGGTTTCAATGGCGCTGCTAAATGCAACACGACCATCTTTCTTGTGTTCAATAAGAAAGTTAACACGGCTACGGAGCCCGTAATGTTCTTTTAGTAGATATTCGTAAAACGCTTCACTGAATTCACCTTCGGGTACTTTCAGCAAAGTATAGCCGTACAAGGTTTTAGTAACACGTTCCATTGTCAATTCCCCTAGGAATATAAAAAGAAAGCATATAGCCAGGGCGTTGTGCCCTGGCTATATGTCTGTTAGCGCGTGTAGCAGCGGTACTTGTGGTTTGCGACCTGAGGTGAGGCAAGGAGCAGGGCACTGGTGCGGCTCGCGTTAGACGCGCACGCAAGCTCTTCCTGAGACGGTCTATTAAAAGCCACTGTGATGTTCAACAGGATCACAAACAGCGCCGTCAATATCCAAAGAAAGATATCAATGGGTTCTTTACGCCGGGCCATTAGATAAACTCCTTGACTATTTGAATGATCAGCACTACAACGCCAGAGAGTGAAATCAGCTTTAGGCAGAAGATAGTTTTGTTAATGATTTCCTGTGACTCACGATCACGGGCGCGCTTATCGAGTTCCTCGTTTGTCGGTAGCATCAGTGACGAGTCTCCGAGATGTCTTGCAGCATGGTATTGGCAATAACGGGTTTGATGTAGTGTTCTTCAAAGATACCCTTATCCAAAAGCGCCAGCCGCCGGAACTGTTTACCGTTCTGGTGCTGGATCATCGATGCCTTATCAAACAGGTACGTATCAATCCACTGTTTGGTGATCGTCGTGTTGAACTCGACCGCAGCTTTAAGTGAAGAGAAGTAACGGTTCTTCTTCTCCAACGGATCGCGGACGATGATGAGACCGTTGATCTCACGGTACTCGTACTCTTTACGGATACGAGGCAGCAGGCGGCGGTTAAGCAGGAAATCGAGTGAATCTTCACGGGCTTCCACCGCACTTTCAAACGCTGTTACAGCACCGTGCTTTTTAGACGACCAGCTTTTATTTCTCCAACCCTTGGTATCTTCGTTGATGATCCAGGTATTGAAGCGACCGCTTTCTTCGTTAAAGCTAACACCGCATGGCAGAGTCAGAACCAGACTGCTGCCGTTTTCGCTGACGACCAGACGTTGCGACTGACCAGGTTTCTTTTCGAGTTTGATGATACGCATTATAAGTCCCCCTTAGGACAGTTATTTTATTTGCTGAAATCAGCGTCAATACTTATTCCCTGATGGGCTGAACGGCAGGCTGTATTTTTAACTACATCGCCGTAGAGCGTCTCACAGAACCGCTCGAATGTAAATCGCCTGACTTCGTCAATCAGATAATGAGCATTGGTACCAAACCCTTCCTTTTCCCAAGTGTAGTGGATAGTGGCAAGCTTACCATCCACTACAACTTTGACTTTCAAAAAGTCACGATCACGAGTGGTGATCATGTCGTACAGAGGGCAGCGGTAACCCAAAACCTTGGCTAACATATCGAGATCCGAATTGAGTTCGGATACCGCCTTCTTCAATCTTGACTCTGCAGCTTTGCTCATTGGGTCCTCCAAAGGACGTTGGTGTTACGGGGGTTATTGCTTTGCTGTAGATTTAGGCGTCTCGCCTGGACGCAGCCAACCGGATTGTTTACGGGTATGGATGGATGGATTCATCTTGTTGGTGCTTGGATTATCGCCCAGTTCACCAAACAGTTGAAGCAACACACCTGGGCGTTCGATCTGTTGACGCAGTTCTTGCTCGAACTCAGCGCGGCTGCGCTTATCGTCGTACACGCGGATGAAGCCGCTGACCTGTACCAGTTCCCGCACAGAGCCTGGTTTAATAGTCAGCGGCACTGTGCCGACCTTTGGCATACCGGCCGGACGTTTATCTTTATCCAGGTATACAACCAGGTCGTTATTATCTACGGTGATGTTGACGTGAGTCATGATAGGCTCCATTAGCTCAATTGTAAACGTACGAGGGATTCGTGGATCTTTACAAACCCATCGATATTTTGTTCGTGACACTGGACTTGTTTGTCCAATGCTTCAATCAGGGCAAACATTGGATAGCCTTCGTAAAAGGCATACTCCAAGAGATTGATCAGCAAGTCCGGCTTCTGCTTATAAATCGCTGTTGATTTATAGTTATCGCAGATCTTGACATTCAGTGAACTGTCGAAGAGTACATGTCCTTCGATACCGCCGACCATGACACTGGTACCCTTTTCGCCAGTCCAAGCCCACTTGCGCCCGACTTCGACTTTTTCCGAATATTGCTGCGCGTACAGAATCGCTTCTCTACGCAACACAGGTCCCATGTTACTAAACGCCTTGGTCATAGCCGCAACGTTTTTAAATGCTTCAAGGGATTTGGTAAACTGTAAGCTAACCATCTGCCAATCCTCCTAAGGATAAGGTGAGTTTGTTCAAGTACGTGATGTGTGACTGTAAAAAAGTTAAGTATGCTGCTCTTTTATGTACTCGATAACTTCCCCAGGTACAACCCGATGACCAACAAGCAAATGTTGACCGATTTAATCGTGTCGACAAACCAGAGCTACCTGGACGAATTCAATGTAACGTTGACTGCAAAAGACTTAACGTTCACTGACCCTACGGCTGGGGATTTTGAAGGCGGCACTAACACCATGGTTGGCGTCACAGCCGACACTCAGTTTGTTGAAGGCAGTTACGTCTACTATTACACCCGCTTGGATATGCAACAAGCGTTTGCAGATATCGGCATTACGCTACCTAGCGTTCAGGTGGAGTCGTGGAACGGCGCTGGTCTGCTGATTGCCCTGAAGAACAAATACAACTTTGTGATCCATGCCAGTGAAATAGAATCACTTACATTTAAGGATGACCTCTTTACCATTAAGGTGGTTGGTAATTCTTTAATTTGGACGGGTGAGCTGGTTGTATCTATCGCTGAAATAACGATAGAGGAGTTGTCAGTAGCGTTCCCTAATAATGTCCTTAACGGATTGGATTGATCCCCACCTCACGAGATCGTAAGTCATGGCTACTGATTATACTCGCGATGAGATTGATGTATTGATCGATCTGATCCGCCGCGACAACAGCAATAAAAGTTTATATCCTTTAATGGTAAGTTTCGGTAACCCTCAGGTCTTTACGCCGACTGTGGACATTAACCGTAACACCATGATCGTAGCAACTGCAAGACCCGGCTATCAGTACCGCGGTAGCCAAACGTTTTACTACAACCGGGTACCCCTGAATAAGTTTGTAGAAGCCGGGGTTACCGATTTAACGTTTGATCCGTTCGGCAAGCAATTCATCAGCGACCTGCTCCCAGAGTTAAATGAGCGGTTACAGATAAAGTTGACTGCCGACCGCATCATTGACTTTAACCTCCCCGAGATCCAGGATGATGAAGGTGGGGTGGATGTCTTGATTCAAGTGTTACCTGCATCGTTGGTCTATAAGGACACATTGCTTGTAAAATTGATCCGTGATAGCAACGATCTTTATTTTGCTATTCCGGATGTGCAGATGGATGGTTTGACGTACGCACCCCCTCCGGTGTAGGCGGCAATCGCACAAATAGTCTTCAATTCTATGTGTCAGTATTCGACCATAGTCCCACTACACCCTTGGAGTTCTTTTCATGGCTAACGATTTAACCAAAGCGCCAAAACAGATTATTCTGGATATGGTCAATGCCAAGTCTGGCGCAGGTTTCACCCTGGCAACCTTCGCATGGGCAGGTCTGCCAGAAGTTGAGCCTAGTGGCAAAAACACCAGCCTTTCCCTCGTTGCAGTTGCAGGTTCGGGTTACAAAAACACCCGCATCATCCGATACAACCGCATGCACCTCGGTACTGACATCGGTGCTGCATTCATTGCGTCGGCTACCGGCCGCGACCTGGTGTTCAGCATCGGTGATGCCACCAAGATCGCTGACCTGATTCCAGAGCTGAATGCCCGCCTGAACATTGCCCTGACTGGCGATGACTTCACTGACGGCGATCTGCCGACCTTCACCGGTGCGGTAAACGAAACCCACCCTGTACAGGTCGTTGTCAAGGCTGACTCCCTGATCTACACCGGCAGCATCACGCTGACGCTGAAAGCTGACGACGTCGATCTGGCCACTGCGATCCCTGACGCAGAAATGGACGGCCTGACTTACGCCGCTCCGCCTACCACGCCGTAAGTGCATCAGTAGTTACCCCGTGTAGACGAGGATGGGGTGTTTACCTCATCCTCGTCTACACACCTATGTCGGTTATGATTTAGTCAGGAGATACGTCATGCTCCTTCTACAAGGAACATCTGAACAAGCATTGATGAATCTTATCAATGCGAACAACGCTTTACCCGTGCCATTGGAGCCTGGCGATCTGTATTACGGTCTTCCTAAATCGGTAGCGGGGGGAGTTACGCGACTCCCTGTAGTCACTCAGTTTAACAATGAGGACTACGAAGGATACGCAGTACTTAACTATAAGCGCCTGAATCTCTCGATTATCTTCAAAGAGATCCGGCCTGTGGTTGAGGCTATTGGCCAAACCAGTTTAACTAGACTGTTGCCAGTTATCAATAAGGCGACAGGTCTGTCGTTAGAACCCAATGACATCGTTGACCAGTCTATTGTTTGGCTGGGCGGTAACGAGCAGGCTAACCTGCAATTCGTTATTCAGCCATATTCCCTGGCATACGAAGGACGGATGGTTGTTCAATTTATTCGTCTGCGGCCGGACATTACTTCAGCCGTAGTAAGTCGGACCCTGCCCGTATTGGCATTCCCCGATCCGATCGTCAGTAACAAGAAATCCATGTCCATGGCGACGTGGGGGTTTGACTTCACCGAAGACCAAGTAAAGCTGAAGATCTATCGTGAGGGCTGGTGGTTCCCTCAAGAAGTCAAGGCAATAATGGCTCAGAACGGGTTTCCTAATTTCCCCGTCAACGTTTTCGGGTTTGGGATTGGCGTCACGCTTTACGCAACTAAAGACGTCCCTGGCGCTAACACGGATTTCAGTCACGTCATCATTCAAAAGAACGTCGTAACGCCTGAGTTCAACGGCGACGCGTACTTCCACTTCAACCGGGCGTAGAGGCTTCATTTATGGCTTTGTACGAAATGCCACTTGAGGCAATACTCAAGGCAATCAAGACACAGAACAATGTGACTCTGGTTGAAGCAGAATACTTGTACGCTGATCCTGTAGTTATTCCGACAGGGGCGTCTGGTGAAAACACCAGCATGACGATCACCGCCAAGGACGTCCAAAGTACCTACGATGGTTCTGTGCCGATCCTGTATAAGCGTCTTGATCTGGCCGACTTGGGTACGTTGATCGATACGTCCATCAAAGGCTACAACCTCACCACGATCCTGGATGTCGCCAATCGCCTGAATAAGCTTTACGGATTGAACTTCACGGCCGATGACTTCACTGACGGTCCAACCGGCTTAGTTGACGGCGTGGGCACTATAACGCTTACAGCGAAGACGACCAGTCGTTATTGGATTGGTAGTGTGGATATCACCGTTGCGCAAGGCCAGCGGCCGCTGGAGGCGTTCCTAACGGTAACGTCACTGCCTGGCTTGAACTACCCAGCGCCTTCGATCGATAAACCATACGCCGCCGCCTACTCTTACTGGCAGAATTTCTCCGCCTCCGCAGTGGCGTTGGAAACCGTGCTGGTTGGCGTCGATCAGATCGACGTGGTGCGTGATGTGCTGACAGCGATCACTAAAAACGTGTGGTCGTCAACAGCAGCCGGGCGCTATAGCGTAATGGGGGCAACGGTTACTTACGCCGGGGTCACCACTGGCCGAACTGATGTCAACACCGATTACGAGAAAGTGATCATTGTTCAACTCAATGAAACCAACTCGGTAGGCTTGAGTGGGTCGTTGTACCTGCACTATAACCCGCCTGCTGTCGATTAAGGAGCCTTGCTGATGGACAACAGTATTACAAGGCTTCTTAATGAGGCCAACGAGAAGAACTCTCCTAAACGTCCACTCACACTGATCAACATTACCCCACAGGTCCCTCAGGTCCTTGAAGGTAATGAAAAGCACAACACTCAGGTTACCATCGAGGGTGTGCTTGGTCGTGTGTATACGGGTAGTCAGACGCTTCTGTATAAGCGGATTAGCCTCACCGACGCACTGGCAGGTCTTCAGTTAAGAAACATCGTACCGTTCACCACACAAATGGTGATCGACATGGTGAATACTCAGCTGGGTCTGTTCATTACGATCGATGACCTTGAACCGTTTACACCGCCCACATTGGCTCTCAATGAGACAGCATCATTGACGCTTATTCCTAAGGCTGAAAGCTTTGGGTTTGTGGGGCAGGTTCAGATTCAGCTCATGTACGGCAGAACCCTGCTTGAGTCAGTGATCGGCATTCGTTTGCTCAAGTTGTTTAACCACCCTAACGACCCTGCGTTTAATAAGCAGTCGGGACGGATGGCAACTTGGGGCATTGACTTTACCAGTCTTCGTGATTCGTTAAAGATCAATCCGTTGACACTGTCGTATACCGATTGGGCAACTTTTCAATCGGCTTGCATTTATTTGCAGATCCCATCATGGGCCAAAGGGCAGCTGATTGATTCCGCTACTGCTGATGTTCCTGATAGCAACCCAGCGTTTGATCGGGTCACCATTCAACCGGTAGTTAACAGCGCCTACATTTTCGGGCCTCTGTATTTTCACTACAATTTGCTTGACGAGGTTTAATCAAGATGCCTTTATATAACAAGCCATCGAGCGAGCTGGTTTACGACCTCATCAATCAGGCCAACCCGCTGCTGCCGGTACCGCTCACGCCACTGAACATGGCACTGTCCGATGTGAAGGCAGCGACGGTCTCTGGCAACGCTGCAATGAACACATCGATCAACTGCGTTTCGATCGGTGGTGATTACATTGGGCGTAAGTCACTGAACTACCGCCGCCTTGACTTGGCGGTACTGTTCCGTGGCCAGGTGCTTCAGATCAACCGCTACTCCGCTACTCAGACAGCCTCCTATACTGTCGTGTTTACACTGTACCAACTACTGCCGATCATCAACGCGCAGTACGGTCTGAACCTGACAGAAAATGATGTTGCTAATGTCAACATCACCCGAGGCAACACTCTGGAAGATGGTTTCTATACGTCTACAGTTACCGTGCAAACTAAGGTTACCAGCCTTGGCTATATCGGCACAGTTCAGCTGAAATGGAAAAGTGCACCTCAGGATCTGGCTTCCATGATCACCGTGACTGATCTCAATGCGCGCCTGTTCCCAGGCGGCAACGACTTCACCACCGAAGGTCGCCGTCCTGTCATGAACAACCTGATGTATTCGACTGATTGGTCAGCCTTGCTGAGCACCACTCCTTACTCGGGTTACCCGAACCTGATGGTTCAAAACGTGGCTACCACCACATTCCTGAACGCAGTGTTCAACCAGTGTAACGCCGCATTCGGTACTGCGTTCCCTACCCAGTCTGCGTGGGTGACTGCAATGTTCGCTGGGGTTGAAATCATCACTCTGCCGTCGACCAAGTACCCAGAGGCTAACTCCAAGTACTACAACCGTCTGCTGACCTGGGATACTCCAGAGGCTCTTGTGGCAACCTATGGTAACGGCCGCAACTACATTCACTTTAACGTCTGAGGGTAGACCCAATGTCGTATATGAATCAGCCGCTCAGTGAATTCCTGGCGGCTTTGAACGCAGCAAACTCCACGGCATACGTTGCAGGCGATTTCCTTTACGGAACACCACAGCCAGTGTCCGGTACTTGGCACGGTCAGGTCACTACGCACAACACCGCAATTAAACTCACCGCAGTGCAGGGTGGTCTGTATCAGGGCACTCAGACACTGACCTACGATCGTTTGAGTCTGAGCGCCTTGTCGGCGACTAACATGCCCGGCTTCCAATGTTCGGCATACGGTGTCACCACCGTACATGGCCTGTATCCGGCGTTACTCAACTGGACCGGTATCATGTTCGGCAATGACGATCTGGAAGATCTCGCATTGGTGGACAATGGCGATAATACCCTGACTGCCACACTGAAAGCCAAGGCAGGTAGCTTGGGTTGGGTTGGGCAAACCGATCTGATCGTGAAAGTCGGTGGTGCTGCAATCGATCAGGTGATCACGGTTACTTCGCTGAATGGTCTGAACTACCCAACCGCCAGCGATACCGATGTGTACGGTCCTCTGTACATGTACCCTTACGACTTCACTTCGTACTTCTCCGATATCGCAACCCTCGCCACCGGCGTGCTGGTATCGGCAAAAGCGGATGCCCTCGTTACGGCATTCAAAGCGGTTGACGTCGGGTCGGGTAAAGCTCTTTGGGCGAACACTTCCGGCGTTACCACCTGGAACGTGTTTGGCGCAACCGTTGTAAGCAACGGTCTGAACTCGACATCGTTGCCAACCAACCCAGCGTACAAGTACGTGCTCGTGTTGCAGCTTGATGCAACCGTCACCACTCCGGCTGGTCTGTTGTACCTGCACTATAATGACCCGTTCAATCCTGACGCGGTATAACTAGGGCATAGATGAGCGCCAAGCGGCGCTCATCGATTACTTCAGGAGATGGGCATGTCTAACATAGGTCTGCCGGTACCAACAGATTACAAATTATCGAGCACCGACCTGCTCTATAAGCTGATCGAATACAGTAACCCTGGATTCACAGCACAGTTTCCAAAAGGCACTATTCAGTTTAGTGCGCCGACTTCGGTTAGCGTGGTAGCGGGTGATGCTTATAATACCGATACTACGGTTACAGTCTCCTCAGCGCCAGGCGCTGGTAAGATAGGTAACCAGACTATTCGGTATCGCCGCATCGACATGACGACCATATTCAAATCCATGGTTATTAAGCTTACTGATTATTCCGCAGGGACGACGCTGGCGGAGGCTGTTTGGAAAGGTAGTTTCAGATCCCAATACGGTATCAATATCGTAGATGCTGATTTCACTAACACTGGGGCGATCAATGGCGGCAACACTACCATTGCAATAAAAGCTACCTCGTTATGTTACAAAGGTAGTTTCGTCCTCAATTGGGTGAGTGGTAAGCGTCTAATCACCTCCATCATTACTGACGCAAACCGGGCGCTAGTTGGCAGGCTCTATCCGGGCGGCAACGACTTCACCACGGCTGGGCGAAAACCGCAAGGTGAGTTCCTGGTCTACTGTCAAGATGCAAGCAGTCTTAAAACTCTTCTTGAGGCTCTTGCTTCCAGCAGCGCGCCGTCATCCACAGATTCCACGGTAACGCAGGTTGTAAACTTTTTGCTGGCCAACACGTCGCGGACCGACTGGAACACAGGAACGGTTACGGAATCCGGTGGCATTACCGGAGTGATCTGGTACAAGTATACCTTGCCTAACGTCGCAATTCCTGAAGGTAACTCGGCTAAGTACACTCGGTGCATCGTAATTCAGAGTGGGGCAAATAGCTGGTTTGCTGGCAAGATCATCATTCACTATAACGCGTAGGGTCAGCTATGAGCATTTTCGTAACAAGTGCGGCAGACCTGACGGCTATGGTAAACGTTGCCGGCGGTGTCTCGTTCTCAACCACAGAGCTATCGTTCGCTTCGCCAAGAACACCAACAGCTGCAGAGTTAACCACGTACGGTAAAAACACCGCGGTTGATTTTAAAGTAGCGGATTCTTCAACCATCGCAATCGGGTTCACGACAGTGTTTTACGACCGTCTGAATCTTAGCGGATTGGAGAACTTTGACCTGACTAGCTGCAGCATCACAGAGAACTTGGCAGTCGCCCAATGGCTCCCTCTAGTAATAGGGTACATTAACGTCCCGATTACGGCTGCAAGTTTAGTTGAGCATGCGTCCGCTACCGTTAACGGAAAGGTGGTCGCAGTGCTTGAAGCCACCTCAACAAGTCTTGGTTGGCTCGGTACTGCCAGTTTGAAGTTCCCAGCTGCGCCGGACATCACCACGGCGTTTAACAGCAATCAGTTAATCGGCTTCTAACGCCAGAGGATTTTCAACATGTCAAATTGGCCCAATTACCTGATCCGTCAGGACTTCACCCTGCACGGTAATGAACTGGCAGCTGTCCCACTGGGTCTGCTCGATGAGAGCAATCAACGTTTGATTGCGGCGGTACTTTCAGAAGGCGCTGATCAGGCGGATAAGGATAAGTGGAACATGGAGGAGTATGGAACAGAATACTCCCTCAATGGCGTAGAAGTGGTGTTTAACGATCTGAACAAGGTCTCGTTACCCACCTTCAGCTTCTTCAAATACGCTCTCGGTCTGAAGTTCCCAGAGGTGTCCACAGCTCCCGCTGGTACTATCTACATGTGCTGGCACGAACCCGCCGCTAAAGCGCCTGTGGTGAGCACTGAGGAGCCACCGCTGGATGAGCCAGTACCAGTTGCCGTAGAGGAGTAGCAAACATGCTTCGTGCAATCTTTGGCACCGACAGTGCGTTGAAGGTAACCAATCCGGTAGTGAATACAACATTCGCCGATTGGTGGACCAGTTCAGGCATTCCGGGTGCTGGTCTTGGTCAAAACCCAACGAAGGCGTGCATCGACCAGAATGGTTACATCTCTGGCATGGCGTCAACCTCAGGTATAATCAGTAATGTACCCATGTTTCTTAATGGGTTCGTACCTGCCTCCGCCGCGCGCATCACGATCTGCTTCAAGCTAAAAGTACTATCGGCGATCGCCGGTAACTACCAAGTGTTGAGTTTTGCTCAAGAAGGTGCTCCAAACGTAGGTGTTGATTATCTATTCACCACATCGGCCGTTTGGTTAGCGACTCAGGCGGTAGGTGCTGAACTGTTTGTTGAGGTCACGTATACCCGCACGACAGGCCTTACCAGTTATACTGTCAATGGTGTCGCGCAGGCCGCTACTCGCACGTTCACTCTGTCAGCGGCTGGTGCTACAGCCTGGGATGCCGGTAAGTTGGTGCTGAACTTTGTACTGAGCGGTATCGGCACTAACGGCACAACGCGTTTCGCTATCCGTGATGTGCACGTAATCGACGATATAGCCGGAGATGGTATCACTGGCTCGATCGGTCAAGCCCGTATCGTACCGTTGAGTGTGGCTAGTGCTGCGGGTGCCGGCTGGGCGCCAAGTTCTGGATCTGCGTCATTAACCGATACCATGAACCTGGTTCAGCCAAGTGCCGTAACGATTAATTCACCGACCGATAAAACGCCATTGACGGTTGGACTAAGCGGTTCGGCAATAACAGGTGCGCGCGTGTTAGGTGTGGCTTTCAGTATGGCAGGTGCCAGTACCACCATTTCAGTCAGTCCTACAAAAGTAGAGATTAGCGCTAGCGGCGTTAACCTACCGGCAATTGCAGCACTGACCCCGGCTGGTGGTTTGAAATATGGTTTACCATTAGGCGTCTATTCAAAAGCTCTAGATGGCGGCAATTGGAACACGGCTAAAATTGCAGCAGTGTCCTTCAAATTAACGCCAGATACGGCTGTCTAATTAACGGAGTTAAAAAAGCATGTCTATAAGAGCAATGATTGGGTTTGATCATTATACTCAAGCCGTTACTACATGGATTAATAATGCCGACCATGGTCTCGTACACACCTCCGGAACTAACGCTTTAATGATTGTATCGAATGGTCGAGTAGGTGCTCTTAATACCACTGCGGTTGCTCAAGAACGGCTAAGTGTTCCACTTGCTAGTTATAGTGCACTTCCGGTTGGGAAACTCTGGTTTGGGGTGAGGTTGATCTTAACTGCTTGGACTAGGCAGATAGCGTGCATATATGTTCAAGGCCTTGCTGTATTTAACACCTCAGATATTTTGGCGACGATGGTCCCAGGCACAACGGCCTATCTGGAGTTTAGCTGGGACCTGGCTACAGGTAACATCGATCGCAGAGTTAACGGTGTTGCTATATCCTCGGTCAGTGCGGCTGGAAGTCGAAGTGGTGTCGTTTGGCTAGAAGGTAAAGGCGGTGGGGCCAATGCGTTCTACTGGCGAGATATCTACATCAACGATGATCAGGGTGGGACCGGTGGTTTCCTCGGCGCGCAGGTTGTTAAACGAATTCAGTTCGATGCCGTCAGTGGTACGGGTTGGACAACGTCAAACACCAACCCGCTGATCGGAAGCCTTGACTTACTGGACACTACCAAAGGTATATCTGGTGTCAGTAAAGATCCATTGATTGCGTCGCTACGCCCAGACCTACCGGCGGGGATTACGGCTTCGGCGATTGAGCTGACTGTGGCGGCCGCATCAACCATTGCTAACACGGTCGCATGTGCCGTAAAGCTTAAAAATGGATCTGACGAGTTACTGGGCGCAAACGTTAGCGGCGCTGCGAGCAACGTAATCACCTACAACAACCCAGTCGGTGTTTTTGCAACAGCCCCAGGTGGTCAGCCTTGGACAAACGCTGTGCTTGATGTCACCGATGTTATCTTGACACCGGATGTATAAGGAGGTAACGCATGTCTGCTTCCATTTCTGGTATCACGACATACGGGCTCTATAAAGAACCCAACCTTGCTGCAGTGAGTGGCGTCACAGCTTACGCGACTTACCCAGAACCAAATATCCTGACTCTGAGAAACGTTCAGGGCTATGCGTTAGTGTCGGATATCGCACTTCCAAAAGGTGTAAATGGCATCACAGCGTTAGCGAACCTTGTGCTAGCGCAAAGCAAAAGCATTCGACCAGCCAGTCAGTTTACCTTCGGCGCGCCGGAGAGCTATGCTGGTTCTGAAACGATCCTACACAATAGCCGCGTAAATGTCACAGCGGGGGCAACGTCGGCGTTATCAGGGTCGATGTACTTCTATTACAGTCGCGTATCGTTGGCGCGTATCCCAGCCAACTTGACCGCGATCGTCATCGGATCGGCTACTTCGACCCAAGGTCTGATCGCGGCAATCAACACGGCCAGCGGCATGGTATTGACAACTGACGATATCGTCGATGTACCCATCGCAGCCGGTTCGGTTGAAGTCACGATCACGGCAGCTTCTACGAGTCGGTTTTTTATACCCGGAGATACGACTCAGGTTGGCTTCACTCCAACGTTGGCTTCGGCTTTCAAATCTGACACGATCCTCTGGACGTAAGGAACCCACTTCATGAAGATTCATGCTTTGTATGGGTTAGAGATGCCACCGGCAGGTGTATCTGGCGCTGGGACGGTTACAGCGCTAAACAACCTGCTGCCTAATGGCCCGTTTCAAATATACGCATCTAACACCGAAGCAACTACGACATGGGCTCTGCAGACAGACGGTTGGATGTTGTGTAGTCTGAACGTCGGTACCGTGAACTACGGCAGCTTTCGGTTTAAGGCAAACGTGAATGTTAAAGACATGGTTCGGGATTTATCCGCCAGTTCTAATATTTACATAGGTCTTCGAATGAAGTTTGGTACAGTGTTTACTGGCACCACTATATTGGGCATGTGTTCAGACACTGACCAAGCCAACTTGGTCGCGGTGATATCAACCGCCAATTTACCTGCATATGCGGCAAATAAATCGTACTTTCTGGAAGTCAATCTCAACTATACAACGGGGATGATCAATCGCCGAGTTGACGGTGTGGTGGCCCCAGCTATTGCCATGCCGGCTTGGATGCTGACGGCAGTGAGTGCGACGCCAGGTGCGTTGTTGACAATGTTTTCGTTTGGTGGTATTGGTACGAACTACAGCGCGTCGCAAGGACAGGTCCACACCTACTCATGGCGAGATTTTCATTGCGTCGAATGGGAATCGGGTGAGGTAGCTCAGTTCTTGGGTTCTCAGACTGTGGTGAAGGTGCCGGTGGCGGCAGTTGCGGCTACGGTATGGACACCGAGTACTGGCGACGTTTCGTCTGTATTCAAAAAAGGGTACGCCAACCCGACATCGCCGCTCGCTACCCCTACGGCAACTACGGATGCGGCAATGACAGCGGGCTCGATCACTTATGATGCCAGCGTCATTCCACTTAATACGAAGATCCTGGGTGTGTTGGTTAAGGGGCGGTCGGCGGTTACAGGGGCTACCACTGGACACTTAGGGATCAGTGCCACCGTGGGCGGAACGGAATCGGCGGATGTCGATACCACAATGGTGGCAGCTCAGACATGGTACGACCGGATGCTCTCGCTGACGAAAACGCCAGCAGGTTTGGCGTGGACTCAGCCTGCTATTGCCGGACTCACCATCAAAGTTAAGCCGAAGGTGTAATGCATGGCTAACCCACAATTCGTTTTACGCTCGCTTGATGCGTTCGCATTGTACTCCATTGCTAACTTACCGCCTTTCTCGGTGGCAGGTTCTGTTGGATTACTCGCGGCCATCAACCGTGAGCAGGGCACTACGATAACAAGTGCCCAAATCACCATTGCCGACCCCGCGGTTAGCGTAGGGGACTTGCTGTTTAACAGTAGCGTCCTACTGACATCTGTGGTAGGTAAAGGGTATAAGGGAACATATACCTTTCGGTATAACCGGACCGATCTCGCTTCTGCTTTTACAGGGAAAGAGATGACATTGACAGGCACGTATGCAAACGTATACGCAGCGCTATCGGCGATCAATACCAAGTTTGGTATCGCACTGGAACAAAAGGATGTGGCCAATACAACGATCGGTACAGCAGGTGGTCAGATTACTCTGACAGCTGTGTCGACATCGGCGTATTATAATCCAGGCTCGCAGGTGACTCTTAACGCCTCTGGATCGACTCCATCCCTTGCAGATCTGGCCTCAGAAACCAATCTTGACGGCTTCGATCCTTCATGATGTAACATAGACCCCGGTCGCAAGGACCGGGGTCTATGCCGTTATTGCTCTGGTTTGCCGTGAATGACGGCTACAGCCGGTGACGTGTTTTTAGCAATCGCTACATGTGTGGCGAACTGCTGAACGGTGTATGACGTACTGGCTTCAACAAACGAGATATCAAGGATACCCTGTTCAGGTTTGTCAACATCAGCGGTCACGTAATCGCCCATTATGGCCGTATTCAAAAAGATCGCTGGGTCTTCAGTAGTAACTCCGGTCACTGGTGTCAAAAGAATAGACATGGTAAACCTTCGCTCAACCTGCATGAGCAGTTTAAACAGGTTTGCATTCTTTTGAACATCTTCGTCAAAGGTCAGCTTTAGACTATTGGGGAGATCAGGTCCGTCATGAGGTTCTTTAGTAGGAACCCCCTTACCGACAATGCTGATAGCCGAGCTAGATTCCAAGAGCCCAGCTATCGCTTTTGTCCATTTGAAATCAGGCCGGAACCCCGGAAACACATCGTCAGAACAGTCCGTACCAATGAGCGTCAGGTAGTATTTGTTTTCCATGGGTTACCCTGCCTTGGTTTGTGATTCAAGACGGTGGAGGTCAGTAGCTTCATCAAGCACGGCATCATGCGAGAAGAACAGACCTTCAAGCGGGAAGCTATAAAGCGGACGATGTTCAGATGTTGGGACACTACGGTCCTTTGAAAAGGACAAAGGAATATCCAACCCATAAGGAATCGTGAAGTTAATCAGCTTCCAGGCATCGATCACTTCTAGACCTGCTTCATCCAGTTCATAGATCAGAAGATCAAACCCAACGCCTACCTGATTAATGTTAGCTATCGGCACTGGCTTTTCTTTAAAGCAGAGCTTACAGATTTCTTTTAATGTGCGTGAAATACGTTTGTTTTTGACTTCGGCAACGACGACGTTGATCGTTTTGGTTTCGGGTTCTGGCAGGCAATAGAATGCCATATCAACACCTGATTTATCGGCCACCGGTACGCCATAGGTTTGAAGCGCCGTCGGCATCCAGGTATCGCCAACATCTACGGCGAGTTTCTCGACAATGTATTTAAACGCATGTTCCAGATCTGGACGGTCTTTCAACTCTTCTGGTACATGAGTAACCTTAACAACCAAAGGGCTTGGTGTGTAAGGGATATTGATGAGCTCAATCTTAGACATGATAATACTCCAGGGCGGTTGGGGTGGTATTATCTAATAAGCGTCAAATGTAAACTGTCACTTTCATCTTTGCGGCATATAGCCGGGATTGCTCCCGGCTATATGTTTAGCCCTTAGGCCTCTGCGTCGAAACCGCTCAGATCGGTCACGGTCGCAGCTTCATCCAAAGGGACGTCTGCATCCGGTACGGTCAGGGTGGCGGCGTAGGTGCCGGTGTACAGCAGGCTAGCCACGTTGGCCACGACATCGGCCGAACCTGGGGTGGTTTCGTTCACAGGCTGAACGATGTTGGCGAGGGTCAGTTCCGATTCCAGCAGACCCAGAGCGGTGGCTGCTTTGGTCAGAATCTGAGCGTTGGTGTCGCCTGGAGCGATGGCGAACGGCACTGCTTTTGCAGTGGCGATTGCGGCGCCGGAAGCCAGGGCTTGACGGGTGTAAGCAAAGATCTGCTCGCCGCTGAAGCCTTGGTTGGAGACGGCGGTAACGATGAGGCTGGTGTTACGGCCGCCAGTACCGGCAGCAACCGAAGGAGTACCCAGAGTAACTTGGGTATCGGTTGCGTTCAGCGCTGGGTTGGCGGCATTGATCAGGGCCAGGACGTTAGCGGAGGCGCTGAGTGTGAGGTTTACCTTTGCCATGATACATATACCTTCTTAAGAAGTAGGATATAGTCACTGCGACTACATACCATCTCATTACGGCATAAAAAGCACCCCGTGAAGGGTGCTTGTTTTCTACACCACCCCCAACGCACATCCACCAGCCACTTACGCCCATAAGTGGCTGACGGTTAAACGCTAAGCGTCAAACTATCCTTTAGAAACCAGCGTACGCCCGAACGCTTATCTCACCTATACCCGCTTCGGTGTTACAGGATTAGGTAACCGAAGATTCTCTACAACTGCCCTGGAGAGAAATTTCTATTCAGATTATAGATACGGGAAGTAACTTCTTACAAATCAACCTATTACAGAATGCAGCATAAAGGCTGACCGAAGTCAGCCAATTGCCTGTAAGGGTGTTAGGTCAGACCAAACGCGCGCACCAATTGAAAGCGTTGTCAGCACAAAGAGTCCTTTGAATGCTTTACGTTGTATATTGCATCGTTTGGAAAGCCGACTATGTTCGAGGAACAAAGCCTAAGTCAGACTGAGGTCTGTAAGAGTGCCTTTCAACAGGGAGCTGTCGCACAAACGACTTACTGTGAAGATTAGCTTAAAGTTTTAGGTTGTAAAAGAACTCGTAATACATAGTAGTATTAATTAGCCACTACAAAAAAAAGAGATGCGTAGAGGTCACCCACGGCGAACCGTGGGTGTGGTCAAACGTAGAAGCTGTAATGCCGACCTTCAGTACTCACATTGATCCAGGTTGCAGATCCAGGTTCGTTCTTAGAAGGAGCGAGTACATCAGCCACATATTCGATCTTGAAGCTTACCCCTACCGATGCAGCACTGGTCAGGTCGTTCTCACAGACCGTTGTACGCCACGCTTCGGCGCTGATGATGCTACGCTCAAAGAACGACGTTACTTTAGCCTGTAGCTCATCTGAGAGGATGCACCCAAAGAATGAGACAGGGTTAGTTGGTGGGGTATCGGACAATGCATATTCGCGCATCTGCTTCCAATGAGGAGTAGATGGCGTATGGACAAAGTAACCTGGGACCTGATTGGCTGGAAGCTCTTTAATCAGAGCATCCAAATCACGCAAGTATTCGATCACTTGTTCCATGTACGCATCACCATGTTTGTGAAGCAGTGTCGCAAATCCTGACTTCACCATGCCTTCATGCTGCACACGAGGGTAACGAGACTTCAGTTGATCGAGCGGACCACCTGGAAATTCTAAATGGTCTTTCAGTGCCTTTAGCGCCAATGCTTTTACTTCAGCATTGATCTGGTCACTGTCTGCAATCTCTTGACGCAGCTGGAGTTCTTCCTGCAAGCAGGCCGCATGGACACTGCTATCGGAAGTGTACTCGTACCCATGGAAGAATGCAATGACACGCTTGATCAGCAGCTCAGCGATCGTGAGGGGGCCTTTAGCAAACCCCTCCATGATTTCTAGGTGTTTAGCATCATCTTGATGTAAGTATTTCATGTTGTCGTGCTCCGAAAGTTATAGGAACATCCGTTTTTGTAGAAAATAAAAAGGAGACACCTACTGCGAGACTCTCTCGCAGTAGGTGCTTATGCTGTTACTCTTTTGGGATCTTGTATTCCAGATGCAGATTGCTGATACGTACAACTGTACGCATTAGTTGTTCTTCGGTTACAGAGCTGAAATTCTCGGCAACCTTCTGCAACTGTTCAGTGATTTGCTCCAGGTCCGAGCTCAGCAATTTGAGGGATTCTACATCCCCGACTGGCTCGCCCGACTTGAGTCGCATCAACCCAACGGTGATCTCCTCGACGTAGTGAACTTTACGCCGAGTAGTAGCGAACCAGGAACCAATTTTGTAAGAGGTGTATGCTGCAGCTGCAACGCAGACTACAATCGACACACCACGGATGATAGCTTCTGAAGACATGGCATTGGTTCCTTAAGCTGCGATGCTTGTGAATTTGTAAAACAGCACTTTGCCCAAATAGGTGTAGAGAACACCCTGAGCGATGAAGACCACGTTTGCGATCAGGCAATAGTGCAGGTCTAACAGCCAGAGCGCGCAGGGCACTACGTATAAGGCTGTCATGTACCCACGGCGAAGCTTTGCGTTATTTTTCAACTGTAGGTATTGCGTAGTAACGATGAATGCAACAGCGCAGCTGTAACGCTGAATAAAACCGCCATCAGCGGAGTTATAAAGCTTGATGAAACTTTTAGTCTGGATAGAAAGCACCAGACCAACGTAAGCAGTTACCAGGATCAGATCGATGAATTGCATGTGAGTTCTCCAAAGAACAGGGTTAAATACGTGCGTTATTTTGCGCTGCTGTAAATGTCAAACAGAAGGCCGTTTGTAAATGCGTCGGTGGTAATTTCACCGTCAATAAACTGCGTGCGCAGAGTGTGGATCTTCTCGTTACCGCCAGTTGGCAAAACCCTTTGGTACTGACGGACCCTATCGGAAAGAAGCTGGACGACAATAGCAGCGTATGCTTCTCGCTGCTTAACGGTTTCCATTGGCGGCGAACCCAGGGCTTTGACTTCAAGCTCGATGATACGACGGTCTAGAAGGCTGATATCCTTTTGCAGCATACCGATGGTTTTGCCGAGATGGCGACCGATCAGACCGCCAATAATCGCACCAGCGACACCTAATCCAACCAGCGTCAAAACGTTTTTGTTAAACATGATAAATCCTTTTAGGGTAGGGGTATAGGTTTAGTACGATCGTGATGTGTGACTATAAAAAAGTTAAATCGAATACAGACGGCATAAAGGCAGGGCTTGCGCCCTGCCGATATGTTTTCACTCCCCCAACCCACCTTCAGCACCACAACGCACCACACACTCTATAAAGCACTCCGTTCCCACACTAAGTGATTTATAGGCTAAGTGATACTCAGCAGTCACTGTCACACGACCAGGAACGACAATGACCCAGGTCGAAGGGAACGTCCCGACCACAAGTAACCTGTCCAGCGAGCAAGATGAACAGGTTGTATTCATTACCCATATAATGTATCTTTTTACCAACCAAGCACTGGTCGGGATACTAATGGAGGTTCTGGTTTGTTAATCCATTCTTCAAACAGTCTGGGTGTTGTCTTCGACATTGTGTGACGACCTGACTTATAAAACCCTGCCTTTTTAAAGATGGTTTGACTCGGGATATTGCTAGGTTCGATCCAAGCACGACCCGGTGTGGTAGCGCCATTAAAGAACGAATTCACAGCGTTCGAGCCGTAGCCTTTCCCGCGTTCTGAAGGTTCGATAAAGATGGTACCGGTTCTGTACCGGCCATCTGGTTCTTGCTTAGGTGTGAAGAAACCCACCTTCTTTTTGTTGTCATCATACACCCAGACCAGTTGATCAGGATCTGTGGTTACCGCAGCAGGACCCAAGCGTGGATCTTTGAGCGCTAAGTCGATCAATCTGTGTTCGGCAGATGTAGCTGATGACTCAACTGAGTATTCAAGAAAATGCTCACCGGAAGTATTAAGCTCCTTACTAGTTTTATGAAACCCAGCTTTCGAGAACGCGCCTTGACTGGCATGGTTATGGGGTTCGATCCAAGCTCTTCCTTTTTTACCTTTAAAGAACTCAGTGATCCATGCTGAGGCAATACCTTTCTTACGATACCCAGGTTCAATAAAGATAGGACCTGTACGCCAATGACCATCTTTTTCAAAACGAGGGATAGCGAAACCAACACTCTTCCCATCATGCTCAATCAAAACCAAATCATTCAAATTCTTCTTGAGGACCATCGGACCTAAGTCTTTATCTCTGACCGCAAGACCCAGCAGTCTTTTAACTTCATCCTTCTTATCCATTTCACTTAGCTCCGGTGGGGACATATCAAATGGAAATCAGACAGCTTTCGCCGATCTTGCAGCAGGTAAACGAGTACACATTGAGCTTCTTCTGCCCCGGCTGCAGGATGATGCACAACGTGTACTTGGAACATGAAAAGAATAAGCAAGCCTTCTGGGGTTGGAACGGCAGTGTAACGGAACCGACCTTCTCACCTAGCCTGTTACTTAGTGGCGTTGGACGTATCACGGACGAGGAACGCGATATCCTGATGGCAGGCGGGGTTATCACACCACGGCCTTTTACCTGCCACTTCTTCATCCGTGAAGGTAACCTCATCTATCTGGGCGATTGTTCTCACGACCATAAGAACAAAACGATCAGCATGGTCGATATTCCTGAAGATGACAAATAAAGAAGCAGCATAGACGGTCACCCGAAGGTGACCGTCATTGTTTCACAGGTTTGCAATATCCTGACGCTGCTGTAACAACTCATCGCCAAATACATCCAGGTAGATCTGCGGATAGCGCGCATAGCCATTAGCTGAGAATTTATCGACAATGTGAGCAACGGCAGGACCTAACGATTCTTCTCGCGTAAACCCTCGGGCCATCCGATATTGAACAGCTCGCTCAATCATGGCTGGAACATTACCAGGTATCTCACGATCCGCTGCGTTTATTAACTCAGAAAACTTGCTACTAAACTCACCTTTAAAAGAAGCCCTGTGTTGAAGGCAGGCATCTGCCAACATTTTCTTATCACCAGCTGGAAGAAATGAGATCAGTGGGTAATCTGTGGTCAATACCCAATGGGAACTCATCTCGTGGTGATTATAACGACTCCACGCAAACAGATCATGGAAGAAAGCTGCGTATGTGATCATGACGTGATCAAACTGCAGGTCAGCCCGATCGTTGATGATAAGCGCACATCCTTCCACATTACCGAAATGTTTCAGCCGATGTGCTTCATCATTCATTTCCCAGTATTTTGAGAAATCCTGAATAATCTTTTCTTTTTCTTCAAACACGGACATCCTCCTCAGGATATGGTTAGCTGTATTCGGATGGGTGATGTATGTCCCCATTTTATTTAATTGATTTTATGACTTTAAACGTTCCCCTCATTATAACGCATTAGGAGCTAACATGTTTTCTTCCATTAAGAAAACGCTGGGAGTAGTAGACGTTTATTCTACTCCAAAGTACATTACCGTGGAAGGTATCGATACTTTCACTTTTCTCAGAGATTGTTATCGGAAATGGGGTTCTAACCAAGTAGGGAACCAGATGTTCTCTGCTATCCAAAGTGGTAAGTTGCGCTTTTTGCACTTCTTCGCTTTGGACTTCAAGTACGTTTGCGAAACCTTGTTGGCGGACCCGCAGACCCGTACAGCGCGCCGTGTATTGGCTAAAGTGATCCACGAGCTGAAAGAGAAAACCTGGGTAGGTGACATCGACCGAGTGGTTGCATCAATTACCGATGAGAAAGATATCGATCACTTGGTGCCTTTCCCACTCAAGCCTTTCCAGCGTGATTTCGTCAGACACTTTGGCCGGATGGTTCCGGCTTATCGTCTGCGTGGTTACATGTTGGATGCTGGCGCAGGTACCGGTAAGACCGTTACCCAGATGATCCTTGCACACTGCCTCGGCGTGAAGAAGATGATCATCATCGTACCGAAGAACTCGGTGGAACGTGTATGGCGAGACACTGCTGCTGACATCATGTTGCAGAAACTGCCGTATTGGGTGTCGACTGAAGACAAACCCCTGCACAGCAACGCGTACTACTACATCGTGCATTACGAGCAGTTGAAGCAAATGGCGGATTACGTCAAAGCCAACCCTCGTGATTTCGAAAATACCTATCTGGGTCTGGATGAATCCCACAACTTCAACCGCATGTCGTCTGACCGCACTCAGATCTACATCGACCTGGCTTCCATGCCACAGATGCGTGTCAACCTGTGGGCATCGGGCACACCCATCCAAGCGCTGGGTGTTGAGTGTATTCCTTTCCTTAAGTGCATCGACCCACTGTTTAACGATGAGGCTGAAGAACGCTTCCGTAAGATCTACGGCCGTGATGCAAAACGCGCCAACGACATCCTGCGTAACCGTATCGGTCACTTGAAGTACCACGTCCCTAAACAAGACGTTGTCGACATTCCAGTGAACACCAAAACCGTGTTGGTTAAAATGCCGACAGGTGATGAGTTTACACTGGAAGCCATTGGTGAGAAGATGCGTAAGTTTATCAATGAGCGCACTGCGTTCTACGATAAGCACAAGGCTGAGTTCAAAAACGACTACGACCGCGCATTGGCGTACTTTGAGCAACACGCTCATTATAACAAAACTGATTACGCTGCCTATAAAGCAGCTGTGGCTCTGATCAGTAAAGGCTTTGATCCTAAGACGATGAAAGCTGAGTCGATGATGGCGAACAACTTCGAACGTAAGGTGATCATCCCTGCATTGCCAAACGCCATGAAGGATGACTTCCGTAAAGCGAAGTCGGTTGTCAAGTACGTCAACCTGACCATCCTCGGCGAATGCTTGGGTACCGTGTTGGGCGGTTCGCGTTCGAAGTGTCACTTGGACATGGTCGACCACATTGACTTTTCGAAGTTGATTGATGGCGCTCAGAAAAAGACGTTGATCTTCACAAGCTTCGTTGAAGTGCTGGAGAAGGCTAATAAGCTCATCACACAGCAAGGCTACGAGACGGCAGCTGTATATGGTGCTACCAACAAGAACCTGTCATCCATCGTCAAGTCGTTCTTTGAGAACGATGACATAAACCCATTGCTGGCGACCTATCCGTCTCTGTCCACAGCGGTACCTCTGACTGCGGCCAGTTCGATCATCATGATCAACCAACCGTTTCGTGAAGCGATCCGTATTCAGACGATTGCTCGTGCTGCTCGTTTGGGTCAGGATACGCCAGTCGATGTGTGGGACGTGCTGCTGGATACCGGTGATAAGCCGAACATCTCCACTCGCAGTAACGACATCATGCAGTGGTCGGCTGAAATGACTGCTTCGATCCTGGGTGTGTCGAACGTCGACTTGGATACCATGCAGTTGGAAGCGAAATCTGGAGACATCCCAACTTGGGATTCCGAATCATTTAAAAGCTTGGGTTATTTGCAGGCAGCGAATCTTTATTAAAAAAAGAGCACTCTGTAGGGCGGGTGTACCCGCCCTTTATTAATCATTCGCAAGGCACCAACTTGCAAAAATAGGTGAATGGTTGGCTACCCGTTGCCTGATAGTTGATTCAGATAACCCAAGTGTCCGCACGGCCTCGCCATAGCTACGGTAACGGACTCCATTTATAACAATAGCTTTACCCGCTTTTACTTCCCTCATCTTCTCTATTGTCTCTGGCGACACTCTGACACCAGTTCTAGCAGCAGACATACGCTTTCTGGTTTCTTCCGAAGGGTTGTTACCGGTCATCCGTATTCTGCAATTCTCTTTGAACTTATCGTCAAATGTTTTCCCTAGGTGTGCTAGCCGGAGCCTTTGTTTTGTCCCATCTGGCATGCCGCCGAGAAATGCGCTTCTAGGATCACGCCCTATATTGCAACAAAGCGATTGGCCGTGAAAATAGTTAAGCAGCTCTTCCTCTCTGTCATACGCCTTATCCCTGGTTTGATAAGTTTCAAAATCTACTTTAAAATCATCCCAGCAGGTATAGCACTCATTAAGATTTGGATTGCTATGCGTCCCAGCAATTAACAAACGCCTGTGATCTAAAATACGAGCTTTTATATTTCCAGAGCTTCCAATATAGAACTTACCTGATGGTAAGTGGGTTAACATATAGACCCCTGGAGAATTTGGTATTTGGTTCATAGTGCTCTCATCAATAGTGGTCACACTGTAATAATGAGTGACTGTAACTAAATTAAGAAGGCTTTAAATGACCACAGATTTTGGTATGCTTTTAGAACTATCTTTAGAGGCAGCTGGATACGAGGACGCTGAGAGTCCCTGTGATGCACTATGTCCATTGCCTACTTATTTATATCACTCATCCGCGTATAAACAAGATGAGCTTAAACCTGGGTTTAAGCATAGCGGTGAATTAGTTCGCTGGGACGGTGTGGAAGACAACACTTGGCTCTATAGCTGCGACAAGAAGCAAGATGCCATGATGCTTGGTATCAGTTCGGCTATTGAGAAGAAGTGGAACCTGCAGCGTTACAAGTACGACGCTAAAGCTCACCGCTTGGACATTGAAGTGGTAGGTGAGGATGTCAGCAAATCGGATATCGAAAAGCTGAACGTTTACATCTACACGATTCGTCCTGATGCCGAAGATGGTTGGGTTGAGAACTTCAATCCGGTCAACGGCATGAACGGTGAGTACAAAACGCAAGGTACCGTCACTGATAACGTCCTTCGGTGCGAACCTGTGGATATCGTCGGAACTCTGCGCGGCTACACGATCAACATCAAGCGTGTACCAGGTGAGTCGTTCGAAAGCTTCTCTGATCTGATCAGTGGCGTGAAGAATCTGTTCTCAAAACCCAAAGATCGAAAGAAGGAACATGCTGAAGCCATTCCCAAACAATACTTTCCTGTGAATGCCGCAAAGGTGCAAGCGTACCTAACGGAATTCTTCGGCAATAAAAGTTGGTTGGCAAAACAGTCCTTTGCGGACTCTGTGTCATCGAATGGTATCGCACAACCTTTATCGGTCAATGGTAAGTTTGTGGATTCAATGGCAGGTCTGAAAACTGCTGTTGCGCACTACATCCAGGTCGAGCAGACCACGTATGACACGATGTCTAAGATGGATAGCGAAGTACAAGCTGTTCACGAGAAGTATAGCGCTCTGATCATGACTGCCATTAAAGCTGGCGATCATGACAAAGTCACTAAACTGACCGAAGAAGCCTGTGCTGCCTTTAAGGCCATCAAGATACCGTTCGCCAAGATGGCTCCTTTGGTGCTGCTAGGTGGTGATGTGAGTACCGCTCAGGACACCCCTAAAAACCACCGTGGGCTTCCAGTGGCAGTTAGTTCGAAAGAAGTGCCCGTCAAGGTCGGTCCGGCAATTAAGGCACTTACTCCCAAAGAGATCGAGGAAGCCGTTGGCATCGTTCGTGAACTGCTGGGAGTGGGTAAAAAGGTTGATAGTCGCAAATACCTTCGCTGGTTGGACTTTGAGGACGGTAGTGACTTTTCAGATGCTATCTACGACTTCTCCAATAACGACTACATGAAGTACTACGAAATGTGGTATTTCCAGCATGTCGATGGCGATATTGGTTGGAGCCTACCTGGTCTGTCTAGTCTGGTAACTGACACGACAGTGGCCTTGCTGCACTGGATGGATCGCAGCGTTAAGTAATTCCATCGCCGGCCGAAAGGCCGGCTTTACACAACCTAAGGTATAGTTAAATGAGCCTAGAAAAAACACTGTTGGCCGTAGCGATGGAATCGGGCGAAGTCCCTAAACCGGAATCTTTCGATCTACCTCCGCGTACCGATTCGGAAGAAATCGAAGACTATATGGAATTGGTTGAATCCAACGCGGATGAAATTAATCGCAGCTTTGAAGTTGTAAGCGCCCTGGAATCCCTGGCCAAGAAATATGAAGGCCAGGATGTAACAGAGTCTTCGATGGAAAGCTATCGCGCCGATATCGGCATGGTCTTGGCTATCAGCGGGGCTAACATACCGACAAGCGTGATCGTCCCGTCCTTTGAAGCTGCAAGCGGGAACAAAGAGACTATTGGTCAAAAGACCAAAGCTGTCGTTGAAGCGCTGATCAAGTGGATTAAAGACCGTTGGGAAGCGTTGAAGGTGCGCGCCCGTCAGTTGATGACAAAGCTGACATTGCGTAAAGCAAAGGCCGATATTCAGCATAAGCAATTCAAAACGGCGGCTGAAGAAGCGGCTGAAAATGTGAAATGTGGCGCCGTACCAAGTAAATTTGTGAACGGTGGCACGCTTGACCATGAAGCCTTCATTAAGTTTATTCACGCATCCGATGAAGAAGATTTTAAAAGGCTTTTGAGGACATCAACTGGTGAGGACGTAACTCAGAAATTACTGGACTCTTCGTTTGCCACATGGCACGCTAAGATGGACGGTGAGACCACCAGTAGTTACACGGTAACCAGAGGGGTGGCTATAGAGTTAGAGGACGCCCTCTACAACGCTGCTGCAAATGCCAAGTTTGCTGCTGACACGTTCACCAAGAACGTCAACACGGGCAACGACTTTTATAAGACGCTCAGTGCGTTCAATCATGTTGACGTACCCACCCGAGAGATCGTAGAAGGGCGCAAGAAGGCGCAAGAGATGTACGCGCGATATTCTGCTCAAGCTATCTTTGCAACAAAAGTGGCTGAAAACTTGTTCAAGCTTCATTCGGCGTTTGCACACTTTGGTCCAGGTGTCGAAGAAAAGAAAGACGAAGACAAGTAAACGACATACAGCCAGCCCACTGTGGGCTGGCTGTATGCTGTCTATTTACGAGGATACGTGTTTTGTATCAGGTGGGCCTCAACGATCTGCCTTTCTTCTTCTGTTGGAGTATAGTCAAAAAATACGGCACCTGAGTAATCGCCCAAATCGACAACAGGTTGTTTCGTAGGGGCTGTAAATTTTGGACGGGCTGATAACGGCTGAAGGACTGGCTGATTCCACGCACTCTTTTCAGGTTGTTCGATAGACACATTCATCTGACCACTCCTGCTACTGAAGCCAATCGGCGCATGCTATTGATCTTAAGAATGGTATCCATCAAGTCATCTGCTGATGCTTCGGCTTCCGTGTATTCTTCAAGAAACTCATTGACTCTTTCCTGATCCATGGAATGTGTTTTCCATCGCTGCGTATCATCGTCTGTTTCAGACTCTTTCCACGCTTCAAAGATAGCTTGCTTTAACCGATAGACAATGTAGCGAACTACTTTGGGTCTCCAACTGGGTGGGATAACCTTAAGCGTCTGACCACGCACTTCTTCAAGACGTTCAGTCACTACCTTATCGATGAAAGACTGACCACCTGCCATTTCTAAGATCTGAACAGGGATTGCGTAACGAACTTCAGTCAATGCTGTTTTTAAAAGACCATCTTCTACTGCCATGTTTCATATCTCCGCTACAGCAATAAGTAATCGCACTTAGTCTGCCTGTACTCACGTTCTAGCGCTTTCGCTTCCTTAAGGGTAGCTGTAGCAGTATAGTGAGCTTTAATATCGCAGTCGCTGTTGTACGCTTTCTGAAAGGGTTTATTAGGGAAGGTACCTACCATCAGTTGCTGCTTACTGGCTAGGATACTCTCTTGCAGGTTACTGCATGTCCCGGTGCATACCTTACCGGTAGCTACGTGTTCTAATACGTAAAACCCTTTTGACTTAGCATCAGGTTTTAGATGGATTCTTTTCACTGTGGGGTTTAGCTCTTAGGTGTTTTAAGATAAATGGATAGTTTCTTAGCCAGAGTAATAGAGCAACATCAGATAAAACACCTCCGGCATTTTAACCAATCCATATTCCATTCCAATGAATAAAAAACCATTCATTTACATTACATAGGAATAAGGAAGAGATTCCTTCGTCATCTCTACTCCTCTATCTCCCCCTATCGTCGTCGCAAGCTCCTCCTTATCCCCCTCATTTCATAAACAGCTTTGGTAAACTAATACCAATGGCATAACGCCTGGCCGAAGCCAGGCTGCATGTTTCTACTGAGTGAGACCAGCAGCCCACTGCTGGAAGAATTCATATTGCTTACGAGTGGTCTTCTCACCCCACATTTCCATGACGATGTCGTGATCAGGGCCAAGAGGGCTTTTGATGAGAGGTGGGTCAAGACGCAACTGACCGATGGTCATAGTTGGCTTACCTGTGGTCTTTTTATTTGGAGTGTTATCTACCTGACTCATAGCTACCTCGAATAGATGGTTTTTAACATATATCAGGATAGGGTAAAGTACTATTTAATCAATTTCAGTTGGGATGAACTTCATGGGTCCCTGCATGTAGGCTTTCGCCCCACCAATGCGGACACCGATATAGAAAGCGTATGCCCTGACGACATCAACCCCCTCATCCTTTAATGCACGGAAGAAGATCTGATCGCATTCCTTGCGAGTGGGGTAATAGATGGAACCATCTTCCTTTTCGATCCCGTATCCACTGTACAGCCAATCGTGGATGGTTGCAGACTTATCCCCGTAACTTGCGAGGATAGCGTAGAAGAAGATCAAGCCTGTTTTGAAGAGGATGTCGATAGATGCGTAGTTAGTCTGAAAGCTTTTCTTTGCTACGATCTTACCAAACACTTCATCTGTTTTGGTAAAGTCATCCAGCAACATGTATAGTCGACGTGCAAGTTCCCGAGTGTCCAGATTGCTAAAGGTGTTTGACATGGCATCTCTCTCATTAGGTGGGTTTCATACCAATCTAACAAAAAAAAAGAAATGACTAGACAGAGCCCCGAAGGGCTCTGTCGTTATGTCACTCTGGATCTTTAGCCGCTAAGTATTTAGCAGCTTTTGCAAGGCTCTTGCGAAGTTCACGAACCGTCTTCTTCTTGGTAAGGGACATGTTGTTAAACTCTCGGCGCAGTCTGACGCGCATAGTGCGGTTCTTCGGCACTTTCGCCGCTGGGGCGTAGTTTGGCGTATCCCCGTCGAAGTTAGCGCTGAATGAAACCAAGGGTTTATCGAAGATGCTAGATGCTACATCTCGTGCACGAATCTGCCTCCGGGTGATCATCATTGCGCCTTCTTGTAACTCGGTAGATGTCATGCTTG